AGGAGCATTTCAAAATGGATTGTTATCTGTAGGATCTGCTGGAGCAGGATATAAAAGTGCATTACAAGATACTGAGTTATTTAATCTTAATAAACAGTATATGAATAATTTGATTTCTGGTAGAACAGTACAACCAGCTACTATTACACCACGCACTATTACACCTACTAGTACTTTACCAAATACTATAAAACAACCATCAATAGCATTACCTACTCCAGATGGATCTTATATTAATCCATTTACACAAACTCCTGGTGAAAGTGTGAATAGAGGTACGCAAGAATACTATAATGGATTACCAGTATATATTGATTCGAGAACAAATAGAAAATACGTTTTAAGTCCAACAAACGAAATGCTCTTTATTTAAAAATAATCTCATGATATTAACTAAAAAAATACCATCATATTTAATACCTAAATTCCAACAAGGGGGTTTGGTGTTTAGAGATAATTTATATACTCAACCAAATGATTTAGGTCGAGTATCTAATATATTAATTACTCCAAGATCTCAAGGATATGAAGAAACAAATAATACTCTACACAATATTCAACAAGAAAGACAGCTTCGTAGTGCAGAAATGCAAAATAAAAATGAAGTTGTAAATTCTATTATTAGAAATAAAATTCAAACTGATGAAGCAGAAATGCAAAAGAAACAGTATGAAGATGCAAATCTTCGTTATATACTAAAAGAACGAGCTGATTATGTAGATAAGTTAACAGGGGATGATTTAGATCCTATATTTAATCCTAAAATAAAAGTATTACAAGAAAAACATGGTATAGCTAAAGATCGTCCATTAACAATGGATGGATTAGCTGAACAACAAAAAGCAATTTTTGCATACTATAATGATCCAGAGTATAAAAATATCAAAGAATACTCTACACTAATAAAACATGTAAGTACAGAAGCAGAAAAAGTAAATGCAACACTTAATAATTATAAACTAAAAGATCCAAAAGGGTTTATGGATTATAATCTTAATGATTATGGTAATAAACTAAGAACATTAAGACAAAATCTTATTCAAATAGGTGATGGAGATTTTACAAAAGATGGAGTATTGGATCAGAATGATATGAATATATTAAAGAATAGTTATTCTGAACTTACAAACATGAATATCGAATTAACCCCACAAGCACAAAAAAGAATTAATTATGAAAGAGATGTAGAGATGCAAACACAAGAAGCAACTTTACAAATACAACAATTAAAGAATAGAAAAACTACAATAGATGTAAAATTAGCAGAAGAACAAATGAAAGCTCTTGAAGATTTTACAAAAGTAATATCAGATCCAAACTCTACTGATGATGACAAAATAAGAGCTAAAGATATTTTAGCAGCAGCTAATAAGAAAATTAAAGATATTAGTGGTTTTGATCAATCATCTGGAGAAGCTCCTAAAAATGAATCAGAATTGTTATATAGAGCTGGACAAGGAGATCCAGCAGCTATAAAAGCGTTACAATGGAAACAAGCGGCAGAAGTACAATTAAAATCTACTCCTACATATAGTAATAGTAGAAGTAGTAGTAATAATGATTTTAATTATAATACTGATGGTTCTGGTAAATCATATAAAAGCAATAAATCAGGTGATAAAATATACAACGGATATGCGTTAGATAAAGATGGGAGATTTAAATATGGTAAGTATGGTCCAAATGGAACAGAAATAACTGCAAATAAAATAGGAATCGATAAAGGTATAGTTTATAACGAAGATGGTAAATTAGCATTTAGCAAGAGTGATTCTGAAATAATTGAATTATTTGGTTTAAATGAATCTTGGTTTAGCGGTGATGAAGCAGACATTAAAGCACAGATTCCTGGTGCTGAAAAAGTAAATGGTGTATGGTTGATACCACCTACTCAAAGTGCTAATTTTAAAGTACCAAATGAAAGTAGTGATGCAACATCTAGAGGAGGAAAAACATATAACAATGTTGTGGATGAAAAAACAAATCTAGTGATGAACGCTCTTGACGGGATATAATAAAATAATTTTAAAGAATATTTTATAACTATAAGATATTGATATTGTTTAATATCAATATCTTTGTGTTTATATTAAAAATTGTTTATTATGGCTGATACTCAGAATCCAACAGATACTTCATCCAATGATCCATCAAACAACCCAGAAGGAGTAATCCCAAAACTCTATTCTTTAGATAAAGATTTATATACAAGTAAAGGTGTTAGTTTAGATGATTTTACTTTAGCAATGAGCAATCCTGCTGTTCAAAACAAAGTATTTAATAAACATATCGATAAATTTGCTGCAAAAAAAGTTACATTTAGAGATTTTCAATCATCACTTAATATTGAACCATCTAGAGAAAAAGGATCTCTTAAAGATTATATCTATCAATTAGAGCATGATCCTAAAAAAGGATATTATTCGTTTAATCCTGATAGTAAATCAGGAGCAGTTGGTGGATATCAAATTATTTATGATAATAATGTCGAAGAAAAAAATAAGCAAAAATATGGTGTAAATAGAGATCAATTTTTATCAAATCCATTTGTTCAAGAAGAATACATGAGTGATAGAATAAATGATGAATATATACCAAACTTAGATGCATTAAAAGAAATAAATAAAGCAAAAGGAAATAAATATAATGATTATGAATTAGCATATCTTATACACCATGAAGGTCTTGCTGGTGCAAAACATTTTCTTAAAAATGGTAAATCTCTACATGGTAGTGAAAAAGCATTAGAAAGTCAATTTGCAAAAGGTAGAACTTATTTAGAACAAGTACAAGCTCTTAGTGAAAATAAGATTGATAGTAATCCTAATCAAGATGAAGATAGTAAATTAGCTGAATATTATAAAGCTAATCCGAATACAGGTTCTAAAAGTTGGTTTAGTAACGCTATTCTTAGCACAGATTTATTTTTAGGAGATGTTAAGAAAACAAAAACTTTAGAAGATGGTACTGAAGTATATCTTAGGGATGGTGGTGAGAAAGTATATAAACTTCCAGATGGTAGAGTAGTTCGATCATTAACTGATAAAAATAATGCTGCATTAAAAGCAGGAAAAAATATAGTAACCGATACTATGATTGGTGGAGTAATCGGTACAGCAGGTATGTTGTTTGGTGCAGCACGAGATATAGGTGAGAAATTAGCATATCATACAACAGATGGTAAAGCTGGTGATAATAATTGGGATAGTGTATATAATAACGATCTTTCTGCATTTGCTAAAGATATGAAGCAAAGCTTGAAAATAAATAAACCCGATTTTACACCAGAAAGATTGCAAAAAATTGATATAAAAGAAGGGGATGATGAGATAACTAAATTAAGTAAATACGTTAGTTATATTGCAGAGGAATCAGGAAACCCAGATTTTTGGTATAATGAAGGAGCACAAGGTATTTCTTCTATGTTAGAAATGATGTTACCATCTATGTTTGTTGGAAAACTTGGTGGTATAGCTGCTGAGAAAATAATGAAAGGGGTTGATAAACTCGAAGATTTAACAAAATTACAGAGAATAGGTGTAAAAGGTACTAAGTATATAAGTTATTCAGCATTTAATGGAGCACTAGACTCAGCTATAGCAGCAGAAGGTGTTTATGGTAAAGTTAAATCTGATCTATATGCTAAAAATAATTTTTTCCCTGGTGGTAAAAAATTATCTGATGATGAAATAAATAGAAAAGCATCTGAAAGAGCATCTAGTGCTTTTGTAGATAATTTCGCACTAATTAGTGGATCTAATTTACTTGAAGCTGATAATTTAATGGGTAATCTTGGAGGAAGATCTTTTATGGGTAAAGCTGCTAAATTATTGCTTAAAGCTGGATTACAAGCTGGTGTTGAAGCTTTTCAAGAAGTTGGTCAATTTGGTATAGAAAAATATGAAACTTCAAAATTAGATAAAAAAGATACTAAACATGAAGGAAATCTATTTCAAAGATTATATTCTGGTGCTGCTGAAACCATTTCTGGTGTTGCAGGAACTATTAAAGATGAATATGATAAAGGAAGTCCTGAGCTAGCAAAATCAGCGTTTTTAGGTGGTTTATTAGGTGGTGGTATGACAAGTGCTACCCAGCTTACCAAAGAAGTAATAAATTATCCTATATCTAAAACTATTAATGAAACTGCTCCTGAATCTATATTAGATTTTTATCAAAAAGATGAAAATGGAAATATAAAATATAATGATAAAAATGAACCTGTTATAGATAAATCTGCATTATCAACATATCTATCTAAGGTAGATAATGATTATCAAAATATCGCTGCTAAAAATTTAGCAAATGAAATAGATGACAAGTTGGCAGGTGATATTATAACAGCAGGATCATTTGCTAATTTTATACAAAAGCATAAAGCAAAAGATAGATCTAGTTCTAGATTAAGAGATGTATTTGATTCATACGCTTTAACAGATGAACAATACAATCTACTTGGTATTAGTAAAAGAAAAGATAAAAAGGAATATGTTGATGAGCGTAATTCTATGTTTGAAATAGGATTAAGAGCATATGACGAAATAAGTTCTATCAAACAAAAATTAACTCCTGATTCATTCAACAAAGCATTTGAACATTTTTATAAACAAAAGTTTGTATTTAGTAAGATTCAAAGTAATCAAGCAAAAATTGATAACTATGATGCACAAACACAATTGAGTGATGTTGAAAGCGCAAATAGAGATAATTTAGTAAAAGAACAAGAACGATTAAATGGATTATTTACATTCTATGGTTCTCTAGTTAATTCAAGTATTGGTAAACAAACTAAAACAAAAGATAATAAAGATAATATTGGGGAAGATACATCTATTCCTAAAGATAAAGAAGATTTTGTGGAAGATAGTCCAAAAGATACTTCAAAAGATACTAAAAAAACAGAAGATCTTCCTTCTACACAACAAGAAAAAGAAGATCAAAAAGATGATTTATCTAAAGTAGAGATACCAGTACAAGATCCTATAGTAGATTCATCAAAAGTTGATTTTAAAACTGAACCTAAACCTTTGGTTACTGATGAAGAAGGAAATTTTCTATCACCAGATGAGTTAGACAGTAGTTCAGATATAGATGAGAATAACGGTAATGATAATGCTGATATTAAAGAATCAGTAGTATTTGATGATGAAATTAAAGATAATAATCAAAATGATAATATACCTGTTCCTACTAATACCACTACTAATCCAGTTTCATCAACCGAAGTTGATCAACAATCAGAAACCCAACCAGTTAATGAATCTGATGTTAGTTCAGAAGAAATTCCTATCGAACCAACAGATGATGACGTTAGTAAAGCTATTGCATTAGAATCTAGTGATAGAAAAGAAGTTTTAGCATCTATACCAAGAATTAAAATTAATAATTCAGTACAACCTGGGGATGTAATTACTAATAAAGAAGGAGTAGAGTTTGTAATAAAGAGTGTAAAAGGTAATAAAGTTACTTATACAACAAAAACAATTGATGATGTATTTAATAAGGTTAATAAACCACATCAGTTTGTAAGAACTACTACCATACCAGTAAATGCAAAAGTTTCTGATACTGTTGATAATACAGGATCAGTATCTCCTATATCTGAATCAATAGAAACTGATGAAACATTACAACATAGCAAAGTATATGTTTTAAATAATAAAGAATCTAAAGATAGTGTTGGTAGCACATTAGCTATTTCCCAATTAGATAACTCATCAGTTATCGTTAAAAGAACCGAAAGTATTAATGGAGTAGTAGCATATATAGATTATATATCAAGAGCAGTAGTTGATAGATTTAAAAAATTATGGAATCCTTATTTTCTTAAACACGAGAATGGAGATTTTAAAGGTTTTTCGATACAAAAATCTGATTTTCCTTATGTTGCTATTCCTAATTTTGATATCTCTTATATAACAGATCCTAATGGTAAACCTATAAATTTTAGTAGAGTTGAAGATGGACAATATAAAGGATTAGTATTACTATCAGAAGTTAAAAAATATTTTGATAATAATAAATTTTTAAGAGTAGGTTATGGTAAAGATGAAACAGCATTTGATATTAAATATGAATTAGTAGATTTTTTACCATTTACTACAGTTTTTAGTGGTGTTGATTCTGAAATATTTATTAGACAATCATCATCTCTTACTACAGCAAATACTGATTCATCATCGCTAAGAGAAGAAATTTTACAACTTCAACAATTACGAAGATATATTCAGAATAAAATAGATAAAGGTGGTTTTGTATCTGCACGAATAACTAAAAAGGATGCTGGGATTATGCGTTTAATTGTTCCAAAAAATACATCTGTTGCATCTAAATCATCATTAAACAAAGTATCTCCTATTAGTATATATAGATCTAGTGTAAACAATGAATTTGATTTACCAATATTAATACCTAATATAAAAAATCCTAATAGAGCATTTATCGATGGAACATTAAGAGAAGTAACGTTGATCGAACGTCTTGGTAAAGAAGTTGAATATTATAAACCATCAATGTTATATCCAGTAGATATAAATTCTGATGGTGAAGTAGTGTATAACACTATTTATTTAAAAAATAGAAAATTGGGTGAATCAAATATTATGGGTACTTATGGATCAGTACCTATAGTAAATGAGCATAGTATTAAAAATACTAATAACTTGATTTATACTGCTGAGTTATTACTTAGTAGATTATATGGAATAGATCTTACTATAGAAGAAAAAGATTTATTGGATAAGTTGAAAGTTAAAAATACCATCAAAGAAGTAAAAGATTATATAGACAGTTTTGTACGTTCTGATCTAAAACTTATTTCTGATGGGGTATTAGGATCAAAAGATTCAGCGATTCATATAAGCACTATGTTTCAACTAGCATTATACAATCCTGAAACAAAAACTCATCAATTATATACTAATCGACCACAAAATCAAGCAAAAGGAATCTCAAGAGAAGCAATAAAAGCAACTCTTAGAGATATGTGGTTTACAATGAATTATAATCATGTTATAGGTAATAATACTATAGATGTAATAGATGAAGTTACAAAAGAAGTATTATCTCTAAATTATAGAGAATTAGCGTTCGATAATATTTATCCTGATTATGAAATATTTAAAGGAGATGAAGATAGTAAAATCGGTCATACTATATATTCTCCATCAGTAAATAGTAGAATACATTTTGAAGTTAACGGGTTTGAGTATAAACCAGAAACAATTGCTACAACCACTATTCCAATACAAGTACAATATCCTGTAAAAATAGAATCTACTGTAGTAGAAAATGATTTTTCTAATATTCCCGATCAAAAAGTTGATGCACAAGCTGATATTAATATAAATTCTATAGAAGCTAAAAAAACTGATATAGAAAGAAGAAGACAAGAAGAATTAGATAATGTTCAGCCTATTTATCACCATACTCAGGTAAAATATGAAGATTTTAATTTTTCATCTTTTCAAAGAGGCAAAGCATCAATTTCTCAATTCGGAGATGGTTTAAATGCTTCAACTGACACAACATCTTTCTTAGTTAATAGATATGGTAAACCAATACAAGGAGAAGTAAATATAAAAGATTTTATAGAAATTGATGCTAATAAAAGTGAAAAAGAACTTTATGAGTATTTAAAAGCAAAAGGTTATAACTTTTCAAAACCTGCATCAGAGTACAAAAGTAATGAAAAAGCTAATGAACAACCTGCTATTATAGAGCTATTTCAAGATTTTCAAAAAAGCAATCCTAAAGTAAAAGGAGTAAAAGTTAATAATCATATAATAGGAGGGCAAAAAGTATCTCCATTCTATGTTATTTATGATAATAAATCTTTTTATGGTCAAGACTCACTTAAAAATAAAATCAACTCTGAATATGATGCAGAACTAAAAGGATTAGAACAAACTACTACATCTAATCAATCTGATATAGAAGTTAAAAAAGCTGATATAGAACAACCACAAGCAACACAATCAGAATTACCAACCGATAGTGAATTTGTTACTGAGAGAACTCTAGATGATGCTGAGAATGAATTTCCAGGAGAAAATCCTAATATAACCTCTCAGGATATTACAAAACCAACAGAAATTCAAGAATTAGATTTACCAGATAATATTGATGATGATATATTAGCATTTGAAACAGAAGATGATTATTTTCTTAATAATTTAACTATCGAGAATAGTAATTCAATTCCTGGTGTTCCACAAGTACATTTAAATAATATAGTAAATACTTTATTAGGTAGAGTTAGTAGATTAATCGAAAATGGTAAACTTGATAAAGAAAAAGCAAAGGTTTTAGAAATAAATACTATGAAACAGCTTTATGTTAATGCTAAAGCATCTTTAGAATTAACATTAACAAAAGCAATACCTGGAACAAAGAAATATGAACAATTGAAATCATATTTAGATATTGTTGAAAAAGTTGTTGATAACTACCATATAGTAGATAGTTTGTTTAATAAATCATTTTTAGCTATTACAGGAAAGGATTTTGAAAATAATAGTGCTGATAATCAGTACAATGAAGATCGTATTATTACATTAAACCCTAAAGATAAAACAAGAGCTGCTATCAAATTATTTCTTTTGAAAATAAAAGAAATGGATGATAAAAATAATACAAAGAAATTCTTTTTAAATTCTTTGGGTATTAAAGGAGCAGAAGATTTATATCAGCATATTGATGTAGATAAAGCATTAAATATATTATTTAATATATTAACTGTTAAAACTGGATTTTACTATGAACCAAATTTAGAAAATGTAATGAAAATACTGGATGATAATAGTAAATCATATCCTTTTTTAACAGATATAGCATTCTATCTTAAACATACTCCTGAGATTGGACCAGAATTTGTAAGAAGTTTTTACTCTATTGATTCTAGGTATAGTAAACTTATATATACTGATGATATTCAAAACGGAGTTACTTATACAACTTTGATAGATAATCAAACAAATTTTAAATCTGGTGCAACAAAACTAAGAAATAGTTGGAAAAACAATTTAACATCTTTAATCGGTTTTAATAATGTTAATAGATTAGTATTAGATCCTAATTCTCAACTAGGAGCTAAATTATTGTTTATAAAAGAATTATTTGGTGATTCTAAATCTAGAATTTTAGATTATAATACTGGAGAAATAAACCTATCTAATACAAGGTTATCAGTAAATCAGATAGCAACAATCCAACCTTGGATAGATTCTATTAATAAAACATTAGTTAATTTAAATAATCCAAATGTTGATCCAAGAGATGTTTTATCAAACAAATTCATTTATACTAAAAAACTTTTAATAAATGAACTATTAAAGAATCTTGGTATAAATTTGGATAATGATGTATTATCAAAATTAGATAACCCAGATTATAAATTATTATTATCTAATGGTAAATCTGTAGTATTTAATTCAAATAAAATATTTGACAGTAGAAAAAAATTGCTTCAGAATATTGATCAATTATTAATCGGTACTTCTGATGTAAATTCTTTATTAAAACAGGATATTATTAGAGAAATTGCATCATTTGTAGCACAACATTCAAAAAATAACAATTTCCATTCAGATAGAATGTTTCAAGATGGTAACAAAAGTGTTTCTGTATTTCAAATACCAAGATATTTTTATCTAAAAGTTGCTAAACTTACCGATCTTAGTACTGGTTTTCTTGAAACACTTACCAGCTTACGAAACAATAAAAAACATTATAGTTCAAACCCTTATTGGAAACATTTAATTAGAACTAATAATTTGAATTATTCTACTGCTGCGTTACAAGCAACAGAAGAAATACGAAGAAATAATTCAGAGAAAGATATCCATGAGTTTCCTGAAAAGAAATTATTAGAAGCAATGATTGCTAATTTCCTATCAGGAGTTAATAATACTACATCTAATGTCAAAATGAAGTTGTTTGGTAAAGCAATTTCTGATTCCAAAATGATGACATATTTTGAAGTACCTAAGTTAGATTTATTTTTGGGTTATGATTCTGAAACAACTTATGTATTATCTGATGAAAACAATGTTGAAATAACTGGAAAAACAAAAATATCAGATTTTTTAATCGATCAAATTTTGATGCCTGATGTAAATCGAATATTAAATGATGATAATGTACAATTAAAATCCTATAATAAAGATGTATTTTATTCTGTACCAGCATTAAACGATTTTGCAAAATATGGTTTAAATTCTATCAAAGAAGTAGCGTCTGTTATAAGTAATCCGAATACAAATCCTACTGCTTATAATCTAATAGAAAATGCATTTAAGGAATATTTGAATAATGAGATTAGTACCACGAAAGAATTATTCCAAAAATATCGTATAGGATATTCTTCTGATACTAAATCATGGTCTATGGTTTCAAAAGATGCAGTAGATTACTATACTGAGCGTAGTGTTGCTGGAAGTGATACGAAAATAGCTCCAGAAACCATTCACAATCAAATTGTAAAAGATTTTGTACTAAATTACCTTGTTGGATATTCTAATAGTTCTATGTTGATATATGGTGATCCTGCGATATATACTAAAGGTAATATTAATACTACAATGAATAATGTAATCAAAAGATTAAAAACTTTTGCATCACCAAGAGAAGTATTAGATACAAATATTTATAAAAAATTATCTGGCAAAGATTCAATTTCTTATTTAGTAGTAAAAGATGATGTATCCCCTGTTAATTCAATCAAATATATTACTAATTTATTAGATGGATTGGAAATAACAGATGAAGAAGTAAAAATTCTTAGAGATAAAAATTCATCAGTAGATGATAAGAATATTATATACAATAAATATCCAAATAGCTCTGGTTATTTTAAAAATAATCATGCAGATGCTCAAGAATTTGTACATTGGAAACATCATCTTGACACTCTAGTTGCACTAGGTGAATTAAAAATTCATGATTATAATAATATAGTTGATATAATAGAGAATCATCCTGAAAAAATTAAGAACTCTGATATTTTAAAAGTATTTGCTCCATTCAAACCACTATATTCAGGAACAGTTATCAAAGGACCAATCGAGCAACAATTTTATATCAAATCATCGCACATTCCTTTATTACCAGGATTTAGTGGAGGATTAGAACCATTGATATTGTTTATGGAAAAAAATACTATTGATCGTTTAGCATTTGAATCATCAGTTAAGTTAGGTATCGAAAATACTATTGAATTATTTGAAAATACTAAACTAAAAAATTTATCTGATTTAAAGAAATTAGATATAGATAATGCAACATTAAATCTTCCTATAGAGAATTATGGTAAACAGTTACATAATCTTATAAAAGATAAAAATGAAATAACACTTACTACACAAGCTCAAAAAGGTATATTTGGTAATATTAAAAATGAGTTTGTAGAATTTAAAGGTAAACGTGTAAAAGTAGCTGATCTTGAAAAGCTTCGAGATAAGTTGCATGGAGAAGCTCAAGAGTTTTTAAAACAAGAACTTATAAAAGCATTAGATCCTAATGATACTGGTGAGATGGATATCGAATCTCTATTAGGATTAATGAATAGTGAATTAGAATCTGGTAGATATGATGATAATATCAAACAATCAATTTCTTTTGATAAAGAAAGAAATGTATTAAGAGTTCCTTTGTGGTTATCATCTAATCCAGGTGCATTAGAAGCTATTATAACTAATATTATTAACTCTGGTGGTGTATCTGGAATTAAAAGACCAGGTATTGGTTTAGTTCAAGCATCTTCTATTGGTCAAACAGTTGTATCAGATCAATTAAAAGACTTTGATAATAATATTATATTTACTGAAAAATATAATCCTAAAAAGGGATTACAACATGGTGTAAAAAATAAAAAAGGACAATACGTATCCCAAATCATTGTTCCTTGGTATTTTAAAGAAAAAATGGATTATTTTGTTAATGGTAAAAATCAGGTAGATTTATCAAAATTACCAGAAGATCTATTGACAATATTTGGGTTTAGGATACCTAACCAATTTCACGCATCCATGATAGGATTGGAGATTGTTGGATTTTTACCACCATCATTTGGTAATACTGTATTAGTACCTACTGAAATTACATCTCAGATGGGATCAGATTTCGACGTAGATAAACTTTATAGTTATATAAAAGCACTTGATTTCAAAGTAGATCAGGAAGCACTAGATCTTTCTAAAAAAGTTAAAAAAGAAATATCTGATTATTGGAGAGCAGTATCCAATGATTTCAGGAACCAATATCCAGATTTGATTGCTAGAAAAAAGGAGATAGAAGAATCCTATGTTGATGTTGCTAAAAAACCCGATTGGGAACAAAAAGATATTGATTTACATACTGAAATAGTTGATGTATTAAGTACAGCTAGAGAATATGATGCAAAAAGAAAGGAGTTAGAGAAAGAGTTAACTTTATTAAACCAGAAGATTAAAGAATCTGCTAGATATGAATTAACTGATGATTATCTAAACAATCTTTGGAATCAGATTTTGGATATAGAATTATCAGTTATAACATCAAATAATGAAGTTATTCAACGTTCTGTTCGTCAAGCATTAGATACTCCAACAGAACAATTATCTGATGTTGCTGATCATTTGCAAAAGCTCCAAAATTCAACTCAGAAACAGCAATCTCATATATCTCCGATATATAATATACAAAAGTATTTTGCTGGATCACAAGCTAAATCATTGGTAGGAAATACGAGTTTAGCGTTAGTGTTTAATTTTATTATACAGAATAAATCATTTAGCATATCGAATAAGAGTTATATTCCTGTATCATTTGATGGAGATTTTGTACATAAAAATCTATCAAATCCATTTACAGTAAAAACAGATAATGAGTTAAAACAAGCATATGAGAAATTTAAGAATGGAGTATTTGTTGAAGATCTAATTAATGGTACTCAACAACTATATGATATTACTGAAATACCATCTGATGTACTAGATGATTATAGGAGAGAGAAAGTAAAACAAGATTTAGCTAAAGAATTATCTGATAGAACAGGTATTTCTGTTAGATGGGTAGATAGTATTGATAGTTTAAGCAACAATCAGCTTGGTTCTATTAAAGATGAAGTATATCGAGAATTAGATAACTACTTCTTTGATTATATTAGTGGTAGAAAAATGTATCAAAGACATGAGAATTTACCAAATTACATCAAAATAAATAATGATGCTTTTATAAATAATACTCAGAAAAATAGAATAGCAACTAGATTAGCAGATAGTATTAAGAAAAATACTAATGGAAAATTTGTTGGAAGTTTAGAAGGAACAGAAGATTCTTATGTAATCAAAATTAATACATCAACTTCTTATCGTAGAGATTTAAATAATAGATATAATAAAGATAATAGTAAATTACAGAGTAAGAGTTTATCCGATATAGATATATTTGATATTGAATATTTAGAAAGAAAAAATATACCTATAAAGACTGGTGTTGAAGAAGTATTTGAATCTAATCCTGAATTAGCTTCTCAGATTTATGAAGCTTTGGGATTTGAAACACCTACTACTAAACTACAAGGTAGAAAAGCTGTAGAAGGTAAGTTAATAGGTTTTGATGTAATAGAAGAAATAGCTTCTGGTGAAAGAAGTAATATTCCGAGTTCTATTTTAATTAAGAAATTATTAGAGGGGGAGTATTTACCTAAAATAAATGAAACCGATATAGTCTTAGGAGGATTAGAATATGGAATATGGAGACCTAATCTTAAAAAAATAGAAGCACAAGGAGGAAATAAATCTACACTTGCTAAAAAAGTAGGACACGAACTACTTCACTCTGTTACTCATAATATTATATATAGTTATCAAAATTTAAAGGGGGTTGTTGACTTTAATGATAAATATAATAAAGACAACATAAGACAAGGTTATATAAAACCTGTAGATTTAACTAAATCTCAAATAGAAGCTTTAGATAATTTAGTTAGAATAAGAAATAAAGTAGTAGCTTATGTAGAGCAAAACAAAGACAACATACAAAAACAAGATAGAGGTTTTGGCACTTATGATTATTTTATAAGAACAAACTATACTGAATCTGAAACAGATTTGCATGAGTTTATTTCTGAAGTATTTACAAATCCTGAATTAATAAATATACTTAAAGAAATACCATCAGAAGGTAAAAAGTCTAACTTATTTAAGGATTTTATAGATGCTATTGCTAAAATATTAGGATTTACTAATACTTCTATATTAGAAGATATAATAGCTTATTCAGAAGAAGCATTTTTTACACAACCTCAAATAACTCCTCAACAAAAACAACAAGCTCAACAACTATATTCTAAATATCTTGATAGTTTAAACAAACCTAATACTAATCCTATACTTCAAGGTAATCAAAAACCTGATGTTATATTACCAATAGGTACAAGTGGTAGTGGTAAATCTACTTTTATTAAATCTTTACCTCAAGAAAATTTAGTAATTATAGAGCCTGATGCAATGAGAGTTGAGTTTACAGGTGATATGAATAATAAATCTAAAGATAAAGAGATTTATGAAGAAGCTGCTGATAGGGCAATACAAGCTATTAAGCAAGGTAAACAAGTAGTATTTGATACAACTAATCTTACTAAAGATAAAAGATTACCTTTTATAGTAGCTATTAAAAAGGCTTTTCCTAATGCTAATATACAATATAAGCTAATGGAATTAAATCCAGAATTAGCTAAACAAAGAATTAAAGCTGATATAGAAAAACAAACTCCAAAAGGGACTATTAATGTTTATTGGGGTCAGGCTGAATCAACTACTTCTACAAGAATATTATCTAATTTAGCCCCTAGAAAGTTTACATATCAAGATAAAGAATATGGAAGTGTAGAACATGCTTATCAATCTAATAAATCAGGTGTTTTTGATAAAGCTACTTATGATGATTATAATAAAATAAACGGTTATGGTATGAAAATAAGGGGCAAAGGAACTGTTGCTGAATTAAAGGCTGCTGACAGTTTAGGATTAATGAAAAGACTTGTAGTTGAGAGCTTTAAACAGAATCCTAATTCAGAAGCTGCTAAAAAATTAATACAGTATGAAAACTTTACACATAATACTAATGAACTAATTGATAAAGCATTTTTAGAAGGATTGAAAACTGCACAAAAAGAATTACTGAAAAATACACAAAGAGCAAATGTTTCTGATTCTACAATAGACAGACATGCTGAATCTTATAAGCAAATGTTAGAAGATATTAAAAGTGAACCTATTACTAAATATAAAGATTTAGGTTCTAAACAAGATATACAAGGGTTTAAAGATTTTAAAAATAAATTGGATAGATTAGCAACTATATCCAATAATAAGATTTATGGATATTATGATAAGTTGTTTAATGAAATAGTTTTATCAAAAGATGCAGATCAAGAAGTTATAATTCATGAATTTATACATCCATTTATGGAAAGTTATAAAATTATGAATCCTACACAATATGCAGATTTATTGGACGAAGCATATACTATTCTCGGACAAGAATTATCCGATCAAATTGTATTAAATTATCCAGAAAATCAAGTAGAAAATGAAATAATTACTCGAGCAATAGCTAGAGTAGCTAATAATAATGTTGATCCTAATTCTGGAAAAACATTTTTCAAAAAGATGTTAGAGTTTATTAATTATATTAAAACTCAACTTCATCGAGCTGTATTTGCAAAAATAGCATTAGGAAAAGCTTTGGATATGAAAGATGTATCCGAACTTCAAACTATTCAAGAATTAGCAGATATATTTACTTTATACAAAGGTAAAATTAATCCTAATATATCTAGTATTGAAAAACCTGTTGTTCCAATAACAAAAGCTGTAGAGAATAATATTGAAATTAAAGAAAGAATACAAAAACGATATCCTCACACTATTGATTTTGAAACTGTTGTTGGGAAAATACCATCTGCTAAGTTACAACAGATAATCAATACCAAATTTGATGAGCGTAATTATTTAGAGTTTAAAACGGGAGAAAATTATGCAAAAAAAGCTGAAAAGCTATATGGAGAAGCTGCTGCAAGATATATTTTAGATACTAATTCGGAATTAGCAAAAATTGAAGGTGAGTGGTTAAAATCATTAGGAACTAAACTAGCAAACGATTTTATATCTGATTATTTAAAATCTACATTTGGGGAAGGTTTAACTATTAAAGAATATGCTCAAAAACTTCTTGATAAAAATATTGAATTAATTGATACCGCACAACTTTCTTTATTTGAGAATTTAGACAATATTGTTGCTCAAGATCAAAATCAAGAAACACCAGAGAATATTGATATACCAGATTATAAATCTATTCCTAGTACAACAAATTCGATCAAAGAAGAAAATGTTATAAAGCTTAGAGGTAAGAATCCAAATACTAAAATTATACCAATTAATTCTTATAGTGATTTTATCTATAATCTTAGTGAATCCATGATTAAAGAGAAAAAATTAGCTAAGAATATTGAATATAAATCTAGTAGTATTATAGGTATTCAATCAGCAGCAGTTGACGATGCTAATAAAAATCTTTTGGATAAAATTAATTTTACTAGAGATACATCTCTTGCTGCAATAATATTATTACAACAAGGATTGAATTATAATCAAGTATTTACTTTATTATCCCAACCTGTTATAAAAGAATATGTAAATAATTTAACAAAGAAGGGAAAAGGGTTTGATTATAATGCTAATCTTGAACAGATTTCTTACGAATCTGCATATAATCAGTATGCTTCTAATCTATCAGAAGAAGAACTTGAAAATATAAAATCATTTGATTTTAAACTCTCTGGGTTAGAAGAATCATTAAGAAACCCCGATTCTACAAATAAAGCACATTCAATAAGACAAATTAAAGCGTTAAATGTATTTAGACACTATAGTACTAAATATAATGCTTATATAGGAATAATGAATGCAGCAAATATCAATACAACAGGTGGTGGTAAAAATTTAAGCACCATGAGTAGTGTATTGACAAGTGTAGATGATATTATGGGAAATAATACATTTAGAAATGCAAATAAAGTATTACAAGAAGGTGTACATACTCACTCTATAAAGAATCTTGCTGAATTGTTTAATTTTGTAATGAAAAAGGATAATGGATTATCTATCTTAAATCATAAATCTAATATATATGATACTCTTTATTTTGAGATAAGTTCTTATTTGAATAATAGAAACGTACCTATTACTCCTTGGATCAAAAATAAAATATTTGAAGGAATACGAAATGTTGTAAAAGCTTATATGTTTAGTTCATTAACAAGTAGTATTTCTGATAAACAAGCGGAAGATATTAGACAAGAGCTATTAAAGGGTAATGATAGAAAACCACCGTTAGGTATTATATTACTTAATTTAAAAGCTAAAAATTATAAATCAATTGCTAATTCAACTTTTAATAGTAAAAGAATAAGCGATAATAGTTTTTTAAATATAATTGATATTAAAAAAGAAAAGGATAGTAATAATACTTTTATAACTGCTGATGTTAACGACAATAAACTTGATATAAATGAGATCCATAAAGATTTAGAAGATTTATTTAATACCCGTATTGAATTAGAAAATGGATATAATACTAAACATCTTATTTTAGATTTGATAAAGTATGATTTTGTAATGGGAAGAAAACAAAGTGCTAAAAGTTTTACTAAATATCTTCCTGAAACATTGATCCAAAAGATTATATTAAATAATGATTTATTAAATAATACTCTTGATGAATTATCACTGTTTGATTCTGAGAAGATCAATAGTTTAACAAAAAATGTATTATTTTATACTCCAGAATTGATTACACAAATTCCTAATATTACATCCGATAGTGAACCAACATTTATCCATGATGTAGATGAAGATCAAGTTTCTTTAGGTCAAATGCGTATAAACTATAAAGCTGTAAATAATGATACAATAATATCAAATGCTTTATTTACAAAACTAGAAGGATCTGATGATGTTATTGTAAATCCGATAATAAAAGTATATGATGTAATTTATGAATACGATAGTACTTTAATGAAATATATTAAAGTAACTGGTTTAACAAATTCATCTTATGGAATAGGAATCAATAATGATTTATCATCACCAAGAAGATTAAATATTCCTGTTACAAATTTATCTATCATAAATGCAACTACTTATTCAGATAAAGAAGTAAGTACTCCAACGGGAATTTTATCATCTATAAAAAGAGAACTAGATAGAGTAACTCATAGTAATGAAAAAGCTACTACAAAGAATAATAGCAATATATTAACTCAAGTACTTGATTACATGGGTGCATTAAACGATTATTCGATTGAATTTGTAGATACACTTGAGAATATATCTGTAGGAGGTAAAGAAAGAAAAAATCTTTATGGTTATACTGATGTTGCAAATAAACGTATTGTAATAGCACGAGATTTAAAAGATAGAGGTAATTTAACTTATAGTAGAGTATTATTACATGAAATTGGTCATATAGTTACTAATACTTATATAAGTGAGTATCTTAATCAATTAGCTACTGGAAAATCAGATACTCTTACTAAAGAGCAAATAACAACATTAAATAGAGTATATAAAGTATATCAAAGATTAGAATCTGATAAAGAATTTACTTCTCAATTAGAACGACCAATAAACAACTTTCATGAATTTGTTACTGAAGTAATATCATCTCATGATTTTAGGACCAAAGTTGATAAAAATTATAAAGCATCTATATTTGAAAAAATAAATGAATTTATTAAATCTATTTTAAAACAAGTATTTGGCGAAACAAATAATTATGTTGGGTATTCTGATACTCTTTTGGGTGATATATTATCAATACCAACTAATAATAACTTTAATACCCAGGTTTATTCATCAAAAGATGATCCTAAAGTATATATCGTTAAAAAACTAGGAGATGATGTATTGAGTGTATCAACTTTCAATGATGCTGGTAATCCTGCATCTTATGTAGATGCTCAAAGTATTTATGATAAAATTAAAGATTACGATAAAAGAGATGTAAAAATATACGAAGATGCTTATAATATTAAGAAAGTATCCGATAATGTTCTTGGTGAATTTACGATAACAACAGTAAACGGAATAGTATCTATAAAAGATAGTAATAATAATACTATATCAGAAACGGATCTGCGTCACGGATTGATTTTGGGATTTGAAACTCAAGAAGAATCTCAGGAAAATTCTCAAACAGGAGATCCTAAAACTGATACATTAAAATTTGTAAGTAGTATATCAGATAACAAAATTAGATCTTTAGATATTAAATATAAAAAATTATTTAGTATTATCAATAATAGATTAACAAATGTATCTAAAAAGATAAAGATCCAGGAAGATGTTATCAAAAACATTAAAGCAAAAAAGAGTATTAGTGCTTTAGAAAATAACACTTTATTAAATAATAATATTAAAAAATTAGATGCATTAGAATCAGAATTTAATACTCTTATTGTTTCTCTAAACAAAATAGCAGAATTAAAAGGAGTAAGTGATTTATATAAGTTCTTTGCACAAAGCGAAGGGGATTTTGTTAATATCCTTAGTAAAGAAGAAATATCGTTTGCAGAAGCTAACTATTTATCATCTTTGTTTAATGAAATATTATCTAAATTCAATCCTAATTCTCCTAATTACTATTTGGATAAAAATGAATTTATTAATTTAGGTAGTTCTGAGAAGAAAGATATAATAGAAAAGCTATCTGGGTTTGAAGCGAGATTGAAAACAACATACTTGGAGCAACTTTTAAACCATAAGCGTAAAATGGTTAAAGATTCATTAAATGTTTATTCTCAAAATAGATTGAGTGGTGAAAAATTCAAAGAGATAATAGATTCTGAATTAAAAGATATATCAGAGCTTCAGAGATGGTTTCTAGGAGCAGATCGTGTTGATGATGAGTTTACCAATATGGTTGTAAATAGAATGCAACAAGTAGCACAACAAGGTGTTTCTCAATCAGCAGAATACTCAAATAAACTCAAAGAATTATATCAACGAATAATCCCAAGTTTAAAAAAATATTCATCTCCTAATGATAAGTTTGGAATCATTTCTGTATTATTGGATAATTTTGGAAATTTTATATCAGATTATACTGAAGATTTTTTTGATTCTCAGAATAAAATGTTATCTGATTTCAAGCAACAATTAACAGCAGCAAACGGTGATAAATTTAAAATTAGAAATGCATTTTTAAAGAGAAATAGATGGAATATTCAAAATAAAGTAGCACTTAATCCTAAATATCTTCTAGAAGAAGATGAGTTGAAGGATTTAGGGTTAAAATTTGTTAAATCTGCTAATTTTGAACAAGATAAACAAAAGTACCTTGATTATATTAGAAGTACAATAGGTATGTACAAATTTGATAGAATGGTAGAATCTGTTAGAAGATCAGCTAGAGATTATAATGAAGAATATAACACTCTAAAAACAACATTAAATGATCAAATAACATCTGGAGTAATTGATGCTGCTCAGAAAAAAGAAGCATTACGAACTTTTCAAGCAAAATATTCACCAATAATAGCTGCTGATTATAATTTTAATCCTAAACTTATAAATAGTGTAGCTCGTGAATTAGGTAAAAAAGATTCATCTGAACTATATATATCAGATAAGTATGTAAAACTTGTACCTAAAAAGTTTGAAGGTGTTAAAAGTTTATATGAAACCAATCAGGGTTATACTAAATTTTATGATAAAAACATTCAAAAATTTTATGACAATAGTGAATATGATATTCTTGATTTTATAGATCATGTAAATGATCTTTTACACATGGGTGTGCATTTGATTCCAGAAGAAAAACGTTTTGGAATTTCTACAAGATCACTTCCGTTTATCGAAAAGGATCTATTAGAAAATCTCATATCAGAACCAATATCTTTATTGGGATTGAAAAATCGTGTAAAAGATATCTCTGCATCAATTCGATCTTTAGGTGCGTATAAAACAACAGATCAATATAAAGAACTTCCTGTTGATTTTGTATCATCAGCAGCAGTTAATGATAAAAATCAGGAAATTAAAGATAAGATCAATCTAAAGATAAAAGAATATTATCTTTCTAAAGATATACTTCCCGATGAAATAGCAAAAACAACCGATCCTAAATTAAAAGATAGTGATTTATATTATCCAACAGTTTATAAAAGAATCAAACAAGAAGTTTACGATGAAGTAAATAAACTTAGAAGTTTTGATATCGTAAAAGGATTATCAATGTATGCTCAACAAGTTTATAATTATAAAACAAAAGCTGAAAATTCTGATGAAGTTGGGTTGTTAATAGATATGGTAGAACAACGATTAAAGAATAAAGGAGTAGATTCTATCAATGGTAGTATTGTTAAAGATCTAGAACACTCTAAACATTCAAGTGCGCAAGAGAGAATAAAAATGTTTACCAACTTCTTAAATAACTATCGTGAATTATCAACAAATAAACCTACAGCTAAATTTAAAAATGTTAGAGGTAAACATTATAGTAATTTCGAGAAACAACAGTTGGAAGAATTAAAACAATATTTATCTAAATTAGAAAGTATAAATAAAGATAAATTATCTGATGAACAGAAGATTGTTATCGAAACTGAGATAGATAAAATCAAAAGTAATATAGATGAACTTGGTAAAGATGTATATTTAGTAGATTCGATATTAGCCCCTTTGATTGTATATACCCAACTTAAAGGATTAGGATGGAACTTTGTGAGTTATATAAATAATCTTTCTATTGGTCAATTGAATAATTATTATGAATCCAAAGATGGTAGAATTTTTACAGCAGATAGTTATAAAGATTCTATAAAAGATATTTTAAAACATTCATCTGGTGCTAAATTTGGATTTGGAATTTTAGGAATGATAGCTGGGGGTGCTGTATCTCCGCTTATGCTTCCTGGATTAATGGTTGGTTTTACATCTGGTATTGCAATAGGAAAACTTACTCAGAAATATTATGAAACATCTGATAAAGATGGTAAAATAGATGTCGATAAAATATTTAATTTCTATGCAAAACACGATGTACTTAATAAAGTACAAAATGAAAATTATAGAACCTTTACTGATTCATCCCCAGTTGTATCACAAAAACTTCAAAAACTAAAAGATACAAGTTTAGGTAAATTTATATCAAATTATCTTTCAATATATAAATCTACCGAAGCAGCAGAGGATATTAACCAAGGAGTGATAGGTTTATCATATATTAGATCAGTTGCTATAGATGATATAAATGGTGTAAATAGACCACTTATAGATTTTATAAACCAAGATGGTAGTATTAATGAAGAACTACTACCACAAAGAGTTCAACTCAATGATGTAAATTTATCAAAAACAGAGTTTGTAAACAGAATGGTTACTGAGATTAAAAATACTATTCGACGTACACAAGGAGATTATGAATCTTTATTTAAATCAGATATAAAATCAAAAATTTTAGGTAAAGCTGGTATGCAATTTAAAACTTGGATGCCTGAAACTATTATGAAAGATTTTGAAGTAGCTAAAAAAGATCAAGGTATTACCGATATTTTAACAGGAGAAAAATATACTCGAAAAGGAGTATATATGAGTTTACTTGAAAAAGCTGGATTGTTTAATACAAGTATTGTATTTACAAGCAATATTCTTACTCCTTTAATGCTAACATCTCTATTAACAGGAGCATTTATACCAGCATTAGCTTTGGGTTCTGGAGGAGCAGCAGCGTTGTTTTATGCTAATAAAAAAGCTGATAAATCGAAAGTAGATCCTCTTGTTACAAAAGCATTAGTAAAATCAGTATTTAATGAGTTACCTTTTATTAAACGATTTATAGGATCAAAAGAACCAAATAAATATTTTTCTGATCTTTTAAATAATGAAGATGCAGGTAATTTTAGAGCTTTAGCAGCGAAATTAAAGGTGAATATTGGTTTATTATCCGTCTATATGATATTCTCAATTTTAAAAGAAGTTGTAAAAGGAGATGATGACGATGATGATAAAAATAAAATGTTATCAAAATTATCATATACACTGTTGAATTTAGCAGGAAAAACATATTCAGATAATAGTTTAACTCTTGATCCTACAAGTTCATTCGATAGATTCTCTGAAGTTAAAAATATTATTCCACCAATTACTACAGCAGTAGCAATTGGTGAGATAGTACTTAAACCAGGAATTTGGGGTGAACAATACGAAAGAGATCAATATAAAGGTTCTCCTACTGGATATAAGAAAGGAGATTTTAAACAATTGGTTAAATTAGAGAAAATAATTCCTGGACCAAATAGGGTATCTCAACTTGAGTATATGATGACAAATAAATATAGAATGTTTGATTTAGGTAATTAAATATATTAAATACAACTATATAGATTAGAATCTGGTATAAAAAAAATGTGGAGTTATTAAAAATAATAGATTAATGTAATCAATATGGATAACAAAGATAAAAGAGAACAATTGATAAAGATGTTGGAGAAAATATTGGGAGTAAAAGTATCCAACATCCATATTATAGATCTTGATAAACTTAAAATTAGTGATGAACAAATAGAGGAGAGAATGATTGAATTACTCTCCTCTAATAATTCTAATGAGATTGAATTATTTCTAAACGAAGGATTAGCTAATATGGATAATTCCATTAAAGAACGAGAATTATTAAAACTATATGATCTATTGGAAGAAAGAGGTGTTGATTCCCCAAATTCTCTAGGTCAAGATTTAATCATTAAAAAACTTAAAGAAATTACTGATAATAAAATATAATTAGAATATGATTAAAATGTACTTGATTAAGCTGTAACCAAGAATAAATTGGGATTTAACGCATCAGCAATAAGTTCTTTATAAAATACATTGCTATATATAGATATATCTTTATGTTCTATTCCAAATTCGGTTTCAAAAGTATCATATCTTAAACAAAACCTGAATTTTCCTCCTACTGGTTTATTATTATACAAAATATGAATAGTAAATTTTTGAAACTCCACTCCCAATACATTCTTTAAATATTTTTTCAAGTGATTCATATAAGGGATATGATATATTTTACCATTACTCGTTAATTGTAAAAAAGTACTTGTAGTAAGTTTATTGCCATCAAGATCGTCTATAATATTGGATATGATAATTTTATGTAAATTTGATAATTTAATCAATCCATCATCTTTTTCTTCTCTTTCTTTTTTAACATCGTCAGGATCATGCCATATATTCTCGAATAAATCTTTCATATTACATATAAATGCATCATCATAATATTGACTAATATTTCTATAATATATAGAGCCTGGAGTTTGATTAGAAAAATCATATTTGTTAAATATATTGAGAAAATTCTTTTTTAATTTTATAAACAAAACATGAGTATCTATATCAAGATATGCAATATGCTGTAAAGGAATTACTATATAATTATTATTCTTCTTCATTTTTTAACATTACAATCGTTACATCTACATCCTTTAATTCTTCTTGAATAATGGTTTTTACATCTTTAAAACCTTTTTGTTGCAATTGAACATATTTTTTACTAGATTCAGCATCCTTTATCCCAAATTCGTTAATATCCCAAATACCCCCAGCAATACCGCAACCAATTAAAGGTAATCCAATATGTTTACCCATAAATTTATGATTAATCTTTCTCAGACATAATCTAAGAGCATTATAATCTAAATTAGGTCCTGGTCCATATTGTGTATAAGCATTTACTACGGTTAATTGATTACCTAAATCATGCGTAACTACTCCAACGTAATCTTCTCTGAAACACCCAGACATCTTTAATTCATAATTCATATAATCAATCTGACCTAACTTATTTATATCACCTTTATATATAGGTGCTTCTAACTTAAATGTATCTGTACCAAAAGTTTTTTTCATTTGTAATGCTATACCTTTACCCTGTATATTAAAACAATTTGTACCATGAGCTATAATATGAAAATGAGCATTGAGACCCATCTCTATTAAATTTCCATTAATTTCTTGGTACTTCATACTATCTAGGATTATATCTTTTTAAAATTACTCTCTCAGAAGTATCAAAAGAATCATACATTTTTTTACCAATAGATAGAAAATCATTATACCAAAATTTATCTATAAACTCCAACGATTTCTTTAATCCACCTTTTATCTTAGTATCATAAATTAATTTTACAGCTCTTAATTTTTCATGCTTATCATGAAAATCATCCATCGTATTTATAAAGGTTTTCTGATTCATATTTACTCGATTATTTAATTAAAAAATAGTATGTTAAAAATAATTGTATATAATGTAATAGCTGATCGAATCCAATACGAGTAAAAGCACCAAGATTGGGTATCGGGTTATATTTTTTAACTTCATAAGGATAACTAAAAGTACCCATAGAAGGAGATGCTACTTGATTAACTATAATATATTCATTATTATTACTATAAGGTTTTATAACAGAACCTAATTGATATGATTGATTCATACTTATAGTAAAAACAGCTTCATCTTTAAATCTTTTACCTACTATCTTACTTGTAAAATAATCTGTTATAGTATGACATACAAAAGTTATTAATACAAATAGAGTAAGGCTCCCATCAGAATACCACGTCATATCATTGAACATGTTTGATTTACAACTAATGTAAATTACACCTATTGCAAACCATACTACACTATATGTATAAGTATGGTTTAATAAAGCGTTCCAGTTTTTACTTTTATTTAAAGTCCATCTTTCATCTTGCATTACAAAATCCGCTACAAAATGAATTACAATTATAGAGAATATCTCTATTAAATTAAAATTTCCCATGATTTATTGATTTTTTAAAGAGCGTATTTCCGATTCTACTCGAATCCGCTCCAATGATAAATTAGCAAGAGTTAGAGAATCCTTCTTATGCTCTAACATATACGATTTGTTTTTTAAATGCTTTTCTTTATATATCTCTATATCATAACATATTGATATAGCATAATCAACTAATGTAAGATATAAAAATATTGCTACAAACGCTACAACTATTATAGAAAATATATTAATAATTCTACTTTTCATTTTTAATTACTATTTATTGGTCTTAAAATAAATTTTTAAACATCCAGATTGATCTAGGATATAAATATAAAATGTTGATATAGGGGTTGGAATTATTGATTTACGATATATAATTATATTATATAACATATCATCCAAAGGTAAAGATTGTATCTTGTATATCACTCTCATAAGTGCATTCCAATCAGATGCAAAAGGAAGATAACCATCTCTACATAGTACCTTATCTTCTACTCTTACAGTACCTTTATTCCTATCTTTATGTTCCCAATAAGAGTGTGTCCAATTACTAGGATTCTTACGCATACAAGGAGAAATTAATTCATAATCTAAAAATATAGCACATAGAAAATTAAATGTGTTTTTATCTTCTTTACTCATGGTATATCCATTTTAATTTTGTTATTGAACTTTCAATTTGTTGATTCCATCTTTGTATTAACTCAGAGAAAGAATTTACACCCCAATATATTTTTTGCTCAATTAACTCATCATCTGTTAAAAACTTTATTTTGTTATAACATACTCTATTGTCTTTTAAACAAATGCAAGTGTATTTATACATGATCAGTTATTGATTATCAATTAAACTACGATACTGTATAAAACCACGGAAATTTCTACTAACTCCTATGGTAGTTTTTCCATCTTCTATTAATAGACTATTATCAAGCTCTTCTTGTGACATTGCTCTACCAATGTGTTCAAACGGACTCATGTGACCAGATTCCATTAACATATCATGCAACCGTATATCAGCTTCATAATCAATCTTAGGATTATCTCCAAGTGTTTCGTATGAAATCCGAGCACATCTTGCTACTGCTATTTTAATCATCATATCATAAGCAACATCTTCTCCATAATTAATAGCTAACACATCAAAATCCATATTATCACCAAAAGGTAAATGGTATTCTCCAGGTTGTAATTGCTTAGGAGTACTCTCGCTCATTGCATTCCACATACACTCAGCAACTGCTTGTATGTGTATTTCAGCTTGAGATTTGTTGATTGATTGCCATTTTTCTTCTTTCCAACTAGAAGTATCAATTCCTTTTTCTTTGAGAAATTTAGCAGCTTCTTTTCTACTTTTAAATTTTACTATCATTTTTCTATTTTTATAAATTCAAATTATAAGTTAATTTTACAACTCACTCTTATACCTTGAGATAATCTACTTATAGTAGATAGAGAAAGAGGTACAATTTTTGCTAAAGAGGCTATACTATCAGCTTCCCATGTTAATTTATTGATTTTATCAATTAACTTACATTTAATAGTTTTTGCGTTTATACCTCTTTTTAATGCTGCTTTTGACATTTTAATTTTAGATTCTTCAGAATGTTTGTGACCAAGATGATAAGAATTACCTTTTGCAAGTTTTCTTCTGTATTCAATTTTATCAGGTCTATTTGCTATTTCCTTCTGAATATCAGACAATTTTTGTTTTAATTCAGGTGTGTAATTAACATTAGAATACCCTCTTTTTCTTTTAGATTTTTCTGAAATTTTCTTTTTAGCATCTTCTGTATGTTTATAACCTAAATTAGATTCTCCACCTAATGTTAAGTTAGCCAAACACCCACTTTTATCACATTTTCTACCATATTTAGTTATTAAATTTACTTCCATTTGTTCCACTTCTTTTCTGTTATCAGATTCAAAAAGTATTTCAAATTTCCAATTAGTTTTTGCAATTATTTTTAACCAAATACTGTTATCAATATGCTTAGAATAAGCTCTGCTATAAGTATTACATCTTAAATCTTGTTTAGATTTAGTTCCAATACCTATATAAAATATTTCATTCTTGTCTTCTCTTATATGTTGATAAACATAAAATTTTTTCATAATTATATTTTTTTACAAAAAAAAAAAGAAATTATCCAAAACTACAAAATTTTTAATCTTTTAAACTGTCAAGATTATCTAAATCAATCTCATAGACTGGGTTTCTTAATTTAAAGAAATTCTCAAATTCGGTAGATGTTACGATAACTTTGTGGTACATAAAACTTTCGAGTAAACGATTACACAATTGCTTAGTTGCTCCTTGACCATGTAATTGTTGAGCGCTTCTCACTGCAAGATCTCTTTGATGTAACCAAGATGCAACAAAAGCTTCATATTCTCTTTCACCAAAATAAGAACTACCTTGCATACCTTTATGATCGTACTGAACTGCTAAAGGAATGAATGGATTTTCTTCAACCATTTTAACCATCTTATTAAATGGTATTGCTCTGGATGATGCTGAGTTCCTACTGAATAACCTGTGTGTCATCATTTCACTGTGAATAATCCTAGGATAAGTTAGAACAAAAGTAGTTAACCTATCATTTTGAGGATTCAACGAATCCGCAATTATTTTACATTCATACATGTCTTTTTATTTTAAAATTTTTAAATTCTTCTTCTGTCATGTTTCTTTTTGAACAATTACAACTCAAACAGCTCATTACAATATTATCAGACGAATGTTTTCCCCCTCTTGATAAAGGTTGTTTATGTTCTAACGTTCTAAATTTTTTAGGTGTTTTTTCTTTACAATAACAACAGATACCATCTTCCGTTTTAAATAATGGGGTCAATTTAACAGCATCTCGCATATCTCTCCAACCCTTACCTGTATTATCTATTTTATATCTAAACATAGTAGAATTTTTTGATCCTGGATTATCGATAGCTAAAATAATACCTAACTTCGTTCTATCGCCTATGGTAAAAACTTGAGAATCCGATAAACGTTTAACAGAATATATATTAAATCCAGAACCATGTATTTTTAATTTATCTTTTGATACGGTCAAATTTTGATCTAATTTTCCTGGATAATTATGATGATGATACATACCATCAGATTCTAAAACATATATGTCTTTATAATTATTAGTTATAGATAATACATCGTAATCTTTCTCTACTATCTTTTCCCAAAATTCTGGATTATTTTCTATAATACTACTACCTATACCAGTATAACTATCTTTTTCAAAATAATAATATACATGATCTATTTTATCTAATTTAACAATTGTCCCTGGTTTAGGAGACCCAGGATATACTTTTTTTAAATAATACTCGCTCATATTATTAATTTTTAATGTTATCAAATTTATTGACTACTCTTTATTTATTTATGTTACTATCTTATATATAACCTTTTAATAAATCATATAAATCTTTAGTCCATTTAGCATCAGATAGAGCATTATGTGGATTTTTATTTTTAGGAAATGTAGATTCGTCTGGTCCTATATATAATAATTCTACTTTATCTTCTAACTGTTTTAAATCTCTACAATATCTTGATACTTATGTTCTAATTTTAAATACTTAACTATTGTTCCGTAATATTGTAATTTAGTATCTTGATAAATAGATATATTATTTTTTTTATTCTTTTTTAGATTTTCAACGATTGATATAAATTTTTTAATTACTACATCTAAACTATACATATTTTTTTTTAATTTATCTATCAATACAAACACCTACCATAATAGGAAATCTTGGTATACCATCATCAGTAAGTTCAAAATATCTAATTGTAGCAGTTTTACCTATATAATTATTTTTATTAGATAAAAATTCTCTTCTATCTTCATGAGAAAATCGTAATCCTGCTTTAAAAGTTTTATCTCCAAACTTTAGTACAGGTATTCCCCATTCAGGTCTTCGTTCTGCTGGTTCAATATCAATTATTATAGCATCAAGATCTTTAAAATCTTTATATTTTAATAAATTCTCAGATCTACCATTAAGTTTATAAGGTTTTAAACCCCATCTAACCATTGTACCTTCAAAACCACTACCTATATGAGAAACATGGATTTCTTTTAATTGATGTTCATTAACGATTTTATGAGTAGTTACTAAATCACAATGATTTATTCTATCAAATCTAATACTTCTGATCATTTCATGTCTAACGTTAAAATTATTATCTGAAACTACATCATATACATTATATCTAATTTTTTCAGTTTCTCCTTTACGATACTTTTCAATAAGTTTCATATTTTTTTGAAAACTTGTTTCATGCAAATATAATTCTCCATCAAGAACTATATCTAATTTAATATTAGATAACTCGACTTCAATATGATGCATGTTTTCTATAGTTCTACCGTTTCTACTAACTAAAGTAACTTTACCATCTCTAGTAATATGAGCTAAACATCTCATACCATCTAATTTAGGTTGTATCCAACAATTATTCCAATCTATTTTATCCTTTTCATCATCATAATTTTTAGCTAACATAGGAAGTATTACTACTTCGTTTTCAGCTTCTTCTTTAGTTTGAAAATATCCTTCTTGTAACTTAGATAATATGATAGATTCTACTTCTATTTGAGCTTGTTGTTCAGGAGTAGTTTCATTAGATTTACCTATATTTTTACCTTTAGCAAGTTTAGAATGTTTTATTTCTTTTGTTGTATTTAATATACCAGATTTTTGTATTATTTGATCTCCAAAAGATGTGATATCTAAGTATCTAATTTTACCTTTAGTATCTTTTTTATATAAAATCATAATAATTTAATTTTAGGGTTATTTAACTTACGATTATGATCAAAGTGATCATCCATTACTTCAATAAATGTTTTTTGATTCATTTTAAATTATTTTTTCGTTAACTAATATTGTTCTCACTTTCTCTACAAGCTCTTCAATTGTACCTGAATTATCTATTACATAATCCCAATCAGTTACGTGATCAAGAGCTACTTCTGATTCATGCTGTGGTTTTCTACTACAAGGTGTTAAACAATCTAATGAAGAATCATCTACGCAAACACAAGTACTGTTATATCTGTTCACTCTAATAGTGATACCACCCCTTTGTTTAACAGCTTCATACTCGTTTGGAAATCTCATATCTGTTATGATCCATTGAGATTTTAAAGTAACTTTGTTACCAAGAATAGCTGTTAAAAGTTTTTTTTCAGGTTCACTATAAGAAGCATCTTCTGGATAATAATCAGTAAATAAACTGTTTACCCAAACATCGGGATGCAATTGCTTTCTAAACAAATCTGTTCCTATTATTTGAAGTAATAATCTTGGAGTAAATTTATGTTTTATAACAGTTGTATCGTACTCACCAGCTACTTGATTTGTAAAATCTTTTTGTGATAATAGAAACATACCATTAGTACGTGTCCACCATTCTTCTCCAAGTTCTGCTTCTTTGAAAGAACGATCTTCAAGTTGTTCTCTTGTACAACCAATAAGTAAACATACTATGTCTTTCAATTTACTTGCAAAAGATACTTGTTTCCAACCAGACATTTGATAACCAAAATCGAATTTATCAAAATCTTTTAAACTATAATTTGAAAAAGATATTCTACCAGATTCTACCATATCCCTCCAAACTAAATATTGAATTATCTTTCCTACGGTGTCTTTTCCTGAAGCTATACGACCTGAGATTGCTATTAATGACATATTTATTTTTTAATAAATTAAATTTAATTCTTCTTCTAATTCTTTTATCAGATCTGGTACATCTTCTTTGAATACAAATCTGCTGAATAGGAAGTATTGATAAGGAAAATTACCTGATAGATCTATCTCTTCTACTTGAATACCTAATTCTCCACCCATCTGATGTATTTTATCAAAAGCGGATACAGTATATGTTTTACTTCTTTTTATCCAAAGAGAAGCTGGAAAATCTGCTGGTCTATTTGCATCGTTGATACAAACAACTTCTTTACCTATCACGGTAACAAATTTAATGCTTCGAATAAACCTTCTTCCAAAGCTTCTTCATAACAATTATTACCCAACATCTTATTAGATGTTTTTCTTATAGCATTATTATACTTATGTTTATCAGTACCTTTAAAATAAAGTATTTCCCAATTATAATCAAAATCAGGATCTTTATCACCAGAATAAGTAATATCTATATGTATGTCATGCACTTCTCGTAACCATTTCTGCAAGAGTGTCTGGGTAGGTGCTGTAGAAATATTTGGGATATCTCCATTTCTAAAACAGAGTATATCACCATTGTCATACATGCATTCAACATGTTCATCAGATGTTTCAGTTATTAAGACTCCCGTTTCATCGTACCATTCAGACACCACTATATCAAACTCTTTTTCTTTTGCTAATACTGCTGTATTATAGCTTACTCTTTGTTCTTGCATATTGATATTTTTTAAAATTTAAATGCATTTTAGATGTTTCAGCACTTCTCTTACTATCTTTACTATATGAGATTAAACTACCATTTCTACCTTTAAAATACCACCACTCTTCTCCAAGTTGAGTATTTTTAAAAGTTTCATCTTCTAATTCTTCTCTGGTACAGCCAATCATAAGACAAACCATGTCTTTCAGCTTGTCTGCAAACTTTTTAATCTGCCATTTGGAAACAAATTCTCTTCCTTCCGGAGCAAGGATGCCAGTATCCTTATTAGGTTCTTTGGCAAGAATGATTTGTTCTTGAATGATTTTTCCTACAGTGTCTTTCCCACTGTTAATTTTTCCTGATATTCCTATAATCATACTGTTTGTTTTTTAAATTGTGATCTCTTCTATGAATACTCTTTCTAACCCTACTTCAGGATATTCAGATAACATCCAACTTTCAAAGTCATCTTCATCATCTAATAAAAGATATTGTTTATAGTAAGACTTGATTTTGGAAATATCAAGATTTTCATCAGCAATCCAATAAAGTCCTACCCAATCCATAGAATCTGATATTTGTATTAGTGTTCCAGTCATGGTAATAAATTTAATGCTGTTTGCAATCCTTCTTCTAATGCTTCTTCAAATGTTGGAAAATCTCCCATGTGGAATAACATTTTAGGTGAATCAGTTTTACATATAACACACATACAATCATAAACTTTTTGTCTATCACCTGATAATTTCTTATAATCTGGTGAACAATATATATCTATGTTGTGTACTTCTCGCAACCATTTCTGCAATAAGGACTGTGTAGGTGCTAAAACAGAATTCAAAGCATTTCCAGAAACAATTAGTTTCCCTTCTTCATACCCTGTATCATATGCCATATTATCTCCATATACATTAGCTTTAAGGTGATTAAACCCTTTTTCTTTAGCTAAAACAGCTGTACTGTATTCTACTAATTTTTCTTGCATGTTGTTATTTTTTAAAATTTAAATGCATTTTAGATGTTTCAGCATTTCTCTGATTGTTGTACTTAGCTGATTCCTTGAGATTATAAGGTTTTAATGGTTTTTCAGATATAGTTTCATAATATATCTGAGCTATTGGCATTTTAGGATAAACAATCAACGGTTTTACCACTGATATCTCAAGTGTCCAAGTACCACAGAAACCTACATCTCCAAATCCAGCTGTAACATGTACACTCAATCCTAAGCGAGCTAAAGAGCTTTTACCAGAAAGTAATGGTACATGTTCATGAGTTTCTGTATATTCATTGGTTCTACAGATGTACAACTCTCCTGGTTGCAATGCAAAACCGTGTTCAGGAAAAACTAACTCTAGACATTCATTATCTTTTCTGCAATCGAGATAAGATGTTGTTTTGTATACTTTGTATACAGGGTGCAATGTTAGATCAATTGAATTAGTACCTAACATATCTAATGAAAAAGGATCTACAACTATAGATCCTTTTTTTATTTCTGTGAGAATTGTAATATCTGTTAAAATCATGTTTGATAGAGTTGATTTTATTAAGCTGAGAAATACTCTCTTGTTGTAAAATGATGAACACCTATTTCTTTTTTGATATTAGCTATTTCCTTTGATAGAAATTCAACAGCTTCTTCTTTTGTTGTGAAATGTGTTGCTTGTGTAAAATCACCATAGAAATAAAAAGAACCTTCATTTACAAACAGAAATCGATTGTTTTCTAAGCAAAAAAGTACATACTGTGTTTTCATTTTTAAAATTTTTATGTTATTAATTAACTTTGTATTAATCTTTCCAAGTAAGAAATTTAACTACTGCCATTTGTGCAGCAATTACAGCATTGAATGCCGCCATGTGTAGAACATTAGCGGTCCAAGATACCCAAGATAATTTTGACACTTTTTCAACTGAATTGTTTTCTAATTCTTTCATCTTTACTTCTAGCATATCAATAAGTTCTGCACTTATTTTTTTTGCTTTTATTACAGTTTCATCTCCTGATGGAAATTCGTACAAATATATGTACTATTCAGGTTTATCACTAAACATTTCTTCAATTTCAGAAAATCTAAAATCATCTGTATAAACTTCTCCACCATTGATTTCAAGATAGAAAGAAACTAATAATTCTTCTCCTTCTATACTCAACCGTATAGTTATATCATCGTGAGTATCAACATCATCTTCATTGTAATCAACAACACTGTACACACCATCTTCGTTAAATACAAACTCTTCTTCGTTAAGTCCTCCAGTAATCCATGTATTAATTACTGATGCTGGTAGAACTTTTTCAATTTCTATCATTTCTGGAATAACTTTTTTAATATCTTCTATTTTTTCTCTCATACCATCTAAGGGTAAAAGAAATACAGGGTAATCTATTTCTGATTTATATTCCTGTGCATCGATTGCTACATATTTCATTATTTACGAATTTAATTTTGTATCTAAAACAAGTAAATTATATACCACCCAAGATTTGTACTCAGGATATTCTGTTTCAACAAGATTTAAAAGATCAGTTGATTTCATACCTGTTAATTGAACATTTTGTACAGGATGTATTTCATTTATTGTTTTCTCTAAAAAGGATACTTCGTGACTTAAATTATATTCAACAACATTTTTTATATGCTCTTTCAACGGTTCTAATTGAGAATTATGATACTCAATCATCAATTTCTCAATATCATCTTTATATTCCCAAATACGTCCATCAGCAGTACCATTATCCGTTTGTTCTTTATAAAAAGCATCAAACATTTCTCCTGCTATTACTAATTTATCACTCATAATATTATAAATTTGTTTTGATTATACTTAATAATTCTTTACTTGTATTAACTAGACATCTTTTCTTTACAGATTCTACCATTTTTTTAGGAATATCGTAATGTGGATGTTTACCAGAATGATACCAACACCTCTTTATGTGCAAATCTTCAGCCATTTGATGAAGATTCTCTATAGAGTAAGGAATGCATATTAGATGTCGTGAATCATCGCATATATAAACCAAAGATGTTTTCATACTCATAAATACTAATTTAGTTTTGGTATAGGAGACCAATATAAAGGATGAAGATCTAATAGATAATCATATTCTGGATCTAATAAATCATTATAAATTCTACAAATAATGTGCCATCTAATAGGCATCTCATCTGCTACACAACCCAAATACATAGATTGAATAGTATCAGTCTCTATATTACCATAATATAAGAAAACTAATTCTCCACATTCAGGTAAAGAATCGATATTTGTAATATCAATTTTATGGAAATTTGGATACTTTGATGAAAATATATATTTAGTTTTAATATTACCTTCTTCATAAGTAACTTCTTTAGTGTACTTTTTAGGAAGTTTTACTGAAAATTCAACATAAGATTTCTTATTATCTTTAGTACTTTTAGTTAAATAATCTATTAGTTGAGATACACTTTTTTTTATATTATAGATTAGTGAAATATTACATTCATCACAAAGAAACTCAATCTCTCCATCTGTAAAATTAGCGAAATCATTTATAGTATCAATATTATAATCTTCATCAGTTACCCACAAATGATTTTTAAGTTCAGATAATTCAAAAATAAGTTCTTTATGATTATCATCAATAATTCTATATTGATTTTTTGTTTTTTTAATATGCTTATATACAGCTTTGAATGTCTTTTTTCTACTTAATATCATATTTATACTTATTTTAAATTGAAAAATTCCTTGATTGTTTTTGGTGTATATTTTAATCGTCGAGTATCTTTTTTAATTTTTGTAAAAAGATATTTTTGTGGAGTAAATGTTTCTTCAAAGAAAGATGGGAGTTTAATTAAATTAATATAAATTTGATACTTATCAAATAACCAAGCTTTATTTTGTTGAAATAATCTAGTCATATTATTTCTATCAAAAATACCTTTAGTTTCAACATACGATATTAATTGAATTGTATCATCGCTTTGTTTTTCTTTTTTATATAAAAAAGGACAAGTAATTTTTAGTATTGTATCATCAATATCTTGTGCAATTATCGAAATATCTTTATCGGGATTCCATACTATCTTAAAATCAGTAGTATATATTTTTTTACCTATAACTTTTTGAGTTAAGATTTTGGTGGATTTTTTTAAAATTTTCTGATACTCCTTGTTAAATCCTTTAGTAAGCACAAAAGGTTCTGGATTATGCTCATAGGAAAGTATCACTCCAATAGATAATAATTCCTCTAAAAAATAAGAAAAATATAATTCTTCATCTGAATCAAACATTAGCAATAAGTTAAAAATTAGTAAAAAGTGCAGTGGAAAACCCCACTGCACTATAATCAAAAAATCACAATGAAATATAAAATATTTTATTCATCATCATCTACTAAAATAGCATTTTCAGGATTTATATCATCATTATCATCATTTTGAGTAGATGATTCAAATTCCATTTCAGCCTGTACCCCATTAGTAGATGTACTATTAACAGGATCAATATCGGTAGCAGCACTACTAGTTGGTTTTACAATACTACTGATATAATCTGTAATTTCGCCTTGGTTAAAAAATTCACTCAAATCATAAGATCCTAAAAACATATCTGATAAATATACATCAACACTACTAACATCGTTACAATTAACTTGAAAAATAGCATTAGATGCGTTTTGTGCAACTGTAACAGCAAATACCCCAGTATCCGCAAACTTTCTAGAGTTTTGGAATCTAATTACTTTTCCTGATATAGGATTTTGAGTAAAACTTCCATCAAATAATTTATCAAATAAGTTTTTGATAATTCTTTTATCTTTACTAACTACTAATCCAGTATGACGAAGCTTTCTATTATTACCAAATTTAGTAATACTTTCAGAAAAACTTGTTGATGGATTCCTTTCTTCATTTTCTAGAAGTTGTTTTAAGAACTCTAGAACATTTAAGTTCTCTCTTTCTCGAATTATATCAAGAAATTTTGTAGAAATTGTTTTAGATTTTCTTTCTACTACTGTTTTTGTTTCATCAACTACTACATCCATTTTTTTTTAATTTAAATTAACGTTTATAAAATTATTATTCAATAAATTATGCATATTTGCATAAATCTTATCATCATCAAAATCATTTTGAGCATTACTATTTATAAGTTCTTCATAACTATTCTTTATATACTTATTATAAGCTAGTAATATATTTTTTCTAATATAATGACAGTGAATCAATCTTTTGATAAGTACTTCATAATCAAAACTCATTTCGCAAATTCTAATCTCTATTGTTTTATATCTTAATGAAAATCTTACCCAACATCTATTATCGATTTTAACATCTCTTGCATTATAAGAACCTTTATAATCCCAACTGTCCAACTCATTTAGAATAAAATCTTTGATTTTGGAAAAAAATATACTATCATTTATTATATTAAAATGATCAGTAAAATCAATATGAAAATGTATTCCACTATCGGTCAATGCACAATTCGATTTCATTAACTTACAAATATTATATAATGCTTTCATTCCAGGTAAACCTGGAGCAATTCTAAATCTTAATTCTGAAGTTGATGATCTATTTTCTTTTAATCCATCGATGGTATCAAAAACATTACTATTTGTTAGTAAATTACATTCAACTTCAACACCACTATCTACAGGTAAATAGTGAAGCGCTTGTTGTTCAAAAATATTATCATCTAAAATATAAGGATATTTGAATATAAAATTCTCTGAGTTATAATAAGATTCAAAACTTGCTACATCATTAAATTCAGCGAATACTTTTGGATTATCACTCATCAATATTCTTTATTACTGGATTTTTGTACTGGAGGAATAACAGCATTTTTTTTATCATCATTAACAGACCTATTTACTGCAACTTCTTTTTCTGAGAAACGCTTGCGCATCTCCTCTCTCAATACAGGATCAGTAATGGTATTAAGTAAATCTTCATTGGATAAAGATTCCAGTGATGGTTTATCGTCTATTGGTTTTGCAATATCTACTTTTGATTTAAAGAAAATAATCAATTCATCTTTTAGTTCTTTAGTATTCTTAGTATTATAAGATAAAACTTTTTGTTTGATATCATCTCTTGTACTTTTATCTTCTACTTTTTTACTATAAGATGTGTTGTCAATATTTAAAATGATATTTTGACCAACTTGTCTAAATGATATTTGATCTTTTATTTGAGTTTCAACAACTTCTTTCTTTGGTTTTACAATCTTATCTTTAACAGATTTAACTACAGATCCTACCCCATTATCTTTTTTCTTACTATCTTTTTTCTTATCATCTACCTTTTTAGTTTCTATTTTCTTAATATCTACCTTTTTCTCAACTTTTTTAGTAGATTTAATATTTGTTGGTGTAGAATCACCAGAAGCACTTAGAAATTTAATAAATTTTTTCTTAATGTCATCTGTAGAATCTTTGGTTCTATAGACAAAATTATTTGCATCACAATAAGCTTTTAACTGATTGCGATCAAAATCTTGAATTTTTTTAAAATCATGTTTCATTTTCAACGAATTTTAGTGAATGAATTTTATTTAATGGTTTTAATTTTATATATTTACTAAGAATTAGTTCTCGTAAATCTAATGGTTGATTAGTATTAGTATATTCTCTAATTATACCCCAATTTACTTTAATAAATCTATTTACTAATTCTAATATATATTTATATTTTTCTATACTAGATAATACTAAATCGAATTTAATACTCGCATCAAGTTCTTCAAAGAAACTAAAATAATCTTCAAATTTGTATCTATTAATAAAAGGATTTTCTTTAATTTTAATTGGGTCTAATTCAATATGATCATTATGGTTAGTATGACTATCAGTATTACAATCAAAATAAAATAAAAATTCTCTTAATAAATCATAATATTCTACATAAATAGTTGATTTGAAAATATTTGCAAAATCCCATATTTTTTGAATAATACGTGCATCAAAAAATGTAATATTTGAACGACTTATATCAAACATATCATAATTAGAAAAATCATTAGCTTTATATATATTATAATTATGGGTTTTAAATAGTTTATAAAAAACTGCTTTTTGTAAATAATCATAAAACAGATCCAAAATATAAATATTTTCTTTTAAAAATAAATCATCTACTTTAATTATTTTAGATCTGAACAAGTTATAAAAATTATTTTTTTCAATTTTAGTATAATTACTAATATCACATAATAAAAAGCTATTTGTATTTTTAACTAATTGATCATCTTCTACTGGTTGTAATTGATAAATTGTATCACGATATTTACCAAACGTTCTTATAAAATTATACTTATGATTTGTTATACAATTATTTTTTTTATTTTCGTCTCTAATTATGATATAATCATGCTTATTAATTTCATCATGATTTAAAACTATACTTGAAGAAGAAAAAATAGATGAATAATCATAACAATTATATAAAGCTAATGAAAATTCAATATCGGTTTTTTCTTTTTTTGCACTAATTGTTTTTTTTCTTTTCTCTTGTATAGCTAGAATAGATTGTTTCTTTTTTTCAATAAAACTATCAATTTCTTCTTGAATATGTTCAATAGGAACATCTGGAACAACACCTAATTTAACTATTTCATAATATATATCTTTATATACACGAATAGCATCTTTTATATAAGTTAAATTTAAATATCTTTTTATTGTTTTATAAACAAAATAACCAGGATATTTATGTAATCTAGAAATATAATTATTACTACCTTCCAAAATGCTACGTTGATAATCTATTATAATATTTGTTATAATGTTATCTGTAATAAACTTCCAAGTTTTATTATCCGTAATATTCAAGTTTAATTTAATATTCGATATTTTATTTGAATCGAACACGGTATCATCTACATTATAATCATCATATATTTTATAATATCTTTTAGAATCATAATAACTTGTTTTTCCAGATGCTAATCTTACATCAATATTTATAAAAAGCTTATTAAAAACTCTTGAAAATTTTGATTGAGATAAATAGCTGAATTTATTATAATTCAAAAGGTAATAAATTCTTTCACTGGAACTAATTGACTTCAAATATGATATGAATGTATTGATTAGATCATCATCATTACTTTCTTCAATCATTTCTGGACTATAAACCTTAAAATCTTCGTTAACTTCTTTAATAATACGATTTCTTATATTAAGATATTCTAATGTATTAAATGGTTCATTGTAATTAATAAGTTTTCGTGTAAGTAAAATTTTAAAATAAGAATCAGAATGATTTACTCTAAGTATTATATTTTTATTATCATTATTATTATTACTTTGATTATTAAAATTTAAAATAACTCCGAGTGATGAATCATAATTATCTATACAATGATGGTATTCAGCAATATTATCAATATATTCATAATGTCTAATAATATTATTACTTATAAGATCAAATACTTGTATATATTTTTTAATAATATTATTTATAGATAACTCGGTATATTCAATATTTTCTCTATTCAAAGTTACATTAAGATCTCCAATATTGAATTTTAAATGTACCCCTGATAAAAAGTTCATATCATATTGATAATAATCACCTATATTATTTTTCTTTATATATTCATTAAACTTTGGTTCAATTAAAGAATGATCTAACTTATAAGATACACAATCTAAACTAATTCTTAGCGAATCTTCATTATTTGAAGTATGATAAAAAAGATCGTGTTCATAAATTAATCTATTATTAAATTTATCTACTTTAGTTGCAAGATCTTGAAGTTTAGAAGCATATAGTATATTACTATATGACAAAGTATTTTGAAGAACGAGTGGGTTTATTTGAAAATTGAAATAGATATTTTTAAATAAATATAATTGCTGCGATACTTTTACTACAAAAGAAAATAAATCATCATATTTTACAGAAAAATATATTTTTGTTCCATTTCTCTCCGATGTTGGAACTTCATTCAACAAACTTATCTCTGGTAAAGTAGGAGTTTTATTTAAAATATAAGTATATTTAGTACCAGAATACTTAGTTTCTATATAAAAGAAATCAACATAACCCAGTGGTGATTTTGATCCAATCATGATCATCTATTATTTCTAATAGCATAGACTATATCTTCATCTACAACATTACTTGTTTAGATGTCGGACGCTTTTTCACTTACACACTACTGTAAGCTACTTCCTGTTATTAAGCAAACTATATTGCTCAGGTAGTCGTTGAACGTTCTATGAATGTATCCATAGCTTCGCTGCTGATTGCCTTATAATAATTTATTATTTTTTGCACCTTTCTTTTTAAATAATAATTAGAATCATTATATAAATAAAGCAAGGTTTGTTTGACAATTTGATTATTTTCAATCCATAATGTATAGCATGTTTTACGACTATTACTTCTAATTTTATAATTTATTATATTTAATTGCATCGCAATTTCTTTTAAAAAAATTATATCTGTAGATGTAAAAGCTATTCTAATTCTATCTTTATACATTTTTGGTATTTTTTTTAGATTATAATTCGATATTCTTTTGTAATTATATTTATAAGAATCATGGATGATAGAACCATCACCATCCAAAAATCCTCTAATAAAATGAGGATATAAATAAGGTTCTAAAATTGGAAATTTCATACCAACTTTTGATTTATTTATATTACAACCATACCCTATCAAATTTTTACATAATGTATTTGATGTAATTCTTACAATACTAATGGGTTTTTCGTTTATACTCCTATTTCTAATAGAAATAGATTTAAAAACATCTTGGTTATCGTTTAAAAATTTATCGAAAATATAATCATCTTCTGACGAACAATAAATAGATAAACGTAATTGTCTATTTGGTCTATCTACTGTTCGTCCATCATAAATACTTCCATCTGCATAAATAAAACCTAACAAATAAGCTTTATATTCATTATCGATGGATTTAAAATAATCATTATCTTTTTTTAATTTCCGTGCCATTGGTGTACATATTATAGGCACAAAATTATAAATTATTACTTAGGTTTCCAGCAATTCATCCGATTTTTTACTTAAAAATTTCTTTTTTAAGAGGGCATTACTCTACCCCAACCGCCTATAAAATCTTGACTTAATCTTTTAGTACTATCGAAATATGACATATAATGTTTCTCAATAAATTGAGGTGACATACCAATACCATCGTCTTTCACAGAGAATGTTATTTCTGAATCAATATCACAATATAAAGATATCAATATTGGATTATTTACATTATCCAATCTATTTGCATCTAAAGCATTAGATGTTAATTCTCGAATAATCGATCCTATAAGATCAGAATATAAGTTTTTACTCACAGCAGATATCGCAAACATCATGTTGGATGCACTAATATTAGCTTGTGTAGCTTTTCCTACACCAATACTATCAATCTCAATATTTTCTAATATTTCTACCTTCATTTCTATTCTATTTTCAAAATTGGTGTTTGATCTAATTCAGTACCAGGAACTTCAATTCCTAATTTTAATGCAGCTCCTATAGCAATCTTATTTGGTTCATCTTTTGGTATCGGTGGAGTTCTCATATACTCATCAGGAATCAAGGTTTCATCTACAATGTTTACTTTAGTATTATTGCGATAAGAAACATCCCCTTGGTCTGTCTCGATAGATTTTAATTCTAATTTTTTCATCACAAAATCAATTCTATCTTTCCAATATTCCATTGACTTTTTCTTTACTTCTATAGATTTTTCTAATTTTTTTAATCTATTACTTCTATCTAAAATAATATTATTATTTTCTTTATACTTCTTTATAAAAAATTCAATAGAACTTTTACCTTCTTTATCTAACTCATCAATTAAAAATTGAATATCATCTGTTATAACACCCTCACTATCTATTAGTAAATGCTCTATTTGCGATTTTATATCTAAAATATTTATTTCCATGAACTTATTATTTAAAATTAAAAAAAAAATGGTAGGTATATTTCAACCTACCATTCATTACCAACGAAAAAAACCTATTAAAAGAGTATCTTAATTATCTATTATAGATTCTATTTCTTGAGTAGAATCGACTGATTTGGTATCAATTGAATCGGTATTAATAATATCATAACATCCATCTATAACTTCTTTAAACTTAGCAAGATCCCCAGCTTTCAATATAATAATATCTACTGATTGATTTCTAACTAAATTATTCAAATTTACAATTTGATGATCAGATAATTCATTTAAATACAATGTGATCTTTTTTGATAAATCTGCCATTGTTCCATTGTCTTTTAATAAACAACCTTCCGATTTGAAAAGAATTTTATCCATTTTTCATTTTTTTTTTACAATGACAAATTTACAAAAAAAAATTATCCCAGAAGTGTTTTTAACTTAATAAATCTAATTAATTTACTTTGATCTAGTAACAATTTAACATCATCGAAATTTACTAGAGTAAACGTACGAGAATCTTGATTTTTATTTTCAAATTCATTAAAAGTATCATTATATATACTAGATTCCTTATCAGTATAAAAATTAATAGCATTCCCTTTTGCAATTGCAAATTTATAAGTTACAATATTAACACCATTTCTATTTGTATCAAAATAATTCAGAATTATATTATTATCATCGATAGATTCGATAAATATGGTATCAAGATTTTTATTTACATGAACTCTCCACATTCTTATTTTAATTTATCTTCTGAATAATATTCTCTAGAAGGATCGAATTTTGGAAAAAATTCATCACCAATTTCACTAACATTAAGTTCGGTTTTCATTGTATTTTCTAAAAATGATTTTTTATATACAATGTTGTGTGCTAAATTTTTAGATACAATATATCGAATATAAATATTATTAATAACTGGTACAGATTTATAAGAAATACGCATCTGTTCTTTAAACAAAACTGATGTTTCTGAATATTTCGATTCTGAAATTTTTAAAATATCATTTTTATATTTTTTAGGTATTTTTAACGTTATATGTATAACATCATCAACAACTGTTATATAATAAAAATTATCATGATTTATTAATAAATCAATTACATTTACTAGAGAAGAATCTGTTAAATTACGATCATCAATAGCATCTATATCGAATAATAAATGTAATAAAGTATGATCTGGATCTAAATAACATTGTATTAAATTATACTCACTTACCAAATATAACAATGGATAATTTAATTTTGAATCCTTATTTACTATATTAATATTATTATCAAATAAATTTATTAATAATATTGTAGAAATATTTATATTTTCCCAAATATCTTGAATAGTTATCTTATTTATATTAGGATTTTGAAATTTGATTTTCCCACTCATCTTTTTTAATTAATTTTTTAATTATCATCAATATCATCCACACTATCCTGGTAATCAATATTCATCTTATAAGGTATTACATAATGTTCTCTAAGAGCTTTATATCTTTCTGGATCTAAATCTAAATAATCCCTAAGATTTCTTATTTCTAAAAAATCTATTTTAGCATATGGGTTATTAATTTTTATACAATCGTTACCCTGATAATTTATCCCAACTTCTTTATTTATTATTTCTTCAAGATCTTTATTAAATTCCTGGAAATAAATATCCAAAATTGAAATATCTATTTTACTATTAAATATAAGATGTTTTATATCTAAGTATTTATACATTTTGAATGGTAATTTATTCACTAATTGATAGTATTTAATAGTACTTAAATCTTTACCACCATGTAATAAATTTTGAAGATCTTCTGATATTAAACTATTTCTTAGTCCACCAAAATGACTTAAATAAAAAGTTGCTAATTCTTTAATTGGTGCTTTAGATTCTCTATATTTCGCAATCAAAGAAGAAAATTTATTAATAATAAAACTAGTATATAAAAAAGTATTTATATCGTTTAGATGATTATATGAATATAAGATTTCACAACCAATTATTTTAGAACTATCATTCGATAATAATCTAATAATATTATTATAATCAGAAATAGTCATTCTTTGTTTAAGTATTTCAGTACTATTAATGTAATCACTAAAACCAATTACTTTTGTAGAACTATCTCTGCAATATTTATTAAAAGTATCTAATAAACATTGCACATTAAATACGATACTTTCTATATCTACTGTTTTAAATACTTTTCCTGTAGCTATTACTTGATTTGGTTGTAATTGAACTGTATCCAATTTATCATATAAATTCTCAGGAATAAATTCATATAAAATAGTTCCACAAATATCTTCTAAATCACTCTTATGAAATCTTTGATCATTTATAATATGATATTCATCTATATCAGCAATATTTATTTTTTTAAAATAAACATCTTTTAATAAATCATTTATACATATTTTTGATGAATCATCATGTCTGCTTGATAATATATTCTTTACATAATCTATTGCACGTTCGAGATCAAAATCATTAAAAACTGTTAATGTTGCATTATTTACAGATCTTACTTGCTTTACTACAATACCTTTTTTTAATAACTCAATATTATTTGTACTAATAATTTTTTTTAATTCTCCATGTACTGAAAAATCATAATAAATTCTATCTCCAGATCTTACATTATCTATAAACAAATCATTAATTTTATTAAGTATATTAATATCATTATTTGATACTAAATAATGATTACTAAAGATCTGTTTTTTCTCAATACCATCATATTCTAAAGAAACTATTTTCTTCATATAATGCTTTGTTTACTCATTAATAAATCCATTACATACTTCTTACTCGTTATTCGAGATAATAAATTTTTACATGGATGAGTTGGTTTAGATATATCCATTAATACATCCATCAAACTATCTTTGTGAATGATCTCTTTATCTAAGATATTTGAAAATCTATTTACTTCATCATCTGTAATTTTTGGATTACGGAAATAACTTTTCAATCTTAAACCTAATAATCCTTTAATATCAGATCTAATTATTTTTGATCCATTACTATCAGTACTATAAATACATTCGGTTAATTTATCCAAAACCATCTTTTCATTATTTTTCGGATCAAATATCCATTTCAAAGATGGTATCATATCTAAATTATTATCAATAAATAGCAGAAACAATCTTGTCATAGATTCTCCAACACTACCGACACCGATTCTATGTACGGTTGTCAAATCATTTTTATCTTTTAAATCAAACATTGCTATTCCATGAAAGAACATCGACCATTTTCTATAAGAAGGAGTATCTTTTTTATCTCTAGCTTCATCGGTTTTATAAAGAAAGTTTATACAAGGTTCTGGAATATTATGCTCAGTAGCATAATCTACCCAGCTTTCTATGTTACCGACTACTTGATACGATAACATTCTATCCATACCAGCAGCATCAAAACTTGATACATTATAATTCCCATCTGTCGGATTATTACACAACACAATAGTACAATTAGGAGGTAAACTCCAATTTGCATATTTACCATCCAATATAAGGTTCATACAAGCTTGTTGAATGTGTGGGAGTGATCTTTTATATTCATCTAAAAGCAATATGCTATTATCTGTTTTTGCAAGCTCATTTACCCACTCAGGAGTAGCATAACTTAACTCTGGATTAATAGATACCTGTGTCCATCCATCTGCTAAATATTGTTGAAGTTGTTCAATTTCGACTTTTCTATTATTAAGTACAACTTTTTCTTTTTTACCTTCTGGTGTAGTTTCTATTACTTTAGATTCTTTTTTTATCCTATAAACCTTTCTTGGATACCCGAATAACGATGTTTCATCTGTTATTTGAGCTAATTCTCGCTTAATAAAAGAATATCCTTTTTTTTTAGCATATTCTTCAACAAATTGGGATTTACCAATCCCATGCTCACCAATAAATTCTACCGCTAAATTTCTATTAGAAATTCCTTTTTTCTTATTATAAATATTCGATTTTACAATCGAATCAAGAATTTGAGCTGCTTCATTTATACTATACGCCATATATTGATTTTTTAATTTAATTATTGTTATTTTGTTTTTAAATAATCGATAGGAATTTGACACGATGTAATACCTGCCCAATCTACCAAAGAACCTTTAGATGATACCACTACTAAAATTGGAATATTACTTTTAACACTAGGTGGGGAAACCCAACCATCAGTTAAATAAATATGACCCGAATATTTAGGATTATCATTTGTATAAGAAACGGCAGGAGTAAATTCTGTTCCACCTCTGCCTGATATACCTTTTTGAGTGAGGTATTCATTCATTTGATGAACATCTTTTAACTCCCATACATTATGAATAGTAGTATCTATTTCAGCAACATCTATTTTACAATTAGTGATACGTTTGATATTACATAACTCCGTAAATACTTCCTTAAAATCTTGTTTACTCATAGAACCAGATGTATCAATACTTACAAAAATATATTTATCGGGTTTCATTGCTAATCTATATAAATCTGGGATTATAAGCGTTGGTTTCGATCTTGTTCTACTTATTTGAGTAAAATTTCCAAAAATCGAAACCCAATTTCTAATAAAAGATACATAATCAAATACAGGTTTGGGTGGATTTAATATTTTATCCAATAATTCTCTTAAATAAGCAGGCATATTACCTTGAGATTTATCAAATTCTTCCAAAGCTTGTTTTAAAATAAACTCTTGTTGATTTTTAATAAAATCTTTTACTTCTGGTGTAAGTTCTTTATTTAATCCATCCCAATCCTTATGATCAGATGGATGTTTTGAATCAGTGTTCTTACATAAATCTAATATAAAAGATCCGCTACTTTGATTATTGTTTTCTTTAATCTTAAACAATTTTTGATAAATCCAATCCGATCCTTTATTTATACAATTTGGTATTGAAATATCTGGATCATTATAATCATCAGGTAAAACAGGTCTTATAGGAATTTTCTCAAATTCTTTTTTAAACGTTTCTTCATCAATTATTTTATCAGATAAATCTTGCGTTAATTTTTCTAAAGCAGGTTTGTGAACACTATTAAATATTTGTGTATTTGCTTCTCCTGGAAGTGATTTTTCTCCAAAATCATTTAATAAAACCGAATTTATAAATAAATCAGTTGCTTCATTATGCAAATTATGATCTGGATAATTTTCTCCCATTAATGGATGATTATATATAACATGCATTACTTCATGAACTAGTAGTCCAACTCTTTGTGATTTACTCATGTTGATTTTATCAATCCAAAATTTCCTATTGATAAATAATTTATAGTTTAACCCTATTAAACCAATACCAGCAGTAAAAATCGGTACTTGTGGGCTATAATCCACAAACTCTTTTTGAATAGTTAATAACATATAACCATAAAAACGCATGTTCTTATATCGATCTTCTATTAATAGTAATTCAATAGAATTTGAAACTGATTTATACAGATCTTCATCAGTTATTACTTTACCATTTAAAGTAAGTACATCACTCATATTGCATATTATTTTATTTTCGATTAATTAAATTACAATCTATAAATAAGTTTTGTAATTCTTGCACTTTTCTATCTTGATTTACATAAGCAGCAGGATGAATTGCTGTATATATATTACCCATAAGGATTTCGGATTTTAATGCTTTAGCATCTCCTCCTAGCAATATCCAATTTAAATTAGTTTTTTCTCTACTAATCTTATTAATTAAAATCTTTGTGAATTTTGACCAAACATCTATATGAGAGTTTGGTTGAGATCTAAATACAGTTAATGTTGTATTTAATAATAATACTCTATTGTCGAGCATAAAATCTTTAAATTCTAAAGGATCTATACCTAAACTTGCACTTAATATTCTAAGGGATGGATTTATATATCCATTTTCTGTTACAAAGCTTAATCCACACGCTGACGGAACATTATTATAAACATTATGATAGGGATCTTGTCCTATTAAAACATATTTACATGTTTCGATATTTATTTCTCTAAAACATCTAAAAATATTATTTTTTTCTGGGAAAATCTTTCCTTTATATAATCCATATAATGGTTCTATCTGCTTCATTACAACATCTAACTCCTTCATCACTAAAGGATTATCAATAATAAGTTTACTCCAAGTATTAAACTGGAGATTTATTTCATCAATATTCATACTAATGTTTGTTTATTTTTTTTTAACGATATATCCTATTATAATATAGGATTGGGATGATTTATTATAAATTCTTTATAATTATCAAATTCAAGTTTAATACTATTCAATAGTAAATTAATACCTATTAATTCAGTATCTTTATTATATATATAATTATTAAGATCATAATTATATAACCAAATAGTATAATCATTAAATTTATCTACTGAGTTTAAATTAAATAGAATCTCCCCATAATATGGTTTTATTTGTAAAGAAAGAATATTAAATATAGGTGATACTATACCGAATCCTTTTTTTATATTATAATTAAGTTTTAAAGATTTATAACCTTCTCTTTTAAATATAATAACATTGCACTTTTTGATTTTTGATAAATAATTAATTACATTAACCAGAAGATTGGTATGAATATTTGATGGTAATTCTATTAAAGATAATTTATTTGATTCTTTTGGAATATATAGATTTAAACCAAACATTGGTATAGGTTCTATAGAATAATCATAATACTCTTCACTAGACTCCATCTCTTATAAATTTATCAATTATTAAATCGTTTAAAAGTTTATAATCAAAATGATCTACTACATCCCAAGAATCTTTAATCTTCAGATTATTATTTGATAATGAAATTGGTACATTTATATAATTTAGATGATATAATTCTGTAAATTCAATAGATCGCTTTATACCAGTAGAATCATTATCGAAAAAAATATATATATATTTATATACTGATTTTAAGTAATCAATATCCCAGGGTGTTAGAAATAGATGTTCAGAATGCGGAGCTATAGCATCGTATCCTAATTTATTTAAAACCATACAATCTTTATAAGATTTAGTAATAAAAAGAACATCAGAACCAAATAATCCTATTTTATCATAATTCTGTATATGTTCTATAATATTGTTTGAGAAAAATTTAGGATTTGGTTCAACAGCATAGGGAAAATAACCTTTCCAAATCTTTTTCTGTTTATCAAATACATATATAAATAAAGGATTGCTATCTATAGATTTATACATACGAGTATTATTCCCCCATATTTCTCCAGTATATATATTATAAAAACTAAGATCTGTTTTTATAAATTCTCCTTTTTCCCAATACAAAAGTTGATCTTGTGTAAATTTTTTAGTAATTCTACAACTATAAATTATATTTTCAACTATTCTCTTTTTAATATTTTGTTCTAAAGGAATATCTTTTCCAAGAACTACTGTTAAATATATATATTCTAATGCTTGATAAAAGGATAATGAAAATTTTTTCTGTACAAAATCTATACTATCTTTTAATCTAAAATCATCTCCATAATCAACCCAACACAATTTACCATTATCATATTTAAATTTAAATGAACCAAATTTTTCTTTACGAAATGGTGAATGATAAAATTGATCTTCATTAAATGGTCCAAAAAAATACAAGTAAATTTGAACATCACTTATGTAAGAATTTAATTCTGCTTTAGATGTTGGGATATAATTACCATATTCATTTTCCTGCTCCATTGTTTGATCTCTTTAAAATTACATATCAATTACATTTCTAAATCTATATTAGTAACAAGATATTTATTTATATCATAATGTTTATCTAAAGCTTCAAATATTTGTCTAAAAATTACTTGAAGTTGTATCGAAAATATATCTTTTTGACTACTTAATTCAAGATCTGATGGAAAATTTAAAACGATATTTTTAATTATTCCAAAACAACCATCATCAACAACTCTAGTAACTGTTTTTATTGAATAATCATCTTTTATCAACACAGATTTGCCATTATAAAAACATATAAAAAATTTAGTTGTAGCAAAATGACGTTGTTCAAATGTATATTCTATATCATATATAATTTGATTTTCAATATTATCTTGTAAAAAACGAATATATCTTTTAAGATGAAAATTTTTAAGTTCATATTCTATATATTCTGATTTAATGATTTCACTATTATTCATGATTAAAATTGATAAAAAATATCCCCGTACCTATAATTGATACGGGGATTTCATTCTCAGGAAAATCTATTAAAAAACATTTTACATTTAATCTATATCTAGATCATCATCTTCTTCTACAATATCATCTTCTTCTACAATATCAGATACAGATCCTAATTTTGGTATTGATGCTTGTATTTTCTTTATTTGCTCCATATCCTGTGGAGTATATTTCAGAATACATTCCGAATCATCACTCATTACTTGAAGAAATGGAGGGAATTTTGGAAGTACAGGACGATTATCTTTATCAGCCATAAATTTAACATATAACAATCGATCATCTATTCTTTCATTTAAAAGTAATTGATACTTAGAGCTGAAATCTTTGAAAGATGTAGAGTTCCCCGTTACTTGAGTTAATTCTTCTACTGTAATATCAAATTTTGAAGCAATATGCTTCATCTTTGTATTAAAAGCTCTTTTTTCTTGCTCATAAGTTTCTTCTAACGAAGTTTTATGTCTCCAAGATTTCATTGCTTCTTTGTTTAAAGGCATAACCTGATCAATAAAAGATTGAGTTACCCCACTCGTAAGATCTTTTTGATAATAAAATTTTAATGCTTCATACGCATTCCCACCTTTAGATGTACCACTATAGTACTCTACCTTCTTTAATTTAACCCCAACTGCAATCTTACAAGAATCAAATCCAGTAAACTCTTGATCAGATAAGTTACTAAAATCACCATATTCATTTGACATACAAAATTATTTAAATTGTTATTTATTAATTATTAATTTGTTTAACTTATTATTTTTCTTTGATATAAATATCATCCCAATATGTAGTTACTATTTTAGTATCAGGATTCTTTTCTGATATTAAAAATTCTTCCCCACTCAAATGTTTCGATCTAGTATCAGCAATTTCATTATCAGCTATAAAACTAAGATAATTTTTATTCTTTTCTTTTCTATATAATAATCCTAATGCATCCACATCTGCTGCTAAAATATTCTTTAACTTACCCGTCATATCCAAACTCTCAAAGGTAAGATTCTCACCTTCTTTTATAATATCTTTATCTAATGTATGCGCACTGATTATAAGATATTTACACAATGGTTTTAAAATCTCAATAAGCTTCTTTGATGCTTCACGTATATACACTTGACCTTTACCATAAGGAAGCACTTCTATATTCCAGGTTAAAGGTTGACCTTGATTTTCATCTTTATTATACTCTCGTACTGCCATTGCTCTAATGATAGTATCTAATGCTTTAGTAAAAGTATCTAATACTATAAAATCAAATACAATACCATCTTCTCTAATCTCTTTCACTAATGATGCAAATACTTCATAAGTTTTACATACAACAGCGTTACATTTAAAATATCCAGAACTACCATCCACATCAATAATAAGATGATTCGGTAATTGAGAATACAAAGTTGTCTTACCAATTTTTGGTTTAGAGTAGAAAATTGCTACTCTAGGATTAACAAGATCGGGTTCAGTAACCCCTTTGATCAATTTACCCATTTATTTACTTTTTTGAATTTAAAATTAAAATATCCAACCATTCTGATCCACTATCTGGTACTTTTAATAAAATACAAGCCATTTGTCGTTTAGTAAAATTACTGGCTAGTTTCTCCATATCATATACTTCTTTGGAAATCATACCTACTGATGAAATATTTTCATCTAAATCTTTATCTATAGCTTTAATTTTATCCTTGTTTTCTTGTTTTTTACTTATCTTATCTACTTTCTTATTTATAGTATCTACACTATCTTCTTTATTACTAATATCCTCACCTTCACCGATTACAATATCATTTAAACTTACAGGATATTGTGCATTATTATTTATTTGTCCAAAAGTACTAGATATTCTATGCTTTAACTCTATAGCTGTATTTTTTGATATATATGCAATAGAATAATTTGTAAAATCATATATATAACCATATTTATTATTCATTACACCTTTAGTCCATGTATTAGGAATAAGAACAAACATAGCTGTTGTAACAGCTTTTGATATTTTATCACCCCAAATGTTGATAGTATTATTTCTTAATCTAACACATACTATAAACGGTATATTTATATTTCCATTATTCGGAAGGAATAACTTATGTTTATAATAATAATTAGTTATCAAGCTCTGCGCAATATCAAAAGTAATATTATCGATTTTGGAAATATCTATATTCTCTATATTATCTTGCATATTTAATAATTTAAAATGGTAATTCTTGATATTGATGTCCAATTAAAACAGAGTGTTTTAAGCTATCATCATATAAATCACTATCCTTAAATGAATTTAATAAAATTGATTCTGCTATAGGATATGTAGATTCGTTAAAAAATAAATCTATTACTTTATCAGGAACATCTATTATTATTCGTGGCTCTAAAATATCAGCATATTTACTTATTTTTATACGACTTGTAACTTTTCTATTATTAATAACAACATATTCATCATCAAGCGATAATAATATTAAATACCAGTTTGAATAAATTAATAATGGTTGATCAGCACTAAATCTTTTTTGAATAAATGTAGCTATAAATTTTACTTTCGATGATACTTTACTAATTTTAGCTATTAATTTTTTAGCAATTATATCTATAGTTTCATTTTTTATTTCTTCAACCATATTAGCAAAATCTGGATCTCTTAGATATAATGCTGTACCATATCCTACTATGTCATCTTTATTTACCATAATACGATAATTTACACATTATATTTTTTAAAAAAATTTTCTCTACCTTTAATTGAAAATTCTTCCAAAGAATTTGTTTCCAATCTATCTATTAAAGGATCTAATCCAGGTACACCATCTCTAGCTTTAATTGTATGAATATAAAATAACCTAACTTCACCTTTAGTTTTAGATTCTATTTTAAAAGGTAAATTATTAGGTCCATAACTATCACTTGGTAAATTTAATGCAGAAGGGTTAACAATTGCTAAAACATTATTAGCTACATGATAAAGATATTTAGAACCAAATATATCAGTTTGATTAGGATAATGACCACCCTTATACACCATCCTTTTAGGATCTAACATTGAATTATTAAGCTGAGAAATTAAAAAGAATACTCTATCATAATTTTTCTTCTCAATATTAACTAGTTTACTCAATGCAATTAAAGTATCATTTTCATTATCTCCTTGTCGTCCAGATACAAGCAAAGTATGATCAAAAAAAATATGAACTCTTTCTAAAGGATGTTTTTCACTATATTTTTGAAGTACATTAGCTATTACTGTTACATCAATAGGCACTTCTATTATATCAAATGGTATATTTTTAAATTTATCAAAATTAGATTTATCAACCAAACCATTACTATATAATTGATTAAGAGATAAGTTCAAATCTTTACCTACTAATTTAGCAGCTATTTTTCTCCCAGGAACTTCAAAAGATAAATATAAACATCTTGTATTTTTATTTAATGTAGCAAGATTATATGCTAATTGAATAGCTAATGTGCTCTTACCTACTCCACTCAATCCTGCTAACAGAATAACATCTTCTTTATTAGTACCTTTTAACAAACGATCATTAAGAAATCTAAAACCAGTATCGCATGGGATTATCTCATTATTATATATCTTCTGTTGATACAAATATTCTTCATTAGCTACTGAATTTAAACTTCTTAATTTAGCCATCACTACTATTTAATTGATTAATTTTATCGCTACAAATACGAATTACATCTTTACATCTATCTTCGTCAAACATACCTATATGAGTTTCATTCAAAGGTAGATTTAATTGCAAAGATAACCATAAATAAGATTTATTTCTTCTCGAAAGATCTGATTTTTTTTTATAAATCTGATCTATTAATTTTTCCTTATAAAACCTATCAAAATATGAATGAGCTTTTTTTCTCAAATCTCTAAGGATTCTATTAGCAAGTGTACCCAAAGGTATATTAGTTCCTTTGTGTACACCACAATAAGCATTACAATCTTCACATAAATAAAGCATTCCATAATCTTTACCATAGATTATAGAACTATTTACATACTTTGATTCTTTATTACAATAAGGGCAAATCGGATTAATAATTTTATTATCCATAATTATCCTATAATTTAGCAAAACTATTAGCTCTACTTGTTTCTAATTTTAATAGATAAGAATCTATAATCTCTTGTTTTGATTTTGTTAGTAATAACTCTGGATTAACAAATATAGATGTTGCTCTATCTATAGATATTTCAACTTTATGTTTATTCTTTGATTGTATAGATTGTAATAAACCCCTTTTTATATCCTTATTTTCTCTAATTGATTCTAGAGAACCAACTGGTCCTTTTTTTTGAATAATATTACCAGCTTTTAATTTATTTTCTTTATTTCTATCACTAGTACTCATACATGTTATATTTTTTAATTATTAAAATTATTTTAATCTTCAATGGACGCTAGATCACTATTAGATGTATTCTTTTCACTATATTTATCAATTAATGTTAGAATAGGAATTTTCTCACCACCAACATCTCTTTTATAAAATATATTATCTAAATTGTACAATATATTTTGTTTAGAAGAATATATTAATTCTTCAGAATATAATTTTATAATATTAAAAATAATATCTGGAGTATATTGCGGATAATTAGTTAAAAATCTATTTAATTTAGATTTAATTATATCCTTTGTACCTTTTCTATCAGAGTTTTGAGGATATAAATCTCTTAGTTTAACAATAAAGTCATCATCTATTGGATCAGTATCAATAATATCTTTATATTCTTCAGAAACAGATAAATTATCAAATTTATTAATAATAGATTTGATAGATTTATTTTTAGGAGATCTTCTATAAGTACATATCTTATTTTCTATCAAAATTCCACATAATTGAGGTTCTATCAACCTCGCTAATTGCGCTATTTGCTTGTCGGTCATATGATTTTAATTTTATTTGAATCGAGATTTATAAGAGCTTCTTTTATCCATCCTAATTCAATAGAATTTGTATATGGAATATATACATTAAGTGGATTTTCAGAATCTTTTACCAAACCTCTTGATAATTTTTGAGTAATGTTAGTATTACTACTATTTACTGATAATATAATACAAGTATCTATATTATGGAAATTAAATCCTGTAGCAGCTTTTTCTATCAAAACAATATGATTAATCTTATTTAATTGAAAATCTTCTAAAGATTGCTTATCTGTTTTAGAATTATAATTGTTTTTTGATATCTTATTAGAAACATCTGTATTACTTGCGAATATTAAAATTCTTTTATCAGGATTGTTTACAATAAAATTTTGTGCAAACTTTATCTTTGTATCAAATGAATTAGATGTCTGCATTAAGGAAAAAGATATTTTTTTTTTCTTTTCCCATAATGGTTTTGATAAATCAACTAAAACTCTATTTCTTTGATATAAATTTCTTAAAAGTAATTGATTTTTTTCATCTTCATCTTCATATGCTTTATATGAATTTATTTGCTCTTGAATAGTTTTTCTTTCAGTATTATAAGGAAGTAATTCTGTATTAATATCAGATAATTTATTGATGTAATTATCAACCATACTTTGTTCCGATAGATAAAAAGTTGCGGGTTTATTGGTTACTTTATTATGATATTCAATTTTAATATTCTTTTCTGTAGATAACCCTAAATTATTCACAATTATATTATAATCAGAAATAATATCGTCATCAACAGCTTCAGAAAATGAATATAAAAATATAATATTATCTAACCCAATATCTTTAAGATACTGTTGTTTTTCTAATTTATTTGGATATGTACCAGTTAAACCTATAATTCTACTATTATATCCAAACGATGTAAGATACTCACTAATATGTTGGGTAATAGTATGACACTCATTATATATAATTAAATCATATATACTAATATCTGTTTTAAACAATCTAGTTGATTTATATATAATTTTATCTATATTAGATAATAAATGTTCACATTCCCAATACTTAAATTCAGCATCTAATTGATGATCTTGTTCATCTTTATCATAACACAACCATAAAACTTTTAAATTAGGATTTTTTAAAACTAAATGATTTATGTATGAGATCATTACAGACGTTTTCCCAGATCTTGGGGATTTTAGGATAGTTCCATTAGAATTTGAAATTTTTAAAGCATCAGACGCTTCTTTCGCACTTTCTCGTAAATCAATATCAATATTCATAAACACTTATTAAACTTATTAAAAAAAAGTAGGTGAGATTTGTCTCACCTACTATACACATACATCCATTATCACTAAATCCTCACTTTCAATATTCTATTTTTTGTATTAGCATGAAGGAATATTTCAATTTTATCACATATTCTATCAGATACAGGTTTTCTATTAAAATAATTACCCAATACCATTGCACTTACACCAATTTCCTTAGCTATTTCAGCTAAAGTATTTAACGAATATACAACAGAAGCTTTTGGATTAATGATTTTATTTGCTTCTTTTAAAACAGCTTCTAATTCACTATGTGTTAAATCCGATACCTTTTGTTTCATACCAAGATTTTTCATAGATTTAGCAATCATTTGTTTTTCAATCCTAATCCATCTAGTTGAATCACTTTCTTTTAACTCCTTAGTATTTTTAGGTTTAGCAATAACTTTAGGTTTAACTAAACTTATATCAACATTATCTGGATGCTCAGAACCTAAATCTTTAGATACAATAATTGTTTTACCTATATTTGGTCGATCTACATATTCCGCTGCTACAAGACGAGCAGTAGCATCATCTACATCTACAGGAATATATGGATCATAATTATCATCCAACTCATCAGTAGTATCTTTTTTATCAATTGTATTAACTCCTAATACAATTGCAGCAAGAAAAACAACAATAATAATAATTATTACTCCAATAGATGTAAGACTTTGGTTGTTTAAATTAAATGTTAATAACCCCAGAATAAAATTTAAAATACTCATAATATTGATGTTTTTGATTAAATGAAAAAAAAATGATTAAAATTATTAAATTTAGTATTAAATCTATTATTAAATTATTTCAAAATCTGATTCATCTAAATCAATTATTTTAGAAACAATTTCTTTTGCTTTATTTATATAAAATTCTCTATTGATATCGGAATATCTATGTGTACACATTTTCTTACCAGTTTTACCATAATAAAATGAAACAGAATTGTTTTCTTTCATCGGATAAAACTCAGGGTTTCCTATCTTATTAATGATAGTTATAGGATCATTTGCTTCCAAAGATGTAAACTTCAATCCTTGAACAGAATTTTCATACCAAAGTTTAGTAAGAGTTACACCCTGGTTAGATATATAATATCTAATGACCCTTTGATCTATAATTTTATTTCTAATAATCTTTAACTTCTCATCAAACTCTTGTTTGTTGAATACAAATTTATACCTACCTGTAAGTTCAGTATTATTAGATAATGGATCATAATCATTAGGATCAGTTTCTATATGTTCCATAAAAGTAAATGATGATGTCAACTCACCCATTTCATCTACAATATCATCTAATGAAACAGATTCTCCATCAACCATTTCGTTAATGAATAGATCAAAAGTACTTCCACCTTTTGCAGCAATACAAAAATCAAATATATTATTACTACAATATATTGTTTCTTCTATAGAAATTCCATTGATAAAATATTGATATAATGCTTCTGCAATAATTTTCATAGATGTATCTTTATGATATTCACTATGTGAAACTATTGTTTCGTATCTTGTAAAACATCCTTTTTCTTTAACCTTCCCCTTTTTAGTTTTTAACAGATAATTATTAACATCAAGAGCATAAAAAGTATCAACATCTTCGTACTCTAATGGAATATTTATTTGTTTAGCAAAATCGAATAATACATTCGATATCTCATCTAATTTTTCTTTTTTACAGCGAATCATAAAACCATCAGTATTCTGATATAATACTTCCACTCCGTTAAGGAAACATAATTCAGTCATCTTTGTAATCAAAAGAATACCATTGATACATACAGCTAATTGCGCTTTTTGATCTAATAATGGTCCATAATCAGAACCAAGTAAACCAAATGTTAAATTCATAATGATTTTGATGGCATAATTTAATTCGTAATGAGTATCTTTTTTAAAAATATTATTTCGTTCATTGAACCAAGTTTCAATTAATTGTTTTCCCAACAATCCTTCGATTAAATGTTTAGATTCAAAACCAAATACATAAATTAAATGCGGATAGTAGCTACCACTTTTTGTTAATCTCCTATTACTAGGAGTATCGGATCATATCTTAATTTTATACCATATATAACCATATATACTTGGTTTATAACCATTACATACAGAATATATATTTTGCCATTTATAAGTTGGGTTGTTTTTAATAACATCATCAACAGAACTATATTCTTTAATAAAATTATTATTTTTATCAAATTGATGTATTTTATATTTATGTTTGAGAATAGAAATTTTTTTACTCATCAATTTCTTTTTATCTGGATTATTTCTCCAAAAATCGGATGTAATTTTAGAATGAATCCGTACTCGATTTGGATTATTTATATAAGATTGTTTCTGACCAATAGACATTTTAACTTTTACTTGATCTAACATTTTACATTTTCCATTATAATCACTTCTTAGATTATAAATAATTTCATCATCATATTTATCCATCCATTCTTTTTCTTTATTCTGCAATAAAGTTTTATCAAAAACATCAGGTAAATCTTCTAATATGATATATTTAAAATTATTTTCTTTGAAAAGAATCCAATCTTGTAATAATAATCTATTGCAATCTTTACTATTTTTTCTTAAATTACAAACATGAGTAATTATTCGTTTGTATAAATTTGTTGTAACACCTATATACATTCGATTATTTTGAAGATTTGTGATAGCATAAACTGCTATACGTCCCAAATCTCTTTTTCTATTAACTTCCATAAAATAAAATTTAGTCCCGTAAATGTACAAGTTATTACCCATACCAACTAACAAATTATAAAATTTTGGACGCTTTTTCATTATAGTTTATGAATTATGCTATAATTACTTCCTGTTATTAAGATGTATCGCTACATCCCAGGTGATCTCTGAACCGTCTTACTCTGTAAGCTTGGCTGCTGATTGTCCTTAGCATTACCCATTAGGAGTTCCAGCAATTCATCCAATTTTTCAGCTTATATTTTAAATATAAGTTTCGGACTCCAGTTGCTAAAGTCAAAATCTCTAATTACATATTCGTCATCTGATTTATATATTCCAGATGGTACAATTCCATGAACCCCACCAACACCTATAGTAGTAGTTAACCCATTATCATAAGTAATGGTTTTAGAAATAGCACCATCAAATTTAATAAGATTACCTTGTTTTTTAGGATCTATTTCTAGTTTGGTATTTAAGTAAAAACTATATAAATCTTTGTTTATATCTAGTTCAAAATCAAAGATATTACCATACTTTTCTGGAAACTTCTTAGGAATTAATACATCAGCTATAGATATTTCTTTATAATAAGTTCTTAATTTACTAAATTCATAAGGTGTAAGATTCATTTTTTTACCTAATACCTTTCCTAAAACTGCTTTAGCAAATTGCACTTCGGTAGTATTAACCAAAGTTAATCCAAAACCAAAAGTTTTACCAAATTCTTGACGATATTTGATCAAAGGTTTAGTAATATTAAAATGTTTAAATGTTTTTTTACAGTCATTTTTACAATACTCAATGATTTTATCTATATTAGGACGAGTATTTACTTTACTATCATGTTTTAATGGTAAATCTTCTACATCACTTTCTCTAAAATTAAATCCTAACATTTTTAAGCTAGTAGTTTTAGCTGATCCTATACCATAATTATTAATTTTCATAGTATCTATACCCAATCTTATATATTTAGGGTATATTTCATTATCTTTAAATAAATTCCATTTAGATTTAATAATCTGATTTGCTATATTTTTATAATCAATTACAGATGCTTTCGGATGTTTAATAATATAATATAATAATTGATCATCGAACGAATAACTATTATACCCTATTAATACTAGTTTTCCAGAATTTGAAGTAATAAACTCTAATAATTCTTTTCTCTGATCTATACCTTTATTATCTTTTAATTCAGAATACTCAAATACGAGATATTCATCATCAACAATCGAATAAAATACTATAATCAAAAGATTATTAAATATTTCGATATCGTATATATATAATTTCATATTTATAACGAATTATGCATTAAAAATTTTATTAAAAGTTCTCTACCAATATTGAAAGTACTTAAATTTCCAAGATATTGTACAATAGGAGATGAATTTTTTAAAAGAATAACTCTTTCTATATTAATATTTTGATATTTTTTTGGTAAAATTTTATAAGAAAAATGAGTTATCGTTGCTATATAACTTACATGTTTTGTTCCATTATAATAAGCAATATGGTTTATTATATATGCTAGCTCAACACCATCACCTAATAATTTAATACTTAATTTATGCACTCTATCAAAAGAATCATGCTCAATCTTACCTTTATTTTTTAATTTACTCATCATATAATAATCTGGTTTAAAAAAAAGAGAGAGTGGTTTCCCACTCCCTATAAAAAACTGAACTGAACATCTCTTTCAGTTCTACTACACAAAATCTACCACACTATTAATTTTCAATATGGTCTTCGTTTAAAACAAGATCTCCTTCTAATACATCATCCGAAATATCATCTGTAACATTATTCTGATCTACATCTTCTACTGAATCTGACAATACTATCTCCGATGATAATTTTTGATTTTTAAAACTTATCGAAGATATATATCTTTTATACACTTGATCTAATAGATTAAATTGTTCTATGGAAAACTGTTCTTCTAATGGCCATATTGATATTCCATCTTCTCCAGTTGCAATTTTTAACCCAAATGTACTTAATAATTTTTGAATTATTAAGAATCTTTCATTATCAGTTAATTTAACCAAACTATTAAACGATAATGCAGTAAGTCCTGTATTAGAATTTACAAATCTTTTAATATCAAAAGGATAAACGGGAACTTGAATGTTTAAATCAAATAGAAAACTATTAATTCTCTGCCAATCTTCTTTACTAGCAGTAATTATTCTTTTTTCTACTACTTTTTCTGTTTGCGGTGTCATAATAAAATTATTTTAGTGATTATGGATTACTATTTAATTAAAAGTATAATTATAATTACATCATTCGAGATAATAAATAAAATATGATAATTATATCTTTATATCTTTATTTATTATTTGTGATTTAGATTTTTCATCACATTAACGAACCAACTTCATCTCTTTAATTAATTTATATTAACTTAGAGATGAAGTATTTAAAAACAAACTATTGGTTTTGGTTATTAGTCAAATTATTATTTGCTGTGTTTATTGCAGCAGTACCCAATAATTCTGCTTTGAAGGAGTTTCTAATTCCTTCTATTGTAGTAGAACTATAAAATTTTTGATGATCCTTTATAAGGATATATAATTTACTATCTTTAATATATTTTATCTCCCACATAATCTTAATAGATTTTATATGGGTTTCCCATCTCAAATCTTGCTTGGGTTTTATAAAACTGCTGGATGCTTTTACTGCTTTTTCTTCATCGTTTAATTCTACAGTATATTTACCATCAGAATTAACTGTGATTGATTGTGTATAAGCAGGAACGCTTATACTTATAAAAAATGCTAGTAATACTAGAGAAAAAAATGATTTAAAAGAAAAATGACGTTTCATGTTTTTTGATTTTTGATTTTTGATTTTTAATTAATATAGAGAAAAAGAAAAAAAAAGAGGAAATTATTTATTAGATATAGATATACCATAAGTATATCCTAACCAATAAAATATAAAGAATAATATAATAATACAAATTAGGATAAAAGGAATCCATTGTTTTTTTAATTCCACATTGGTATCTGGAACTTTTCTTCTAATAAGAGTCATAAAATTGTTTAATAATGATTAAATAAAAAAAAAAAGAAAACTATTGTGTTTGTTTACAAGTTCTTCGCTTATACATTTCTGTAACAATTTCTTGCGTAAACCTTTTAACCTAGTAATTTTGGAATTATGTTCTAAATCAGCTAATTTAATAGCTTTAGCAATCGGGTTACTAGCTAATAATCTTATGTAATCCATATAACTCATGCTAGGTTTATGATCTAATAAATCAAGTATATATCGTATTTCTGAATTAAAACCTGCTTTTTCCAAATATACCATGTGATATCCGATTTCTGATTTATCTTCTACTAAGTCGTGTAGTATAGCGCAAATCATAGCTGTTTCACCAAGATGTTTAACTTTATACATAACATAAAGTAAATGCATGATGTAAGGTGTACCACCTTTATCTAAATCATCTTTAAATGCTGTAGCAGCTATTTGAATTGCTTTTCCTAATGTACTCATAAAATGTAATATTAATAGTATTAATAAGTAAAAAAAAAAGGATAGAAACTTTAATACTATAAAGTATTTGTTTCTATCCATTCTAAAACAGTAAAACAGTAAAATATATATATAAGAATAGAAAAGTAATTTAATTATGATATCTTAGAAACTGTCTAGTATCATCACCTAACCTTCTTGTTTCTATTATTGCAAAAACCATTATACCACCTTGAGTATAATCTTTTACTTTGATTTGTTCTCTTTTAACTACAACAGCTATTCCTGCTTGTTCTTGAGATTGTGTTTTTTGATAAGAATGTGCTCTTTCTACTTTTGACATTGGATGTTATATTTAATAAGTTAATAAATTAATAAGTTTATTCTTTATCGACAGGTTTATCACGCAAACGATATTTCCAAATATTATTGATAGAATCTTGAATTTCTTCAATCATACATTTTGATGAACCAATAAGTTTTCTATTATCAGAAAATCCTTTTACTGACCCTAAAGATCTTATATAATGAGTGGATAAAGTATATATATTTTCTTGAAATTCATTCAACGCTTCTTCAGAAGAAATATTATGGTTTAAATATATACTTCATAACGATTTGATTTTAATTAATAATGTTAATAAAATAGTATTGTGGAGATGCGAGATCTCCACAATACAGAAACACAATAAAAATATAACAATGGCAAATTTTTAATCAGTATTATATGATTCCAACCAATTAAGCTTAGTTTTAGGATCATATACTCTTTCCACAGTATTAAATGTAGCTATTAGATAGCTAGTATCTCTACCAGCATCTATGGTCCAATTAGGACCATCATACAACATTTCACTATATTTTTCATCTTCGTTATATACTGTATTCACAGAAATATAACCGTTTTCGATAAGGTAATTTATATCATTTTGATAACCAAGAACAGTACTATTATAAGCACTAGATTTTTCTATAAAATCATAAATTTCTTGTTTATTATCATACTTATATATTACAGTATCTACTTCAAACGAAATTTGAAGTTTATCAAGATCAATATGTGCAATATCATTACATAGATATTGATCAAATTGATTTTTACCAGATAATAATTGTGATACACCTATAGGTTTAAATATAGTAGTATTTACTCCTGTACCTAAACCAAATAGATAAATTGTTAAAAATAATAAAAACTGTTTCATTTTAGTTTGTTTTTAATGATGGATAAATAATTGATAATTAATATTTAAGATTATTTAAAGTTATATGTCTTTTTGAATTACTTCTTCATTATACATATAACCAAAACTGTATTCGGGAAAGTTATAATTCCTTATATTTTTATATGAATCTATTACTATGTACGGTTTTTCTAATACACAAGTATATCCTATTTTTCCAGAATATAATTCTTCTATTCGCTTGATAATTCCTTTCCCATCTGGAGTTATTACTCTATCGTTAATAGAATAATTAGATTTCTTTTCAGACATAAGTTTTATTTTAAATAATTAATCAGGAAATATTATTTGAGAGATATCTACATACTCTTCCATATACGCATGTACAATCCAATGTTGACGATTAAACAAATAATCACCATCATGTAATCCTTGTAAAGCACATAAAAAATCTTTATCAAATTTTTTCATCCACTCAGGTAACATATTAAATATATGATCATTACCTACACTAGACATTGTTAGAAGATCAAGTTTTTTAGATAGATCTTTTGGTAAATATCTACCAATCGCACAACCTTCAGATAGTGGATTTGACGATGAATATGCACAACTTATCGAATCTGGTTTACGACTAGTAGTACTCTTTCTTTCTGGTTTTCCCCAGAAATACTGAATAGTATCATTTAACATCTCAATTCGAGTACTAAATTCTTTTACTTCTATCATTATTTTTATATTTATTCGTTAAATTTATCCGTCACATAACAGTGTATAAGACATACTGCGCTAATCGCCTTGCATCGCTTATACTTTTACGTTATCAGTAATGCTAAACCCACTTATTACCACAATCCATACATTTATACGGTTGCCCCGTAATCATTGTATGGTCTGTTGATTTACATTTTGGGCAACGAGTTATGTCATGTTCCGATGAAGCACTACTGCTAACATCAAATAAACGCAAAAGCAAGTTAGTTGCTACCTTTGGCGTTAAGTGGTTATGATATAACTTTTCTGCTATGTCTAATATTTCTGATTTCATTTTGCTTCTGCGTTTATTTGCAACCATTATCAGATATCACTAAGAAGCCAGTTGTCATAAATTTCACCAATCGTTTTAACAGTTTTGCCATCATATATTGACAAATATTTAGCACCTTTCTCTGTATCATCATGCCATTCCCAATTAACCACAAACCACATTGCAAACTTAGTAGCTAAATCTTTTGGCTTAAATAACTTTTCTTTTTGTCTTAAATTCATTACAATCTTTTTTTAATTATTCTTTTATAAATTACTTCCTGATCTGGATTTTCATACTCAAACTTAAATTTTTCATTATAAGCATTAACCAAATCTTCAATACTTAAAAACTCCCTATCATCATTTTTAATAAAATAGAAAGACTTTTGATTTGCAACACCATAACCACATACGGTTTTATTTGTAATTGTTTCTTTTGATAATTTTAAATCTTTATCTTCAAAAACAGAATGCCATTTTGTTGCAAAATTTCTATGGCAAATCATTGTAAAATTTATATCATTTTGATTAATCATAAACTTAAATTTTATCCGTTGAATATGACATCTGATAACAGTGTACATAACGACAGCTTCCTTATCAGTCAGCCATCGCATGTACTTGACGTTATGCTCAATAGCCGCCTGATTTCTTCTTTTCATTTTGATACATCACTTCTTTTTTAGCTTCTACTTTCTTCAAGCATTTTGCAAGGAAGGCGGCTACTAAGCATAACAAGGGGTATAAGAAATTATTTTTTTTCGTTAGTGCTTCGTAATGCCCATGCTCTTGTGCTTCGTAGTATTCTTTCTCCTGTTGCTTATAATATTTCTGCTCTTGGCTGTTCTGCTGTTTGTTCATGTTTCGGTTATTATCTTCTGCATAGCAAAGTGAGCAGGGGTAGTCTTCTCCAACTTGCGGATGAACTTCACAATGCCCACGCTTTAGATTGTTGCCATATATGTCGTAACTCATTCTAATTTAGTTTAGTGATTAAAAAAATAACTTCTCATACCCCCGATACGTTATCAGATATTAGTTATCTTAATTTGTTTTGTATATTTTCTTATGTCCAAGAAAGTATTAAACAAAGATATTATAAGATTTTTACCCCCTGATTGAATAATATCATGTCTTGGAGTTAACTGATTACCTACCTTAGTTACTATTTCAACTTTTGTTGAATATCCGTATTGAGTTTTTTGAAATATAAAAATTTTGTATCATTTTTAATTTATTTAATTAGTGAATAAACATCTGATAACAGTGTACATAATGACATGCACCTTTCAGGATGCACGATCGTATGTACTTTGACGTTAGCAGTAACCTTAAAGACACCGCTCATAATGAAACAGCATTTTAGAGATATGTTCTAACTCAAATTCTTTTTCTTGTTTTATTTTGGCAATCCTTTCAATTTCTGACTTAATAAAACTTTTAGTGTGAAAACTACCTGCACTTCTAAATGTGTGGTCTTTTCTATGAATTAGATTTAATTTATTAGCAACTATTAATGCTTGTTGTTTTGATATTTTTGTTTTGCAAAGCATTGTGTTTTTACGCTTTCCATTAACAACAAAGGTATATTGCTCCTCATTATCATTTATCCAAGTGTAAATTGAAAACCTATCGTTCCAATCTTTGCAAACTAAATCAACATTAATAGTCGATATTCCTGTTTGCTGAAAATCTGTTATGTATTTACTCATTTTTTTTTGGTTTGTACGACTGACCAAAAAGGCTACTGCTAACATCGGTTTTGCAATAGTTGGGCAGACGTGGTTAATTGAACTTTTTTACTACTATTTAGCTTTGTGCAAGGGTTGAACATTCGTATTCCAAATTCCCAACCATCGCAAAGCCGCCAACGTTATCATCAATAGGGCTTACTACCTTCGATCAATGATTTTTTTATAGATATTAATGCATTTTTTACACATAAATTCATCTTCCACAATTTCACCATTCAATACAATAACTTTGTCATCATTAAGATTAATTGGTAACGTACCAACATTTGGAAAGGCAAATTTCTTTGAACATAATGTATCACATTTTCTTTTTTGAGAATGTAAGTGTACCTTATTTGTAATTTTGATTGTCGTTGCTGACTGTACAATAAAAAAATCTTCGCTCATTTCAATGCCTTTATAAATTCAATTACTTCATCTATACTAACTTCTTTAAATCCTTCGTACAAATCTGATGAAAAAGAATATTTATAGCCATTGATATGCTCTTCTTCGTCTTCATCAGCAATCTCTTTATCAACTACAATACAATGACCTTTACTGTGATAAATTACATACTTTCTATACGTGAACAAATTTAATATATGGGAATCATATACATCGCTCATTAATATGTGGATATTATCTGTAAGTTTTTCGCCTACAATTTCTAATAAATCAAAAAGTTGTTTTGCTTTTAACATGATTATTTGTTTTAAAATTACAATAAACTCCCTACTGTCTATAACAGTGTACATAACGACATGCTCCTTTTAGGATGCACATCGCATGTACTTTGACGTTATAATCAATTTTAAGGAGAACTAGCCATTTTCTGCAAACTCTCGAATAGTTAAAGCTTCTATTTTTTCTAAAGGAGATTTTGCACTACCTAAAATTTCTTCAAATAAATCTTTTGCTTCTGGTTTAATAGTTCTATATCCTCTTGACCATTCTTCGTGATTGAAGGGATATGAATTACTAATGTTTGTTCCTGCTTTTGCTGCTTCTATTCCAGCTTGAAATGATCTTGACTTTTCCATTATTTTAATTTATTTTAATTGTTAATTTTAATATGATAAACTGATTATAACAGTCAGTTTTAAGAAATGCTTATTGAAGTGCTTTTATTGATATTTACTTTCGGCAGGCGCACTTCTTAAAGCTGCCGAAGAGTTAGCAGTAATACTACATTCCATCTCCGAATGAAGTTAATACGTTAAAATCTTTTTCTTTTCTTTTTTCTTCCACCCTTTTTAAAGAAATATTAAAATAATCCATATTATTCTCAATTCCGATAAAATTTCTATTGGTATTTATACAAGCAATTCCAGTTGTGCAACTATATTGTGGGTTATATGTTGGTAGTTTTTTGTAAAACACCGCTATATTTTCGTGAACCCTTAAAGGCATTCGATTAGCATTAGTATGATTAATTTCATTTTTACCAGGATAATATGAACACAACCCTATATCATTAAAAGATTTTCTTTCAGGTTTACCCCAATAGTATTGTATTGTATCATTCAATAGTTCGATTTGAGTATTAAACTCCTTTAATTCTTTATTCGTTTTCATTGCACTTACTATTTAATATTTAATATTTACTATTTACTATTTACTATTAATAAAAGAGTAGTATAATATCTTTATACTATACTACTCTAACTATTTGAACTTTTACAGACTAAACACTTATATTTATTCTTCTTTTTTTATTTATTGATAATTATTTATAAAATTATCTTCTCTTACCTTATTATTAACTAATATTAGTAGATAATAAGGATTTTATACAGTCGGATCTTTATTTTTACCCATAAATAATATCGTTATATAACTAAACTTATATTTATTGCTAAACATTAGTATATACCCGATAATATATTTAATTAAAGGTAATTTAATAAAGACATCTATTAGATTATTAGTATATGTAGAAGCAAGACTATAATCATCATCATCATAATATGGATAATCTGTACCACAACAATAACAAGTAATAATTGATGTATTCATTATTATCTAGAATGCGTGATTGATACTAAAGATTTATATCCTAAAATATCATCTTCAGAACCTACAACAGGATCATTACCAGATAGAAAATCTGTTCTTTCAGGAAACATGCGAGCAATGATAGGATCTACTACAAAAAATATCCCAAATGTTTGTTTAGGTAATAGATTTATCAATTTATTTCTACATTCATGAACTGGTATATCATCAATAGTAACTGTTATAAAATTAGTAACATAATCTACTTTATAACCAAGAATACTGAAACCATTTTCCAATTGATAGGTATAAGTATCAATTACAGTTAATATACTCTCATCTTTATTAAAGATAGTAATTGGTTCTCCTGTTAAAGAGAATACATGATTAGGAGTTTGTGATCCTTTTAATTCTAATTCAGTATTCATTATAATATATTTTATTATATTTAATTAATTAAAAATAGTAAAAAGGGTTGAGCATTAAACAGCTCAACCCAATTTCCAATCCCAATTATGTAAGGACAATCGCAAGAAAGTTCAAGCATGTTGAGACAATCATCTGTATTTTATTATGATTTATAAAACTTATATAAACCATTACCTAATTCAGCACAAGATGAATAATGCTGGTTAATCATCCATTTAAGTCTGAGTTTCCAATCTTCGGATAACTCATCGAGTTTAGTTAATAGATCTACCAAATAGATCTTTTTAAGTTTAAGTTTATTATTGGTGGACATAATAAATATATTTATATTAAATTAATAAATTAGTGTAAATAAGTATCTCTATCCTTATCTAATGATAAAAAAAAAGGTAACACACTATTTCTAGCATGTTACCAATTTCTTTAGAGCAAAAAATTCTAGGATGAGAGATTAGATTGTATCATCATCATCTTGTAAAACTGGTTCTGTTGTTACCACAGGAGCACTAGAACCACTTAAAGCTTTGGAAACCAATCTTTTAGCTGCTCCGAGAGTAGCTTCAGATGTTACCAAATCTATTATAGAGCATGGAGCAATTATCTCCACGTTCCACGCTGGAGTTTTAACCCCAGTTGTTTGATTGGTGGTGAGAATCCTAGTACCATTCTCATCCAACGCTGGAGTATTTTTACAAAGATATAATGGTCCTACTTTGTAACCTTGTTTTTTGAATACAGTTCCGTTGATGATACTAGTGTGATATTCTCCACAACAAACATTCCCAATCAAGGGAAGATTACCATTCTTGTCTGTGGTGAATTGTTCTGGGTTAGCTGGTGTTGTGAATGATGCAATGAACATAATAATAAAATTTAAAAGTTATAGTACATTATCCCTGATGTACCGTGATAATTGGATTCTAAACACTAACGGGGGGATTAACCGATAGCAAAAATGTACCTGGGGGGTTGGGATTAACAGGTACGAAAACTAATTCATACAATAATTTTTCAAAAAATAATATAGTAGTACGGGGATATCAATGAATTATTAAAATTGAATTATTGAAAATCACTTTTCCCAAAAAAAAATTAGGGTATATCACCTTTATGTTATTTTTTTTATTTAATTTTGTATTACCGTTTACAAGTAACGCTTTTCAGCAAGTATTCTTGGGATTGAATAAAACGGTAAAAGTGTTCAGTTAGATTCCTACACCCTAAGTTTGAAAATCGAAAGATCTGGTTAATAAGGATTTTGTAGGATGCGCTGTTTGAAAGTTGGTTATATGGGTGATTACCGCCGTGTTAAAGATAGTTTTTAACTTAGAAGTCAATACAATACTTAGAAGTTAATGTAAATCTCGGTAGGGTTCTAGAGTAATCATTCGGAATAAAAAGTATATACACCTGTGGATGGTCCAAAAGTAATATCTATGGTGTACGCTTACAACACTTCCCTAAGTACCAACTAACGCTTTATAAGGTTAACTCGCTGTTATCAAACAAGGAAAAATTCCTGAGTTATAACCTTTTTTTATTCAATGTAATTGATATGTTACATATAGTAAACATTTGTAATAACGATGCTGGGGATGCTCCCTTTAAATAAAATAAAGAGTAAATTTTAAAATCTGATGCGTATGAAGTGATTTAATCGTTTTAAGTTTTGGTTTTAATTTTAGTTAATTTGCGTAGAGTTCTGGGGTTAAAGATATCCCAGAACTCTTTTTGTTTTATAGCTTAGTTTTAGGTTTCATAGCTTTATAAAGTCTTTTAAATTCTTCATCAATTGCTTCTCCATATATACCATGTAGGTTTACATTAACGTTGGATTTTGGAATATCAACCCATTTACCTTTTAATGCTTCTGCAAGCATAGCAAAACTGGCTACTGGATCACTACTAGCTTTTGGATTATTAACTATAGGTGAATCCCAATATTTACCAATCATATCTTTCATAATATCCATGCTAAAACCAGAATTAGGATGTGTAGGTGGATCTATAGTAAATTTATTATCTATATTACTTATATTATCACTATATAATTTATATTGAGAAGCTATAGCTTTAAGTTTCTTAACTTCTACTAATGCTTTAGTATGTACCCTACTAAAATTATGATACATGTCTGTTACTAGTTTATTATAATCATTATCCTCTATCATATTCTCTATATTAATAATAGATGTTAATCCTATTAAACATGTATCTTTATTAAATAGATATTGTACTAAAATATCTATTTGATCTAAATCAATATTAGCATACTTGTGTATTAAATCTCTAATAACTAAATCATATTTAGTAGCTATACTATTTACTAATTTACAACTCGTATTAAAATAGCACGCTCTGAGGTTCTTTTTTAACTCTATGTTGGGAATCCCCGAATTGATATTTGTATAATCTGTTTCCAGAAACTCAAATAATCCTGGACCTACATCTGCTAATTTATAATTCTTTAAATATGATAATAGTTCTAATATTGATGACCCTGTTCCACTAGTTATTATTGAATCTGGGGTATATTTAAGACCATTATCAGGAATATGCTCATCATTAACTAAGGAACTAAATAACTTCTTATTATAATTTCTATATCTTATATATCCTTCTAAAGGTAGTATTGTTTTAAAATATGGTGGTACGAACGTGGGAGTTTCTGGTGGTCCACCAACATTAGCGGAAATAGCATTTGGATAAGTATTAAGTGTTCTTTCATCTCTTAATTTAGCACTATATTTAAATACACCATATTGACCTTTAACTCTAATAACAGATAGATATGGTTTGTATTCACTATTGTTTTTATTTAACTTACTCATATAAGTATTGTTTTTGATTCGTAATTAATACTTATTTGTATTTTATAATGATTTAGTTTGTTACAAAACTCAACAGTATCATCTACTAATTCTCTATAATGATTTGGATGAATTTTCATTTCTAATTGTCTAATTAACTCATATCCTATTTTACTAGTAGTGCTTTGTTGTAAATAATTTAGCATTATATTTATATTATCGATAGAATCTCCAGTAAAGAATACTATCTTATGAATTAGATACTCTCTAAAAGCAAGTATATCAGCTTGTATATAAGTATAGTATTCATGTATTTGAGCATTAATTCCACGATTTATAGTGTCATCTAATCTTACATCTGTTTTATATTTAGGAGTATCTGGTTTATATTCTATATTATATATACTTATTACTTTTCTATCAAATAATACACTATCTAATTTTTGTATATATTCATTACTCATTTTATTTATCTGATTCCGAGTTGGTAAACAAAACAATAATTGTTGAAAAACTAATAATGGTATTATAGGAATATCATATTCCCAACTTAAATATTTTAATGTTTCAAATTGTTGATTATATGATATTTTAACACTATAATGTGCAGATGAATAAGTATAAGTATATAAATTGGTTAAAATGCTATTATTATTTTTAAAACAAAATGTATCAGGTGTGCTATTTGATTGTTTTTCTAATTCTAAAAATTTTATAAATATATTTGCAATAATTGTTTTTGATTCTGATTTCATAAATTTATTTTTTTGTCATTGTAAATCCAGCAATATAATGAATTTGATTTATAGTTGTTTTAACTAATTGAGAATATAACTCTGGTTCAACTATTTTTTCTATATTTAATAATAATGTTCTCCCTAAAGCTCTTGTATCTAGATTATTATAATACTTTAATATATTATCTATTCCATCTGAATCATATTTATCTTTAATATTATCTTTTATTTTATCTATAGTTGTATTATGTAATAATATCATAGCATGTATCGTAGATTCAACCAAAGTATCAAGGTTATATATCATATATCTATCTGATACAATACTAGGTGTTATATTATTCTTTATTACATCTAATCTATCACCTCTTGGAGTATTATGCAGTATATACTCTTTTAAATTACTAATATCGACACTACTTAATATATCAATTATTTTCTTTTGAACTACTATTAAAGATTCGATATCTGTCTCATAACCATCTTTTATATCTATAAAATTTGATGTTAGAGTAAATTTTAATATACCATTGTTTAAATTAGGAGGAGCTATATTATTATATGGTAAAAAATAAGTTATAAGATGTACATTAGTTAAATCTTTATAAGTTGGCATAAGAATATCATATGATTTGATGTTAAACTTAAATATCTGAAAGACTACATCATCTCTAAAATCTTTAATTATACGTTTATCTTTTGTAACTTTAATATCTTCATTATCATCTTTATCAATTAGTTTGGATTTTGGATTATAAAATATCCTTAATAATTTTGAGAGTGTTCCCATTTTTTTTTATATTAATGTTTATTAAATTAAATATTAATAGTTATATCCATAACTATCTCATTCATTTCATGCCTAATGTAATCAAAATCATAATTTTCTATTTCCCAGCTATCTGTAACCTCATCATACATTGAGTGCATTAATCTATTACCCATACAAGTATATCCATATTCCTCTAGAATATAGGAATATACTCCCAATTGTATTCTATAATGGTTGTAGTTACATTGTTTGGTTAATACATTATTAAATACACATGTACCGTTTTCTTTTTCAGTTAAACAGTAACTATCTTGTTTTTCGGTTAATTTAGTTATTGATTTAATAAATTGCCACTTATGTTTTTTTAAACTTTCTTTGATTGATGTGCATTTAACTCTTTGACAATATAAATCTGATGTTTTAGATATATGTAAATAATACAAATCATTCTTTCTGATACTTAAATTAGTTCTTGTACCAGATTTTTGAACCAATTTAATACTTGATTTTATACCACATTTTGTTAATAGCAATTGAGCATCTCTTAATTTATCTTCTAATCCATATAATCTTATACTCTTATGTTGATTTGCACCATCAGCATCTATCCAGCCTGATAAAAATTTTAATATTGATTCTCTATCCCAAGAGAATATAATATCTGGTAAACCTTTATCGTATTTCAAAGATTTAGTAAAATCTACATTTAATTTAAAAGTAGCATACCAAGTATAACCTGTAGTAATTCTAGGTTTAGAATAAAATTTAATTTTTTTATCTTCATTATATAAACCTGCTCTTATATATTTAGAATCCACAGTACCATCACCCAAAATAAAACCATAATCATACGCATTATCTTCTTTGAAACCATCGAAATATTTAATATTAGAGTTGGGTACTCTGGGCAACCATTTAGTAGTATTTAATTTATTAATGATATCTAAAGTAGATTGTTCTTCAAATTCTCTATCTAATCTATATTTTATTAAGAATTTATGATTATCTGTAACATCTAAATAACTCCCATCATCAAACATTACTCTATATATTTCAGTATTTTTTTTAGTGGGAAAAGGTGTAACTAAACTCCAAGCATTTCCATTCCATATTTCTATACTTCTATTTACACTATCTTTAATTCGGATAACTCCAGTTTTCGTTATTAATTTTGTATCACCCGATACACAGTCATCAAAATGATTAATTGGATATTTCATTTTCTGAAAAGGATTATTCATATTCATTTTTTCATTTGTTTTATGATCTCCTATCCAGAATACTATATTACCATTAAATTCTTCAACCCATAGTTGATCTATTTGTCCTAATAACATACCAGAATATACAATTAATTCTGTGTAAAATCCTGGTTTTAAATCTTTTAAATCTACAACTAATCTTTTTAAATCTTGATTTATAAATTCATTACATTGTATAACAGGAAGTTTATTTCCCGTAAAAGGATTGATCATAAAATCTTCTTGTAATGCATTAAATTCTTCGTTTGAATGATATTTTCCACCTTTGATTAATGAATTTTTATTTTTCTCATCCCAACTCTTTAATATATAAGATTGAATCTTCTTTACTTCATTCTCATCAGCATACATTCGTAGATGTTTAAATAATCGATAGTCTGTTCCTATATATCCTTTCTTATATGGTTTAAAATAATCCTTTGGTTCTTTTGGTTTATTTAATAAATAATCATCTATATGCAAAGTAGGATCTACATCAGTTTTATATAACAAAAACTCATATGCTTTATATAAACTCCAAAATACATCGTCAAATTCTTGCGAATATCGTTTCGCAACAGAACTTGCTGAGATGTATTTGAAATTTTCATCTGGAAAATTTTTATAATATTTGTGGATTGATTCGATAAAATACATTACTTTTGAGTTTTATTCTGCAAATTTACGGAAATTTATCTAAAAAAATAAATAAGATATGTTTAAATGCAAAAATTTTGAAGAATTTTTATCTATTCAGATCGAATTGTTATTTTTGTTAAAAATTAAAAATAAAAAACTTCAATTAAAATCTAAACCAAAGAAATTTTATATTCATTGTATATACCTTCATGCTCAAAATATTGATATTTCATCAATTGATGCAGCAGAAATGCTTCGTGATTATATGGGATGGATGACTTCTGATAATGTATATTCTTATAGAACTAATCTTAAAAAAACAGGTTGGTTTGTAGATGATCCATCAGCAAAAGGTGGATATAATATATTACCGATATTTAGATATACTCAACTACCTACATCAAAAGAATATAAATTTGAATTAACTTATGATATATAAGGATAAATTTGAAAAAGAGGTGGTTCAGAATACAGCATTAAAAAGTAATTTATCAGAAGAACATGTATATATAATATATAAGATTACCTTTGTGACGTTATATAGATTGATGGTTAATCCATTTACCGAAAGAATTTGTTTACCAGTAATGGGTAAATTTTGTCTTAATATGGCAAGATGTAGGAGAATGGAAGATAAAATATATCATGATATTAATCAGAAATCTAAAGTTGCTGATAGAGTTTTAAGAGCTAACTTTAATTTATTAGCTAATGTTAAATTTTTTATAAATAAATATGGTAAGCGATAATCAACAAATAGATATTCAATTAGATAATGAACAATATGTAAAGTATTTAATTAATTATCTTGATATTTTACAAAAAGGAAGGGTAAAACCTAATTCATCAAAAGAAGCACAAGTACCTGTTATCTATGATTCGATTGATAATTTACCCGACATAAAGGGTGTAAAAAATAGATTAAACTTTATTTTTTCAGTAGCACCAGTTAACAACTAAGTATTATTAACATTATTAAATATTATAAACATTATTATTATGGAATTTGAAGTTAAAATGAAAGCAGAGTTTTTAGCTTGGAAACGAGATAGATCATTTATTGATTTATTTAAAGAATCGAATCAAACCATTATAGCTGGAGGAAAACCTAGAGTATTGGTAGAAGCATTTTTATATATTCCTCCAAAAACTGATACAGATATTCTTACAACAGATACAGAACCGCAAATTTTGGCATTTAGCGATTTGAATTTATCCCAACAAAGAGGTTTAAGATCTTTACCGTTTGTAAAAGTAATACACTCAATAGGTAGTAGTTTTGAACCAGGTCAAATTTTTGGTGTAAAAGATCAACTTGCTAAGGTTGAATATAATGAAAGATATAAAGAATGGAACTCGCAGCGAGCAATGCAACCTTCAATGGAAGGAAAAGTACCTATGCCTCCAATGTACTTTATGGGATGGGATGCTTGGGATGCATTTAAATACAAGATTAATAAATTTACAGATGTAGTAACTTGTAAAGATCAAATGGTATTTTTGATACCAGAAGATTTTTTAATTACTAATTGTAATTATGGAGATGATAATCCTATTTTAGCTAATAAAGCTACAGAACAAGTTGCAAATAGTACATCTGTAGAACAATTAGCTCTTAAATTAGAATATAAGGAGAACTAATGGTTATATTAATAACTCTAATATTATTTTATTTAGTAGTTATTATATCTATAATAACTCACACAGATCCTTGGGATTATTTTGATTATAAACGCTGGAGAAGTGTTAGTATTTGGTTAGCAAAATTATATTTGAAATCACAAGGAGAAACCACCACTTATCTCGATAGAACACAAATATTTAATTATGGATATAGATTTAGTAAATGTTATCCTTGTGTTATAGCAGGTAAATGTATTAAATGTAATTGTAATATAGAAGGTAGATTTAATAATTTTACTGATACTTGTAGCGATGATAAATTCGGAGAAGCTCTTAGTGAAGAAGAAATTGATGAATATTTTTTTAATCCAAATAATGAATTTGAAATAACAGTTAAAGAATCATGATAGAAGTTTTTTTTAATAAAGGAGGAGTTGCTAATAATAAGAAAAGTTTATCCTTTCAAAATGAATCGATAGTATTAGACACTCCTATAAATGCTGGAGATACGAACGTACCGCTTGTTTGGAAATATACAGGTAGTCCGCTAGATATTGTATATGTTAGACCTCATTGTGGATGTACTGCTGGAGTATCGTTTGTAGGTAATACAATTATTGCTTATTATAATGATACATCAGTAGCTAATACTACAACACAACATATTAAAAAACAATTATCAGTATATTTAGATGATGGTAAAGAGTTAAAGATTAAACAAGGTTTAAATAGTGTTTTTAATGATAATAAAGCAAAGATTATTATAGAATTTACTGTTAAAATAAATCCATTACCAAAACCTCCTTATAATAAAAAGGATTATTAATATGATTGAAGTAAATCTTAATAAAAAATTTGATGATTGTTTTCCAATTATAGCTAGATCACATGCTATACAAGAGATATATACAAGATATCCAAAAATAGCAGATAAGATATTATGGAGTATATTTTTATTACATTATCCAAATCCAGATTTAAATCCTAAAATAAATATTCCTTATAATGAGAGATTGGTTGATATTAGAACTTCTTATTATGATTTAGATATAGCATCTGAATTAGTAAAAGATGCAATCAAATCATTTATATCACATATCGAACCAATAGAGTTAAAGTTATATACTATTCAACGTAAGAAGTTAGAAGAACTTACAGAACACTTTGGAGAATTGGATATGAAAGTGGAAAAGGATAAAGATGAATATTTAGCGATAAGTAAGATACTTCCGTCAATTTGGTCAAATTTTGATAAAGTTAAAAAGGATTATTTAGCAAATATATCTAAAGAAGCTTCTACTGAAATAGAAGGTAAAGGAAATCTTTCTAAAGCAGAAGAAAGAAGATTAAGAGGATAAATAAGTATTATTAGTATTATATATATAAGAGTGATTAAATGAGTGATGTAAAAGTTTATAATATAAACGGTCATAACATTGTAAGTTTAGCACCTTATATATATAATGCTAAGAATTTTTTATTTAGAGATCATCCTAAATATCATCCTGATAGTAGTAATTACTTACCATATTGGGATAATGAAGCAAAAAAAGCTATCGAAGGATTTTGGGGATTGGATCAAAAAGGAAAAACTAATGATGATCAATTTGATCCTTCATTACCAGGGGGATGGAGGTTTATAACACCTCAACATTACTGGCATATTAATTATTGTTTTCTACAACACTTACCAGATCCAAAATCTCCACCAATAACCCAATTAGCAGATTTTAGAGATATAGATACCTATTGGTTTTATTTATATCTTATAGCATGTGGATTTTCAGGATTTTATGGAGATGAAAATAGAAATTGTCATTACTTATTAAAAAGGTATGAAGATTGTTTAACTTCCAAAAATAAACATTTTACTCTTACTCCGAAAGAAAAAGATTTATGGGATTCTATACAAGATACTATCAAAAAACCAGATGGTTCTTATAAAAAATATATATCTCCTCTTTATTATCTTAAAAGTACATTTTCTAAACCAATGGGTTCTATTATATATGAGAATCCAATGTACAATATGGCAGATCTAGAAGCTAGGGGATCTGGAAAAACCTATAGACTAATAGCTGTTGCATCTCAAGCATTTAATTTCTTTGGTGCTAGAACATTCGATCAATATTTAAAAGTAAAAAAAGGTCCTACTATTTGTGTAGGTTCTGCATTATCATCCAAATCAGGTGGATTACTTAAGAAATTTGAGTTTAGTCAGAATATGTTGGTTGATAATTTTGGTGAATGGGATGACGGTGTTACGTTTATACCAGGTTATTTTCATAAAGAAACATCTGGGGTAATATCATCTGGTAATGAAAAGAACCCATACCGTCATGAATTTAAAGCTAAAAAAGGTAAAACTTGGAAAAAAGCAGGTACATTTACATCTATTGTACATCAGTCTTATGAAAACAATCCAGAAGCATTTGTAGGAAATAGATCTATCTTAATGATAGAGGATGAGTTTGGATTAAATGAAAATGCTGAGAAATGTGCTCATGCTGACAATACTGTAATGAAAATGTCAGGTGTTAAGATGGGTATTGCAGTTAAATCTGGTACGGGTGGAAACATATTAAAAGTAAAAGGAGCTAAAGCTATCTTTTATAATCCAGATGATTTTGGATATTTAAAACTAGAAGATCATTGGGAACATAGTTCTCGTGGTATATCAGTATTTATACCATCATATTATGTCGATAGTTCGTTTAGAGATGAGAACGGTAATCAAAATATAATTCGTGCATATCAACAAGAGATGCATAATAGAGCAAAACTCATTAATGGTGCTAGCTTAACTATGCTTGATGGTTATATAATTGACCACCCAATAGTTCCATCTGAAATGTTTTTAGCACCAGAAACAAATATATTTCCTGTAGTATTGCTTAGAGAACATAAAGCAAGATTAGAAGCTAAAAATGTATTTGAAAAAATTACTAGTTTTGGACATTTAGAATATACTGATAAAACAGAAAAACAAGTAAAGTGGGTTGTTAATACAGATAGATATAGACAACCTATTAAATCTTATGATTTAAAATCTCATGATGGAAATTTAGGAGGTTGTATTAGTGTATTTCAGCATCCTGTAGATGGTATTCCAGATCCAACATATAATTCATCTTTGTATAAAATAGCAGTTGACCCTGTTCGAGATGATAATGGAGGTATATCTTTGTATGCAATTTCAGTATATAAAGGATATACTTTAGCTGGATGGAATGATGATTTTCAAAATACAATTGTAGCCGAATATTATGGTAGGTTAGATGATGTTGATGAAATGCATGAAATAGCTATTAAATTATGTTTATATTATAATTGTAAAAATCTTCCAGAAACAAATATTCCAGATATTATTAGATACTTTAAAAGGAAGAAAAAATTACATTTATTTCAAGCAAAACCTTGGGATAGTATATCTCACGCTATTGCATCACCTAGTGCTAAATATGATATAGGTGTAGATATGAGTTCTCCTAAATTAAAAATACAGGGTGAGCAGTTAATAAATAAATGGTTGAACGAAAAAAGAGGAGTAGATGAAAGTGGAAAAAATATATTAACTTTGCATTCTATAAACTCTTTGAGATTAATAGATGAGTTATTAGTATATGATCGTAGTAAAAATACAGATGGTGTAATAACATTGATGCTTATAATGTTTTGGATACATCAGGAAGAATTAGTTCCTGTTCAGAAAAAAGATAAAGCATCTCATAAATCAAAGGTTGATGAGTTTTTTGAAAATAATCAAAAACTTAAAGGATTAAATAATATTATGCATAATGAATATATATCATAATAAAATAGATAAATAATGAGTATATTAAATCAAGAAGATTTATTACCTTTTTATAGAAAAAATTCTTATGAGGAGAAATTTGCAGATAATGCAAAATGGATCGAACTCTGTGTAGATTCTATAGATAAAAATATGGGATATTCCGATATAGCTTATCATACTAAGCTTGATGTAAACTATAGTATTATTAAAAATAAAAGTGGATCTGCTGTTTATCAGGATTTAATAAAATCAAGACAAATTATAGATCCTAGTATTACAAATAAAAAACAACATCGAAAAAATTATGATATACTTTCTCCCATATATAAATCGATGGTTGGTGAACAACAAAAGAGAGAGTTATTTGCTATTTGTAAAGATATATCTGGATATAATCAATCATTGTATAAAAAGAAAAAGTTAGATTTATATACGGGATATGTTAAATCTAATATACATGCTCCATTACAACAACAAGCTACACAAGAGATTCTTTTAAAACATCAAATTCAAGATCCCAAACAACTAAAACCAGAAGAACAAGATCAGATATCTTTTGAGATAGAAGAATTAATGAAATTCAAAACTCCAAAAGATATTGATAAATTTATGACTGATGATTATAAATCTCCTACTGAAACCCAACTTCAAGAGATTTTAAACTGGGTTATATCCGAATTTAATATCAAATTTATTACAGATGAAGCATTTAAACATTTTATTCCATCTGGTAGATCAATTTGTTATACTAATATAGAAAATTTTAAACCTGTTGTAAAGATTATAAACCCTCGTGGTTTTAGATATGTAGCAAAAGATAATAGTTACTTTATATCTGAAGGTGAACAATGGATGAATGAAGAATTTATTACTTATGGAGAATTATTATCATCTATTCCTCATGATTCTAATATAGAAAAAGTTTTACAAGATAGTTTTTCATCTTTTGCGTATGGAGATAGAGGAGATCATCGAAGATATATAACTGGAGAGATGCCATCTAATATTCTTACAGGAATAGCAGATTATGATTCTCAGCATGATAACTATATTACTAGAAGTTTACCAAATAATTTAGCAACTAATGATGGTCAAGGTTATTTATCATATTTATATTCTAAATTTGGTAATACATCATTATTTAATAATAAAATAAGAAAAGTAAATATTTGTTATACTGCATATTCAAAAGGATATCATGTACAGAGATATAATAAATCTTCTGATACAATGCAGTATTATTGGGTAGGAGAAAATTATGAAACAAACAAAGAGTTAGATGTTAATGTTACTGAATATTGGTTTCCAGAATATTATCAAGCAGATAAGATAGGATATGATAGTTCTTTGATATATAATAAAAAAAGAGTTGAGTTTCAAAATAGATCAGTTAATAATCCTTGGGATATTACTCCACCTTACGATGGAATAGAATATGCAAGATTATTTAATAATACATCGCTAGTTGCTCCGTTAGATTATGGTAAAGCTTATCAAGAAGAATTTAATGATGTTAAAGAAAAGATTGAAGAATTAGATAAAACTAATATTGGTAGAATTTTTGCTTTACCAGAATCTTTTATTCCTACAGACTGGAGTTTGGAAAAATTTGTAGCATTTATTAAAGAACATAAAATCGCTGTTATTAATGAGAATAATAGTAGTATAAACCCAGCAATTGCATCTCAAATCTTAAAATCAATTGATGCAACAAACAATAATGATATTATTGGATATATTAATCGTTTATCATCTATACGATCAGAAGCGGAAATAGCAATGAGTTATAGTCCTAGTAGTTTAGGACAAGCTCCTGCTTCTATAACAGCTACAACAAATCAACAAAATGTAATACAATCATCTTATAAAACAGAAGATATATTCTCATTACACAGCATGTTTATTAATAGATTACTAACTAATGCTGTGTTAATGGTGCGAAATGCATTAACTAAAAATGATGAATTAAAACAAGCATTACTTAGTATTCCTAGTTTAGCAGCATTAGATATAGATACAAATCTTTTGATCGATTCTGTTCCTTTTATAGATATAATAAATAGAACAAATGAGGTTAAAGCGGTAAATGATGTTAAAGATCTATTACAACCAATGATTCAAAATCAGATTATCACTAAGATATCTGATGTAATGAAACTTCAATTTAAAAATAATCCTGCTGAAATGCTAAATGTAGCAGAAAATGCAGAAAGACAAATTGAACAACAAAGACAAGAAACGATAAAACTAGAACAAGAAAATCTTGAAAAAGATAGAAGATCTCGTGAAATGATGGATGATAAACGATTGGAATTTGAAAAATATAAATTCGATAGAGAACAAGAAACTAAACGATATATATCCGATAATGATGCTGCTAAATTTGAACGTCAAATGGATGCAGATAATAACGATGTTCCTGATTCTGTACAAGTTGCGTTGATTAATAGAGATAAAGAATTAGAAAAAGAAAGAATACGATCGGGAGAAGTTGTTAATAAAGCAGCTAATGATGTAAAAATAGCTAATATTAATGCGGAGCGAAAAAATACATCATAATTAAAACACAAATCTAAAAAAAAAAATAACCATATATTATTATTATTATTAACCATTTAAATTTGCAACATGATTTCAGATAATCAATCAAATTATTTAGATATAGATGAGTCTATATTTACCGATGTAGTTCCAAGGGATCTATCAGATAGTGATTTTATTAAACCAAGTGATAATATCATTCCTGATTCTAATGTTACTCCTGGTATAACACCTATTGAATCTAAACCAGAAACACCTATACCAGCAGATAATAAACCTGCTCAGGATACTAGTAAACCAGTTGATCCTGCTAATCCCGAACCAAAAGATAAAGATCAGAACAAACCTGATGATTCATCGAATGATGATTTTTCAGATTATTCTCAACCAGCATTATTTGCCCAACTTTTAGCTGAGAATAATTTAAACTTTTTTGGTGATGAAATACCAAAAGATTTAGATCCTATAGGTTTTGTAGAAAAGTTTTCTGAAGCATCTAATGCTTTTATATCAAATGTAATTAATAATAAATTACAGGAGATGGGTACAATAGCAGATTATATTCAATTTAGATTAAATGGAGGATCTAACGAAGCAATAGATCCTATTTTGGAGATAGAGAGAGTTGCTAGTTTTAATATAGATGATCCAAATGTTACAGATGATGATCTTATAAGAGTAGTTTCATCCATGTATGAGAATCAAAATATACCAAAACACTTAATACCCAATTTGATCAAAGTTGATAAAGAAAACGGTGTTTTGGATGTAAGAGCTAAAGAATCCATTGATTTTCATAAAAAGTATAAGGATGATTTATTTACAAAAGCAAAAGATGATTATGATGCTAGTATTCGTGCAGAACAATATCAGAAAAAACTTGAAGCAAATGCTTTTGCAAATAAATTAAAAGAAACAGAGAAGATTGGTACTATTGTGCTTACTGATGTTGATAGAGCAGAAATATTCGATTTTCATCATAAACGTGATCAGTTAGTTAAGTACAAAGATGATGCTGGGAATATTGTATCTGATTATGTTACTAAGTATGAGTTGGATATGTATCAAGCAGTAAATGATCCAGAAAAATTAATCAAGCTTACTTATTTTTTAAAACATGGATTTGATCTATCGTCGGATTCAAAAATAGTAAGCAATTTAAAAAAAGATGCTAATGCTTCGTTGCTTAGAGCAATTGAAGGAAATAGATCTAGAGTTGATAACACAAGTACATTAAAGAATAATGCTAATGCTTCTAGAGAGGAGTTTATAGCAGATATTGATATTAGATAATAGACATTAATTAATTAAAAAAATTTATATGAGTATTAATTTGGTAGAACCTAGTGGATGGAAAATATCCAAAATTGCTGCAAACGATTTTGTATATGCGAATTTTACAGACGAAAATGTATTATTCAAACATAATCCATCTTACACTCCTTGGGTTGATCTAACTAGAGGTAAAGCTCTAGAAACAATTGCGAGTATATCCAAGAACATATACGGAAAATCATCTAGTATGTTGGATATGTTTAAAACTAATGGTACAACTATGTATTCTGATTCAGAATATATTAGGTGGTCATTAAAAGGTACTAACAACACTAAAGTGTATGCTTTAGAGAATTTACAACGTGATAATCCTACTCCATGTATCGGATTTTCTCCAATTGTTATGAAATTCTCACATGGCTTGTGGGTTAGTTCGGATGTAATATATCCAGAAAATAATCCTAGTATTGAGTTTATGATTAATGAGGTTGTGAGTGATGGTACTGCTTATAATTATACTCTACAACTTAAAACGAGAAGTGAATATGATTATGTTGAGCAAGATGTATTAGAACCTAATATCGTTTGGTGTAAGCGTGGTGCAAATCATTCAGAAGCATCTGGAGAATATGGTAGTTCTCAAATCAAAGGTGGACCAAGTATTATTACTTTCCAAACTCAATTAGGATCTTATTCTAAATCACATGAGATTACTGATAAAGCAGCTCATAACATCTTACGCATGAGAGCCAAAGATGCTCAGAATAATTTGATTCCTAATTTCCCTGATCAGTTTGTACATTTTGATGAAGCAGAGTTCCATCTCGAAGTAAAACATGAAAGAGCAGCTTCGTTATTCTGGGGTAGAGATGCAGGATATAATCTCATTGATCCTACAACAGGATTCCATAGAAGAACATCTCCAGGTGCATTAGAATTTTATGAAGATGGTAATCTTTTAGAGTACGATGAAACGAATTTTACTGTAGATTTTCTTAGAGAACAATTTAAGAGTTTCTTCTATGGTAGAGTATCACCAGAAAATGCGAGAATTAAAGTTAAAGCTGGTATTGAATTGTTATCTTTAGTTAATAAAGCATTAAGCAAAGAATATGCAATGAAACCTACACAAAAACCTTATGCTGATTTTGTTAAAGATGGTAAATCGTTCCCTGGATCTAATCAACCTGGAAAACATTTAACAGATCCTCAATTTATGGGATTTGATTTGTTCCCTTACGGTACTATTGAATTTGAACACTTCCCTATTCTTGATGATGTAGAAATGAATGGTGGTATGGTACATCCACAAACTGGTCGTCCACTTACATCATATTGGGGATTTATTGATGATATAGGAATAGGTGTAGGTAACAATCTAAAGCATTATATACTTAAAGGATCAGAATATTTTAACTATATTTGTGGTACTTACTCTCCTGCTGGTGCAATTGATGTAAACAACTCTAAAGGTTTTGTTTGTACGCACGGTAAGAGAAGTTACAAAATGGTATATTCAGTTATTGAAGGGGTAATGATGACAGATACAAAAAGATCGTTGTTCTTACACCCATCTGTAAACTAAAAAAAGTAGATTATATGAGATGATGTAGTTATAATAGATATCTACATCATCTCTTTTTTATTATTATTATTATTAAAAAATAAATATTTATTATGAATCTTGAATTTAGACCAGGTTTAACAACCTGTAAAACAGAAATCTTTAATAGTTCAACTATTATTAAACCAGCACCAAATTCATCTAAATTTTTTAGAATAGATAAAGGTAGTAAAATTGGTGATGCTGTTGTTAACCAGTATGGTATTGATCAATTTGGTCAAGAAGTACTTTTAAACTCTGAACCTTATAAACAAGAGCGATTTGGAGATACTATACAATCTCACGGATTAGAATTTAATTACTCAAAGAATAAGTGGTTGATTATAGATCCAACAGATCCTATGAAAAAAAGAGTATTAGAATCCAATAGTGATATTATAAATGAATTAGTTGAAAAGTGTCGTCTTATCAACCAAAGAATAGATCATCCTGATAGAGGTAAGTACATCACATCTGCTAATATATTTGATAGATATGATCCTTTTTTTACACACACAGAAGCAAGAATAAGTTTGAATGGTGGTAACGCATTTCTTAAAACAACTAATTCCGATTATCTAAATGTCGTAGTACTTTTGGGTTTATTAGCTCGAAAGAAATTTCAATTAGGTACTAATACAAAAACTGGTTTAAGTGGTACACAAGTAAAATATATTGTTATAGATACTCAGCTTGAAAGAAAAGAAAAGAGTGATAAAAGACGAAGGGATGAGCGAGTTAGAGAAACTTTTAGTGCTCTTGATAATGAAAGAAAATTAAAAATATTGATTGCACTAGGTATAACAACTATTAATATTGATAATCCAGATTATGATTTAATAGATAATTTGTTATATGATTTCAGTAAAGATTTTGAAACTAAGTATCAAAATACTTTAATGACAAGAGGAGAAGCTTATTTAGCAATGGTAGAAAGTCCACCAGATACAATAGAAGCACATTATGCTTTTTATTATGGTAAAAAGACAAATGTAATTACTATTCTAAATAAATCATATAATGCTTTTGGTCAAAGATTGGGTGTAACTGTAAAAGAGTGTATTCAATTATTACTATCTCCAAGTAATAATTTACTACAAGATATTTTAGCAGCAGCAGAATCTTATCAAAAAGATTTACTTGCCAATAGAGTTAAACCAGTATCTAATAGTAATAATAATACTGATACTATTACTCCTATTGTAAATAAAGCATCAAAAGTAACTAAACAATCTAAAGCAATTAGTGATACTACTGTTACAGAAGATGAATCTGATGATCAATCTAGTAACATAAGTGATCCTAATTCATTAGATGATATGACAATAACACCAGATAATTCATTATTAGATTAATATTAATAAATCATGGTATCAGTACACACATTACATTATAATTTTGAGAGAGTATGTCATAGATTACATACAAGTATCGAAAAAGATGTATCTGCTGTAGATATCGATTCTTATTTAAATAAAGCTAAAAATATTTTATTAAACAGATATGATCAGTTTATCCAAATAAATAGAGAGTTTTCTAAAATTTTAAAAGATATAGAAGTTCATGATAAAGAATTGAAATTATTTAAATCAAATTCAGAATACTCTCTTTATAAATTACCTGATAATTATTATAACTATCTGCGAGTTAATTTAGATGTTTTTACTGATAAATGTACTGATAGACAAGCTATTAGAACAACAACTTATGTTACTCAAGATACTCTAAACGAAACTCTAAAAGATTCTTTTAGAAATCCATCTTGGTACTTTAGAAGATGTTTATATACCTTTGTTGACGATAAGATAAAGATCTATCATAATTCTAAATATAAGATTGATAATGTTAAACTTTCTTATATAAGATGGATACCTGATGTAGCTGCTGCAAGTTTATCAATAAAAGGTAAATATCTTTTATCTGATCAAAAAACAGTCATAACAGAAGATATAGATTTAGATGTTTCTGAAAGAAGTATTTTTTGGGATAGAATGGTTGATATAGCAGCATATTTGTTTAAAAAAGATGTAGATGATAATTATAAAGTTGATTTAGAATCATATCTTTTTAATCAAAATTTAGGTGTTAATTAATTTGATTTTTTAATTTTTAAATAATTATATATGCCGAGCGATCGCAAAATAAGGGAGAATATACTTGTACCTACGGGTACGGTTGTTGCACCAAATAAATATCTATACTCTTTAGATGGAGAATTAGCATCTCTCAATGATTCTATTGGTTTGGGTGATATTGTATTCTATGATCCTAGAAATAATATGACAGTTGGACCAGGAGTAACACCAACCCAAGTACCTAAATTAGGTATAGCAGTAGCTTTGGATAAAGAGGGAAAAGGATATCCTACAGTACTTAGAAAAGTATTCGGTGATTCGTTGAACTCTTTTGCTAGAGATACAATGAAACTTACAACCGAATCTACTTCTTTTGGTTGTAATCACATCATGGATTTTTATACAACTTGTACTTTTAAAGGTGAAAGTTATAGTATAGAAATTCATACCAGAGGAGCATCACAACTTACAGATAATAACTGGAATGATTGGAGAAAAGAAACTTTTACTGTAAATCTAAAAGATTATGCTTGTGAAAGTTGTGAATTTGGTATAGATTGTAAAGCTGTAATGTGTGCATTAGCTCATAAAATTAATTCACATTTTACTAAACGTAATGTAAATAGGAGTGGTAAATTGCTCAAACGTATGTCAGCTAAAAATGCTGAATCTAGAGAATGGACAGCATATGCATTATTCGAGAATGATTGTATTTATACAATTACAAATGCTTCTCCAAATACTTGTACTGATTGTACGCATATCACAGGAATTAACGGTATAACAATAGGTGCTAATCCACCTGTTATCTTTAATACAGCGAGTTTGATAGGCGGTGTTTCTCTAACATCTAAAGAGAAAAAAGAAAGAGTTCTTGCTTTGATTAATAAAGCATTTAGGGATGCTAAAGTTGAAGGTTCAGCAGTATTGGATGAACAATTAGTTGGTTCAGGTGCTCCTTGTGCAGATTTCAAAATAAGAGTAAACTCATGTGTTACATTTGATCTTTTAGATGCGAATAATGCACCATTACCAAAAGTTTGTTCTAATCCATTCCAAACTATAACAACCGATCCAGAATGTGTGGGATGTACTCCAGGATCTTCTTGGACACCAACATGTGGTTTAAGAGTAGTAGCACATCCAACTGAGATTATATGTGATTGTAATGAATTTGATAGAACATATTGGTTTCACAGAGAGATTAGAATAGCTGTTCCAGATAGTATGAATAATTGGTCTAAGTTTGTAACCAAAACAATTCAGAAACCTTTAGCACCTAAAGGATTAGGTATTCAATGGCAAAAACGTATCATTGATATGTCAAATGGTGGACCAGGATATGCTTACGATAATTTTGTAAACGATGTGGTTGGGTTGTATGGTGCGCAAAGAAAGAATACCGCTCTAAAAGCATCTACACAAGGTTTGGAATGTAGAGGAGAGTATTGTTCAATCAATATAGAACATGGTCTTAGATTTACTGAAACTGGTGTATCAGATCCATTATCAGAATCTAAAGGTAGATCGATAATTTTGGTTAATAACAAACATACAGCTTTATATGCTGCTATTAAAGCAGTATTAGATCCTTGGTTGGGAGCATTAGGTTACAAACCTATTAATTGCGGAGCTGATGTTGATCAAATTGAACCAATTGATTATGAAACTGAAGTAGTTACCACAGATCCTAGTTATGATCCTAGTGCTGATGAAGGAGAATCTGGATTAGGTACTATTGGATAAATAATTTAAAAAAAGATAGCTCTTAAATAAAGATAAGAGCTATCTTTTATACCTTTTAAACTTAATTTGTTATGAGTAAACCAACCAATAAAGGGGAAGTATTTGTTCCAGGAGCATTTAAAATAGATAGAAAAGGAAATCCTGTCAATGTTCCTTCGATAATTGCGCAAGAACCAACTGATTGTTGTGGTATTGATTGTTGTAAAAAGGTTATAAAATTTATAGATGATACTAATGTTCCAAGAGAGATATCTCTACAAGCTATCTATAATTTATTAAATCCTTAATTTTAATAATTAATAAGTAATAAGTAATGAGTAATTGTCTTTGTATAATCGATAATGAATTTAATTTCACTATATCATATAGAGACAATTACTTTATTTTTACTGATTATAGTAGCTGGGGAGAAATAAAAGATGTAAATGATAAGGTGTCAGTTACTATCAAACAAAACGAAATATCTAAAGAAATATTTATCTATCCAAATCAAGCTAATATTGTTAAATATGATAATTTAATTCCTGGTGAATGTGGATATGATGGGATATATCAATTTATTATAAAAACATGTAGTGATACACAAATATTATGTGTTAACTATTATATTCTTAAAAATATCGAGTGTGCTTATAGAACACTTGTTTTGAAAGAAGATTGGGATAATGCTAAAATCTTACAACAATATATAGAGCTTATAAAAGCTAATGCATATTTTAAAGATTTTGATAAAGCAAAGGAGTTTTACTCAATAGCAGTAAAATTTATAAAAAAATTAAATTGTAATTGTTAAGTATGATTAGTAATCCAAATAGATGTGGGTGTATTAGTACTGAGGTAATATCTCCTTGTGATCATCCGAATGATGAATGTTGTTTAACAGTTTGTAATATATTAGCTGATAAAGAAACATATCCGTGTGGAGATAGTAGAGTATTGGATATAACTAAATTTATCAAAATACCATCATGTTGCGATAATTCTTCAGTACAAATAACCATAAAGGAATCATCTAATAACTTAAAAGATGTAGTTGCATCTTATAATTATACGGCAAAATTATTTTCAGTATCATACACATCAAATTATGATGATGGTAAAGATTATAAATCTGCTAAAATTGTATATCAAGTTAAATGTGGATTATTACGTTTAAATGCAACAATAATCATACCATTTAAACAACATAATGAGAATCCAGATTGTCCTAGCGAACATTATAACCCTTGTACTGGTGATTGTATAGAAATACAAAACGAAGTATCCATTGGATCAAAAGGAAATGAAATAACCATATCATAAAATAAAAATAGATAATGATACAACCTAATAGTATAAGTATTATAAATTCAATAGTTGTTTGGTCTGGTAAAGTTACAAACGGTAATACTCAAAATAATGGAGTAAATATACATTTTGATATACCGAATGATTTTGAATTAGTTTATCAACCTACTTTAACAAAAGGAGTATATAATAATATAACATCTACTGTTATAGTAGATATGTCTCCTAATGAAGTTATTGATTTTAATTTTGTTTTAAAACTAGCCAATACAACCCAAGGGTTTAATTATAATTATCACTTTATCGCTAGTGTTACTGGTTTAGATACAACATCTACAAATAATATTTTAGATGATATAGTTAATTATAATACAGCAGCTTGTGGTCCATTAGGAGGAGGAGTGGAAGATTTTTTTGGTTGTTTATGTATAGACGTATCACTTAACGATACTCCTTGCACAGAAGGTACATCTCAATGGGTATTAAATGCATTAAGTGTTGTAAATTCTAATTCATATAGATGGGATGCAAATACTGGTAAAGGTAGTTTTACACCAATTGATCCGTCAAAACCTGTAACTGGTACTTATAAACTTAATTGTATAAATGGATTATCTGTTGTAGAAGTAAGTTGTGATGTTCCTTTTACAATTTATCCACAATTAGAAAGCAAAAAAATATTTGATCATAAAGTTGGTTATAAGTGTGGTGTTGATTTAACAGAAGCAGAAATTATCGTACTTCAATCACAAACACAATATGCATTATTAGATAGTAATGAAATTAGATCTTATTGTTGGGATACAATATTAAACAATGACGGAGAAATTGTCGGTGGATTTGCATTAACTTGTAATGAAAAACAAAACACTAGAACTTTTTTTGAATGTAGTATAGAAGAATGTGTTGTTATAGATCCACCATGTCCAGATTGTAGTGGAAATCCACAAGGAGATTTACCATCTGATGTATATACAGTAATAAGTGCTTATGAAGATTATTCTCCAGAAATAGGAGATATAGTATATGTATCACATCCTTTACATAACGCTGTTTATAAATGGAATGGGAGTCAATGGAAAATATGGGATTGTGGATGTGTAAGTTATGAAAGTGCTAATCCATATCCTACAGCAGTAGGAGTTACAGGAACAACAACTAAGACTGTTACAATAACAATGTCTGATGGTAATAACCTAACGACTACTTTTACAGACTTAGATGCGGATACAGATACTATATATATTCTAGATGGTGACACTACACCAGGAACAATATATCTTAGAGATGCAGCTACAAATGCTATAGTAAGTACAGTAGTATTGCCAGTGGGCGGACAAACTTATTTACAAGTAAGTGATACATGTTCATTAAACCTTGAAATAGTAGGTGATGGCAGTATGGCAAATCCTTATATAATAAGTGGTGAAGTGCTTACAGGAAATCCAGTGCCATTGTATGTGTCAGGAACAGTAGCACCAGGAAGTTCCCATACAGTGCCTGATGTAGGTGTTTTGTTTACAGAAGCTTGTGGAGCAGGTTGTACAGCAACATATACAGTAATAGGGTATCCAGATGCTGTATTTGAAAATGTAGTATTAACAGGGATAACTTTAACATACGACATTAAATCGGATGCGCCAGGCGGTGGAACTCATTATATAGATATTAAAAAAGAATGTATATAATGAATAGTATATCTAAAGTAGGAGTAACTATACAAGATGAACCATCTTCATCAGTATTACCTATAGCTACGTCGGGGGGATCTAAAGTAGAATGGGATGGAACACAGTGGTATGCAGGCAGCGCAGGAATGGTAATAACAGCAACACCAACAGCTAATTACATTACAAATCCAGGATCTTTAGCGGAAGTAATAGTTAGCGCTTCAATACCACTAAATATAAACTATAAGACAGTTATAAAAGTAACAGGGCAATTAGTAAGTGGTACAGTAGAACCTGCAACATTAAAAATACAAAGTAGCGCTGTAACAGAAGAATTTAAGGTAGAATTTAGTGGTACAATACCACGTACATATCAGTTTGAAAGATTTGGAAATATGGGTGCAGCAACAAGTGCAAGTCTTGGGTTTTCGTGCCCATCTGCAGTAAGCATAGATTCAGCTAATACTTATATCAAAATAATGAAATTGTAAATGAATAGTGTATCAAAAATAGGTGTAACATTAGCGGAGAATAATTGTGTCCCAATTAACTTAGAAATAACAGAAGTTGATGGACCAGGTACAACGGCTCGGTTAGATATAGAAGGCATATTGCCATCTAATCCACTATGGAATACATGGGAGTGGCAAGTAAACCCTGATTGGGTATTTAATGCAGATAATTCAAATTGGACAACTTCACAAGTAGGTGGGTTAGATTTCTCTCTAGCAGGTGATGACACGTCAGTAAGAGTTAAGTTTACAATAGGTAATTGTATTTACTACAGTAATGTATCTGGAATGTACGATCATCCATCTTATGATTGTCCTACAATAGAGTTGTTTATAAATCCAGTAGAACCGAGTGCACATGAACATCCAGTACTTCATATAACAGGGTTATTACCATCTAATACAGGATGGGATACCTGGGTTTGGCAAGTTGCTGGGAGATTTGATGTCAACGGAGATGAAGTATTAACACCAATTTGGCTTAATGCTCAAACAGGTGGATTAGAATTTAATGCTATGGGCGATGATAACATAGTAAGAGTAAAATTACAAATAGGTAACTGCCTTTACTACAGCAATGAAAGCGGTTATGAAAATCCAATGATAAATGATACTATATACAACCAAAGTTATATTATCAAAGGAGATACTTTAATAAGTTTGCCTACAACAACAACTCCTGTAAAAATACCATTTACATCGTGGGCTCAAAATTTCTTATCATCTTACTCGCAAATATTAACTGGTAATATAACAAATGATGAGTTTACAGTAGCAACTACTGTTCCTTGGAATATGGAGTTTACAATAAGTTATAACCAAATAACTGTTGGTAATAGTACTTTTATAGTTGATGTATATAAAAATGGAATTTCGGTAGGATCACCTTTAAAATACACTATAACGGGTACATTTGATACTTATACATCAATATGTAGAAAAGGTGATTTTATTATAAATCAAGGAGATGTATTTGATTTTAGAGTATCGGTATTAGCTGGACCTGGTGATACATTTACAGTAGAAGATTTTATAGTTATAATAAAGCCATTATTTATATAAAATATAACTTTAATAATTATATAAATATATTGGTAAAATAAAAATAAAAGAATGGATGTTGTTCAAAATTTATTACATGTACTTAAAATAATTTCTGATAAACTTTGTGATTTATTGGAAATACTAGGAAATCCTAGTTCAACAACTACCATAGATCCCGAAGTAGTTTGTTTATCAAATGATGGTGGGGTTACAATAATAAAAGGGATAGTAGAATTCGATACAAGTACTGTACCAACTACTAAAATAATATATTTATTTGATGGTAATTTAGCTACAGGATATGAAGTAGTACCTTGTAGCACTAAAACATTTGATACCGAGTTCAGAGAAGTTTGTGTAGATGGTCAAAAATGGTTACAAGTTTTAGTTTTTGATAAAAGTGTTAGTATGGTAGCACCAGTACAAGTAGGTTGGATGGATAACACATCTGCTGTTGTACCTGCTCCAGACCCAACATTGATAAATAATATAAACTGTAACGAATGTATTTCAACACCTCAAGGAACATTAATAACCTGGGGATAACTTTTAAATAAATAAATTTAATAAAATGGCAATCAAATGTAAAGAGCTTAGTACCGCTTTAGTGTGCTTTAATAATGGAACAGCAAATGAAACTCTTGTAGCTCACTATGAGTATGGAGCAAATGCAACAGGCGGTACTATCCTTGTTAGTACGAGATATACCAATGCAGCAGGAGTACCAGTGGATACTTCAGCGGGTACAGTAACAGCTGGAGCTTGTGCGCTTACTCCACCAGACGTAGAGTTTGAAAAACTTTGTGATGTTAACGCAGGTGTGGCAACAGAATTCCTAAGAAGATCAATTACCAGTTTCAGTTCTACAGGTGTACCTACAGTTACTGTAACTGATTGGCAACTTGACAAAGTAACAGCTTATGTACCAACAGGTGTAGTTGGTAGTTGTAACCAAGATTGTGATCCTGCTACAGCAGCTGGAGTTTTAACAACTTGGGGATAATAAGTAAAAGAATTAGTGGGGTGAAATTCCCCACATCTTTAAAATTAAAATTAAGAGATGTCCACTTGTTTAAAACATAGTACGGTAGTTGGATGCTGGAATAAGGCAGACAACACAAAAGAAAATGTAGTTATACACTACACCTATGCTACTAATGCAGGTGGCGTAGAAATATTAAAAGCAATAAGATACACAACATCCGATGGAACACCAATAGCTATCCCAGTAGGCGATACAGTTACACCTGGAGCCTGTTCTTTTGTCACACAAAGAATACACGAGAACTTTGTAGTAACAGGATCAGCTCCATTAGTAATACCAGCAGGTGCAATTTCTATAAGTGTTACAAAAACAAATAATACAGGAGTTGTAAATATTAGTGGTGATAATGCAACGGCTTTCCCTTTGACTTTCAATAGAGAAAACTTTACAGATAGTGTAAACGAAGCAGTAAGTACTTTGAGTGCTTACACAACAACAGGAACTTTGGCTGGAACAACTTATAAAGTACATATAATTAGATAATATGGGATATAGTAGTAATAATAATGATACTGGTGCTTTATACTTCGGAAGTGTAAATCCTACAGTGACTGGAAACGAGGTTGACAATGATAGCTATATTGTTACAAGTAATGGGCTGTCATCGGGTACACCTGTTTCATTTTGGAAGTTTGATGAAGAAACTTTGACTTGGGTACAAGTTCCGAGCGGTGGTAGTACCGTAACAGTAGTTGATAATATTGATGGTACAGTAACAGTTAATGCAGGAGGTGCAAATATCCAAAATGCACAAAGACCTATATTGGAATTACCTATACTTGCAAGAAATTTAGTAGACCCATCCGCTGATTATGATGATATTTGGGATGCAAGTGCGGGACGTATGGTTAGGGTTTTAGCAACAAGAGCAAGCCTGTTAACATATAAAGCAGATGGACTTAATGACACAAGAGCGGGTGATATAGGAAGTACAGGTAGTAGCATATTTGCAGTCCACGACCATATACATCCAATTTTAGCTATTGCCACACCTCCAGCTACTCCAGTACTTGTAGCAAGCGGAACAGGTTTAAGTATTGTTCAACAGATACTTAGCACAGCAGTATTAACGGAAGAAGAATCGGTAACTTTTAATTTCAGAGTTTTGTGCCTGCAAACAATATCAAACGCATGGAATATATTAACTGTTCCAAATATTGCAGGGTTCAAAACGCCAATCACAACTGTTGGAGGTACTTACAGAAGCGTAGGCAATCCAAACGCAGCAGCTGGGTGGCATAATTCACCAAGTATGATGATTGAGGCGTCTAACTACAATATGACCAATCAGATATATTTGAACTGTCAAAATAGAACACAAGGCGTTACAATAGAAGTGTTTTTATCAATTAAATACATCTTAGCATAATGAAAATAATAACAAACATAAAGGATATTGATACTTTGGTAAAAGGTGACCAGTATATTATACAACCTATTGGGTACAATTTACAACAACCTGAAAAATTAATGGATTTTCAAAAAGAAATTGATGATATTCAAAAAGCAGTTGAAAGTAAGTTTTCATCTATAATAGATGTTATAAAAGATGCAGCGTATTTCGACAATAAATATACTTCTGCAAAAATAAAAGCAGTAGCTAAAAGTATAGGCGTAAAAACAACAGGAACAGAAATACAAGTAGCTGAATTCATATTAGCTAAAATAAGTGCGGATGAGTTTGAAAAACTTTTATCTTAAATAAAAAACATAAATAAAATGGTAGATAACACAGTGCTAAAAATTGAACAAATTGATTTAACTGTGAAAGTAAGTTCTGAAAATATAAAAGAACAACTTATATCTTTAAAAGAGTCTCAAAAAAATATTTCAGAGCAAATTGAAATGTTAAATTCAGAACTCATTGATGTTGAAAAATTAGAATTTGAAATCATAAATAATTTAAAAAATGAAAGTATATCAAAAATTATTAAATGACAAGGCAAGTGAAATAGTAAAGATAGATTTAATAGAAGTTATTGATGATATAACATCATAATCTATAATAATTGAGATACAATCTATAAATGATACTATCTCTAATTTAACAGATAAAGTAACTAAATTAAATGATGATTTAAAAATAGTCATTGATTTAGAGAATCAATTAAATAATAAATAAAGAAAAAGAAATGAGAAGTTGTGGACGAGTAATTTTTGAGTATAATAATACACCTTGTAATTGTGTTACATCAGAAACAATTAGTGGATTATATATAAACGGAGGTGCAAATTTTCCATCAAATGCAGCTAATAATTCGTTACATTTTGTAAAATATGACGATAATGTTGTTGTTTATAAAAAAACAAATACTGGTTGGATAGAAGTACAGAATTACCCATATAGCGGCGGAACAACAGATACAGATACAAGGATAGAATTTAACCAAGTATTACCATCTGGAGAATGGGAATGGAATATAAGAAACGTAATAGCAAATACAGTATTAAGTACGTTTACAACCCCTGCAATAGTAGATGAAACAATTACTACTTTAACAGGTACACAAGCTACTGGTAAAACAATAGGTACATATACTAATGAAGCGGCGGCAGTTGTAGATATAAAAGAAACAATTACAAGTTTTGCATCAATTACAAACGGATACCAATTTACAAGTGAAGATGGTACAGTTTACCCTTTCACTTTTACTTTTGATAATAGTACACCTAGTGCACCACAATTACTAATTAATTATGGAGCAACTACAGTAAGTACAATTCCACTTAATAGCTACGATGTAAACATCACGACTTCTGGTGGATTCACTTTCAATCCTACTACAGATCAGATCACAATTACTGAAACAGATGGAGAAACACATGTGATTGATCTTACACCGCTTAGGACAACAGTAACAGCTTCAAGTTCTAATGTTGATATTGTACAAACTGTTAACCCTGATGGTAGTAATAATTATGAAATAGGTGTCAAAGATATACACAGTGTAAATATCTTAGGTACGGGTGTATATGATGGCGGTAACCCATTATCAGGTTGGGTCCAACCAACAAGTGCTGTACAAGGTGATACAGCTAAAGTGTATTTTACAGATGGTATCATTGTAAATTTCACATTCAATGATCCTTTGTGGGAAGAAGATTTCCCAATAAATATTGCAAATAGACCGTGGGGAACAGCAACAATCCCAACACCTAAAACAGCAGATAGTGTAAACATTGTAGATGATATCCACCACACAGGGAAAGCAAACATAGGTGGAGTACTTACACACCAAACATTTTACGACGCTCAAATCGATAACGGTTTAAGAGTACATGGACCAACAAGGAATACATATGATAACTATGCTATTAATTCAGTCACACTACAAGTTAATCCAATTACAGGAAATGACAATTTAGAGCCAAGAGAATATGTAGATAATAGTGGAGTATTCCAAACCCTTAATGCAGCAATCAATTATCTTAACAATAGTAGTTTTACAGGACTTAACACTATAGTTCTTACAGGTACTACAGCATTAGCGCCAGCAATATTAGCAGCAGGGAGTTTGTTCAGAGGAAAACAAACCAACATAAATGCAAATGGACAGTTCATAAGCATAAATGGAACATTTAATAACTATGGTCAGATAGCTTTGAACTGGGGAACATATACTTTTACAGGAAATTTCTTATGGCGTAACTTTTATAATTCAGGATTCTATGCATGGACACCAACTTTTAATTTAAGCGCAACTAATACAACAGTACACTTTTTATTTAGAGTTGGTGCAAGTGGAGTATTTGATAGCAATACTATAAACTATGCAGGTAATAACACTTCATTTGCTGCGATGGAAACAAGTACGTCAGTAAACTTATTTACTACTAATTTTCAGACAAATGGATTTACAGGTTGTAAACTTGCAAAAGAACCATTTAATACTTATGCAAACGCAAACACTTTCAATATTAACTCAGGTGCATGGATTAACATAAGCGCACAAGCATTAGATGTAACTCATTGCACAATTATTTACGATAATAGATACTATCATGGTTTTGTAACTTTACCAACACTTGCAAGTATAACAGATCAAAATCTAAATGTTTATGCAGGAAATCTAAAGATATATGATGTATTGAAGTTTGATAATAATGCTGCTGCTACAGTAGATGTAGGAGTTGTGTGGGCAACAAGTGCAACAAACACAGTAAGTTTACCAGAAGGTGTTTTAATGGTTAAATATTAAAAAAATAGAAAATGATAAATTTTAGAGATATAGGAGTATTAGGTGCAGGTGTAGATCCAAATACTTTGACAAATTTACAAGATCCAACAGGAACAAATGGTGCAGTACTTATATCTGAATCTGGTGAAACATGGGTTTGGAATGAAGTAACTGATCTGTGGGTAATGATGACATCTGGTAGTGGTGCAGATAAATTCCACTCAAATATAGTAGGTACAGCACCTTATGATCCATTGTTACCTTTATCGGGGTGGGTAGCTCCTTCTTCACCTATTGCAGGAAATACAGTTGAAGTAAAGTTTACTGATGGAACGGTAGGGAATTATACTTATGATGGATCAGCGTGGATACCAGATTTCCAACAAACATGGGCGGAGCAAAGAATATGCTTAAATACAGCTACTCCTACTTTTACACCCTTAGATGCAAGTAATCCGACAATTTTAGAAGTTGAAGCGTGGAAAAACGCAAATTTATCTCTACTAGACCAACAGAATGGTACAATATTAACATATTATGATCCTACTCCTATATATACTATACAACCAACGTTAACTATTAATAATCAAAATTTAGGAGCATCTACTTATGATTATAGAGTTACATCTTGTATAATTAATGGAACTGAATTTGCAACAACTCCTATAGATATAGTATTGGCTAATGTTTATGTATATAATAATAGTTTATCTACAGCTATACGTAATTATTTTACAGCTAATAATATCATAGGTAACGTAGATGATGGAAGTTTTACTAGTTTTATGGATTTAATATTTTATGGAGTTCAAGGCACTACATTAAATGTATCTATGACTGTAGAATACAGTTTAGTTTCCACTCCAACCACATTTGTAACTTCAACTAAAACTGGAGTTAGTAATGCAGTGATAGCTCCTCAGTTGTATAGTTGCGAAGAGCCATTGATAACTTATGTATTAAGTGACGGTGATTTAATAACTAGGACTTCCAGTCCATCGGGAATCTTTTATAAAGAGCAATCTGTAGTAGATGCTGGAACAGATAAATATGCAAAAGTTTATAGGTATGGTTCAATAGGTATAGGAATGAATAAACCAAAAGCTCCATTACATATATATGGAATAGGCGATCACTTTGAACCGAATTTAAGTGATGCTTCTATTTATTTGGGAGGTCATGGTAAAAAGATTTATTGGGGTGACAATACTAAAACTCCAGAAAGCGGAAGTAATGTCCATAATTTATCTTTAGGAGAATGGAATGGAGACAGTGACGCTTTGGCATACCATGCCAAAACAGGACATAGGTTTTATGTTAAAGCCACTGCATGGGACGATAATAGTTCATCTCAATATCCAACTTTTTTTATAAGAAATTCAATTGATTTTACTCATAACGTTGGTAAAATAGGACTGAATACAAATAGTCCTAGAGTTTCTGTAGATTTCGGGAAGCTTACCAACCCTGATGGAGTAATTGCTAACAAGGATGGTATGATAATTCCAGGAGGTACTATTGCAGAAAGACCATCAACTCCTGTAGAATCTACGATTAGATATAATTCAGATTCCAAATGTATAGAATATTATGATGGAGTTAGTTGGAAATCAGATTGTAAACCATACAAGATATATACCGCATTATTATCTCAAACTGGAACTAATAACCCAACCGTGATAGTTTTAGAGAATACATTGGGCGAATCTATTACTTGGACTAGAGTTGGTGTAGGTTTATATAGAGGTACAACAACATCTAATATATTTACTATAGATAAAACTTATTATAGTCCAGTTGTAGCTGTTAGTTCTACTCAAAATTATCCTCCGCCATATAATACATATGATGCTTTATTATTAGAAAATTCACCTAACGATATACATTTAGAATCAAGATTTAACGGAATACTATCTGATGATGCATTACATTTAGCAACTATAGAAATAAGAGTGTACCCATGATTGTAGTTGTATTTACAATATTAAGCGCATTATTTGATACTAATAAACGATTTACAGATCATACATCAAGATTTGTATTTAGAGCAATAATAATATGTTTAATAAGTATAATAGAAGTACCTGCAATATTAGTAGGTATTTGGAAACCAACATTATTTCAATTTCTTTTTAATACTGCAATATTTTATGGGATATTTGATTATATTCTAAATATATTAGAAAAAAGAAAATGGAATTATGTTGGTGATACGTCCAAGATAGACCAGTTTATAAATAAATATGGTAGCTGGAAAATACAATTTTTATTTAAAATATTATTTATAATAATTACCTTTGTATTAAAATTTAAAATAATTTAAAATAATTTGTAATGAAAATGTTTAGTAAAGTGTTGGGGTCATGGGAATTTTGGGTAATGGTTGGTTTGTTTGCTCTAGGTTATGGATTAATGTCAAAAATCGAAAGTTTAGCAACTCATAAAGATACGCTATTACCAATATTAGGATTTCTTCCTATAGTAGCAATATGGTATATAGTTTTTGTTAAACCAACTAAAGAATAATAAATCATGGAAAAATATTCAGTTATATTATTTATAGTAATCGTAGTCTGTTCTATCTTTTTTAAATCATGCACTAAAGATGATAGTGATATACAATATGTATCAGCTAATACAACGAGTGTTAATGATACATTTGTAAATTTAGAAGTTAGTACTAGGTATGGTATTACATCGAAAGCAGAAGTATTATTTTTACAATCGGCTACGACAAGTAATTATAGATTTGATAGTTTATTGCATGTATATGTAGCTTATAATGCAGAAAAAATAGACAGTTTCGTGCTAGATCAAGTTAGTCCATCTCATGCGTTTATTTATTATACAAACATCGATAAATTCGATGCTGCAAATTATAATATTCAAATTATATTTAAAGATGGCACTGTTGAGCTTTTACGAGGATTTCTTGCACCATATAAGGGTAGTCACTATGTTTATAAACCAGATCCAGACAAAGATCTTTTTTATAAAAGTAAAGCAACAAAACTCATATATAAACAAAAAAAAGCATATAGTCCACAAGAACTTCATCATATAGATTATACAACTAAAATTCATGTATGGGAAACATATAAGGATAATATAATGATATCTAAAAAAGAACTACAACCAACTAGAATAACGGATTATGAATTTACATTAGATAATAGACCTTAAATTTAATCATTAATGAGACATCTTTTGATAGATATATTTCATCTAAAAAATTCCGATTCTGTGTTTATAGGATTGATATTAAGTATTATTGGTGCTATATTAGGTTATTTTACAAATCTAATAACTGATAATGGGTATGCTTTTGCAGCAGTAGCAGCAGTTGTAGGATTAGATTTCATATTTGGTGTAATAAATGCTGTTAAAAATAACAACTTTCAAACAGGAAAAGCATTAAAAGTAGTAGCATATTTGTTTACATACTGGTTAATACTAGCGGTTACTTTAAGTATTGAACTTGGTTTCCAAGGAACTCAATGGATGAGCGAAGCTATAATGATTCCTATTTTGGTATTTACTCTAGTATCTAGTTTAAAAAATGCTTCTTTATTTGGAGTATTACCGAAAGGTTTATTACTAAAGATTTTAGAAAATATAGATAGTTATAAGAATGCAGCATATATATCTATAGCTGAAGAAGTGATAAAGAACGAAGAAGTAATAAATCAGAAATAATGGATACAATATCGTTAGAACGAATAGATACTTTACATCCTAAACTTCGAGATAAAGCAAAGAAAGATTATCTTGATGCAAATAATCTTCTTGGTAAGAATGTAAGATTAAGAATATCTTATGCTAAGAGAAGTTTTGCTGAACAAGCAGCATTATATGCACAAGGTAGAGAAACTCTAGGAGAGATCAATAGATTACGTCATATAGCAAAGATGCAACCTATTGGTTTCTCTGAATCTCGGAATAAAGTAACAAATGCTAAAGCAGGAGAAAGTTATCATAACTATGGCTTAGCTTGCTTTTCAAGTGATACAAGAGTATTTACAAAAGATGGATTAAAATATTTTTACGAATTAAATGATGATGATGAAGTTTTAACCTTTAAAAACGATAATATAGAATATCAAAAACCAATTGCAAGAATAAGTAATGATTATGAAGGAGAGATGGTTAGGGTTTTAACAAGGAGTACGGATTTATTAGTAACTCCAAACCATAAAATGGTAGTAAAAAGAAAAACTAATACAAAATGGGATAAAAATTGGTCTTACATAAATGCAGAAGAATTAGATTATAAATATAAAATCCCAACATCTGGAAATAAAATAGATTTTAAAAATATTGAATATGAAATAAATGAACATAAAAGGAAGATAGGTATAAAAGATTCTTTAGCTTTTTTTGAATTCATGGGGTATTGGCTTTCTGAAGGATCTGTTGCAGGTTCAAAATCTGGAATACCTAGAACACATTCAAATAGATTTAAAATAAATATTTCTCAAGTTAAAGAAAAAAACCCTGAAACATGGCAAAAAATATATGATTGCTTAACTAGGTTAAACATAAAATTTAGGTATAGCGGACACGATTTCAGTTTTCATAATAAAGGACTTTGGGAATACTTATTCAAAATAGGTAATTCGTACACAAAATATATACCTAGTGAATTATTAAATTACGATCAAAAACATTTGGAATTATTATACAACGCATTAATAGATGGTGACGGTTCTTATTATAAAAATAGAGAATATTATAATTCTGCAAGTAAAAAATTAGCAGAAGGATTTCTTCAACTTTCAATACATTTAGGAAAGTCTGCTTCAATTACTAGTAGATTTAGAAACAATAAGTATAAATTACCGCATGGGGAATATCAAAAATCAGAGATAAAAGAAACATATGAAGTAAATACAAGAAGAAGCAAAACTAGTGAACTAAGAGATGGGGATGGTCGCCCAAGAATAATGAGAGAGAACTACAAAGGCATTGTTCATTGTGTTACAACAGAAGCGGGGGCGATATTTGTAGAAAGAAACGGTAAAGTATCTGTCTCCGGAAATTGCGATATTGTTCTATTGTATGATAAAAACAGTGATGGAATATTTGAAGAAGCATCTTGGGATTTAAAAAGAGATGGTGATAGAGATGGTATAGCAGATTGGATCGAAGTTACTAAACTTTTTACAGAAAGAGGTTGGGTTAATGGATTTTGGACCAATGGTAAACATTGGGATAAACCACATTTTCAATATACATTTGGATTAACTATAAAACAACTACAAGCAAAATATAATCATGCTGATTTTATAAGCAATGATTATGTAAAAATATAAACTTTAATAAAATATCTGAGATGATTAATAAAAAAAAGTGGTATAGTGAGTGGTGGGTTAAATTACTCATTGGTATAATTATTATCTTTATTATATATAAGTTAATATCTCCTATAATATCTGAATTTAATGTAAATAAAGAATTACAAGATATTATTATCGAAAAGGATAAACAAATAAGAACTAAAGATAGTATTATTCAAAATTCAAAAGATAAAATTGTAGAAATTAGACGAATAAGAGAGAAAATTAATGTTAATCTTACCGAAGATGAATTAGAAAAACTCTTTATTCAATTTAATTCTTATAAAAAAAATAATAATCCGATAATCGACACAACAATTTCTATTGATAAATTATTTTATTATATTGATGAGAATTTAAAAAAATAAACAAAACATGAAATATTTGTTAATCATTCTTCTTTTTCTAATATCTACTACTTCTATATATTCTCAAGGGAATTATAGTGATTCTACTTATATATTAAATTATCAGCAATCAATAAACTATTATAAAAACAATGAATTGTTTAAATACAAGGTTGGTAATCTAGAACATCAATTGGAACTATTACATAAAATTATTGATAAACAGAACGCTATAAATGAAGAATTAACTAAACGAGATTCTCTTTATAAAATTGAAATTGATAATTATAAAATTATGGAAGAATCTTTTTATGAAAGAAATAATCATACCACTGATATAATAAATACCTATAAATTAGGTAATACAATAAGCGAAAATAATATTAAAAGTTTGCAACAACAGTTAAAAAAGCAAAAATTTGTTACTGGGGTTTATAAAGTAGGAACTATCTCGTTAGCAGCATTACTAGTTTATGTAATAATTAAACCATAGGTTATGAAATATAGTAAAAAGATTGATTTATTAAAAAATAGATTCAAAACATCTTTCAAGTTTGTTGGTTTTTTTATGAACGATATATTATTAATAATAATATCAACAATTATTTTATTAATTTTTTTGTTTACTATAAGACAATCAGATTTATTATATAATATTATTAAATCTATATTATTGTTAAGCTTTGTTGTCAACATTTGGTGTTATATCGATAATAAATTTATTTATAAATCTTTAAATAAAGAACCCAAAGGATTTGTTTTATTAATTCTATTGGGTTTATGTTTTTGTTTTAAAGCATATGTTAATAGTATTATATAATAAAGGGAGAATAAATTAAGTAATGAATCAGTTAACAAATCAATTATATCAAAATATATATTCACTATCAAATAATATACTTAATAGTTTATATTACGATATGTGTTTTGATGATACTGATTTAAATAAATATATATTAATTTCCAAAGTAACATGTAATAAAAATACAACTCCGTGTGAAAAAACTTTAGATTCTTTAGTAGAGAAGATAGGAATGTTTTGTAAAAAATCATATGTTCCTAATATGGTTGATGTGATAAAAGATGCATCTATCGAATTTTATATGAAAAATCCAGAATGTACACCTTTACCTTTATGGCAAATAATTAGAGATAGGTTATCTTTCCAATATAAACTAAAGATCGAGATTAAGAATATAAATGTTCAAAAACATATACTAACATCGTATATTAATAATAATATCAAAGATGCTCATCCAAATCTTTTAGTTAAGATAAAACCTTCTAAAAATAATAACAAGATTTCTATAACTCAGAAATCAATAAAAAGAGATAACTTTGATCCCATATTATCAATTAAATCTTTTTCAAAAGATCTAAAAGATAGCGATTTAAAAATAAAAGTTAAAGAAAATATTATTCATATTTCAGATTGTAACATATGAGCAATTTTATAGAAATTTGTTTTGGTTTAGAAAATTGTACAAACATTCGTATAGAATGGTTATCCAAAGAAGGTGTACAAGTAGCTTGCGATAAAGATAATTGCATTCGTTTAGCACCAGATCCTTATGCAGATGGAGAAAAATGTATAGAAGGATGGATACATTGTGATGAATGTAAATCGGGTAATAGCGAACCTATATATTTTAAACGATGTTTTTGTACAACTAAAGCAGATTGCTTAGAATGTGAAGAATGTAAGAAATATGGGGATTCTAGTATTTGTGAAGGTGTATTAACAGAACAACAAAAACAAGAAGGCAGGTTGTGTAATGGTGATTGCCCACCAGATAAACCATATTTTAATCCTATTGTAGAACGATGTGCTGAGTGCATAGAGGGATCAATTAATCAAGATAATCCATGTTTAATATGTGTTCAAGGATCTTGGACATTAAAATGTGAAAATTGTGATAAAACTACAGCAGAATGTAAAGAATGTTTAACAAATACTGATTGTAGTAAAAATACAGATGGAAGAAATTGTTGTGATTCACAAGGAAAATGCGGATGCTGCCCAGGATTTTATTTCGATTGGAAACAAAATAAATGTATTCCTATAGGTCCATGTGGACCAGATAAAGAATGTGGGGATTGTCAAGAATGTGTTGAAGTAATTGCTCCTGATGGTACAATTACTTATGATTGTGTACCTATTAAATGTCCTCCAGGAACAAAATGTATTAATGGTAAACAATGTATTCCTTGGGAATGCGAATCGGTTTCGTGTGATAATGGAGCAGATTGTGGTCCGAATTGCGGATGTGTAACTATAAATGGTGTAAAACAATGTGTACCGTGTGAAATATTAGAGTGTTTAGGTTTATGTGCAGAAGCATTAGGTTGTAGATGCAATGAAGTAACTGATAAATGTGAAGGTTTACCTGCATGTTCAAACCCTGATTGTGATGGTTCATCTCCGTGTGATGATCCAAACTGTACTTGTTATAAACAAAGATGTGTAAATTGTGGTAATTTCCCATGTAATGGTGAAGATGGTGGGTGTACATCTTATGCAAATTGTAAATGCTCTGATTCTAATAATTGCGAAGGTGGTAAGGAATGCAAGGATAAAATAAAACTTACACAAAAAGAAAATTGTGATAATGTTAATGGGTGTGAACTCGAAGCTGAATTAGTTTTAGAAAATAAATGTAATTGTGATCAAATAGAATTTAAAACTAGATTGATTGCTAATACAAGTCAAACTGTAGATCCGATTCCTGGAATTTCTGCGTTGGTGCTACCTGGGTTTGCATCTATAGAAGTAAAGTTATATAAATACGGGGTAGAATATAGTAAGTTTAAAGAATCAGATTTATTTGGTGATGATGAACTTGTTACTGGTACTATTAATACTATTATTACATATCAAGTTAAAGATTCTTATGGTAAATGGATAAATGTTCCTGAAACATCAAATATTCCTATTAGATCTATAAATGTAAATAATATTGTTCCTATAATCAATATTAGTGAAAATTTGATTATAAAAGCTATTGACGGTAAACCAACAAGAGCATTTATAAAAGTTATTGCTCAGAATATCAAAGTGACATCGAATAATTGTATAAGTTACGAATCTAAAGAACTTCGTACAATGATGGTTGATTTTTCTTTAACAGCATCTCAAGTACAAACTTTATTACTAGACTATATATCTTTTAACTCAGTATTTTTAAATGATACAGTTAATGATAGAAAACCATTATTTATTTGGTATAAATCTATTGATGGAGTTAATAATAAAGTTCAATATAAAAATAATGGAGTTTACGCAAATTCTGGATATTTTAGAAAAAGATATGTTGATAAAGTAGGTAGTACATATAAAGATACAATTGCTTCTCCTGTTGATGGATTAGTTCCTAATTATATGTATATGACCAAAGTGAATTGTGGATGTAATCCAAATAACTCAGCACTTACTACTGGTCCATTATTGTTCTGTTGTCCAAAGGAATATAATGTAAAATTTGATAATTGTAATACTAAAGTATCTATTGATGCGTTCAATGTTTGTTCGGTAAATGGTAGATTATTAGATCACCAATCTCCTAATTTTATATTCCCTACAGAATGTCAAACAAATTATATAGTAATTGTAGATAAAGAAAGTAGAACAGAGGAAACAGTTGATTTACGATATGAATCTACAAATAGAGTTAGGAATGTTGAAATAAATTCTCCAACCGATCCTATCGTTGGTATAAGAATCGCTCAAAAATATAATGGTGGATTGCTTTCTGGTATTCAATGTATAAAGGAGTTTAAACCACCTGTAGTAATATTTCCTTCATTAGATTTTAAAATTGATTGTGAATTTAGTACAACTAAAGCAAAAGTTACTGTACAACAAACAAGTGGTGCTGATCTTAGAATATCAGATATAGAATATATATCTGGTAATAAAAATACACAAATATC